CATCGTAGGTCGCCTCCCACAGCTTCACGTCCTCCGGGCGCGCCCGGTCCATCAGCGCCTGCCGGTGCGCCTCTAGGGCCTCGTGCACCCGCCACATGTGCGAAACCCGCGCCTCCTCGGCCGCCCTCAGTCGCTCCACCTCGGCCACCAGGGCCGCGAGGTCGGCCGGGGCATCCGCGATGAACTCGGCTGTGGCTGCACGCTGCGCGTCGTCGCCGCTGCACCAGCAGACTTCTTCAGGCCGGTCCCCCTGGTTGAGCGCGACCACCCCTTCCGAGAGGATCCCGATTCCCTCGTACACCTTCCGGTAAGGGCGCCACGGGCCGGGCCAAGCCGCCCGGGCGGCTTCGGCACGGGCCACGATGGGGGTTAGATCCAGCATGGGGCCTCCTTGGCGGGCATGGGGTCAAACACGGGACAACCGCCTGTCCGCGCGCGCCTTGCGCAGCCGCGCCAACCGGCGCGCGTAGGCAGGGGCCACCTCCGGCAAGAGGTCGGCCCACCGCAGGCGCGCCGCGCCCGTCGCGCGCAGCCGGCGCTCTAGATCGGCCACGCCCGCCGGGTCGATGCACCATGCCCCGCGCAGCTTCACCGCCCGCAGCACCCCGAACTGCGCGAGCCGCATCACGGTCGCGCCCGAGTAGCCCAGGCGTCGCGCTACCTCCGCCGTCGTCAGGGTGCCTGCGCCAGGCTCCCGGCGACGCAGCCGCGTCACCACGCGCTCCAGCTCGGCCACCGTCACGAACTTTTGGTAGCGCTGCCCGACCGTGCGAATCAGGCCCCGGCGAGCGTACATGATGGCCGTCTGCTTTGACACCCCAAGCGCGCGCGCCACCTCCGCGAAGGTGTAGAGCCCCGGCACCTGCTTGGCGTGCAGCCCGAGCAGCAAGGCCCGGCGCTCCATCGCGGCCTGCGTCCGGTCGATCTGCGCGGACAGCTCCGCGATCGTCAGCACGTGCCACTTGGCGCGCAGCACCGCATCCTCGGCGGGCGTCCAGCGACGGTTGCCCATCAGGGTGCGCCCCCCACCGCGCGCCGGTGCGCCTCGGCCACCGCCAGCGCGGCCGTCGCGCGGCCGGCCCGCAGCAGCCCGTGCAGCCGGTCCAGCGTGTCGAGCGCCTCCACCAGGGCGCCGGCCACCGCGTCGTAGTCGTCCGCCGCCGCTGCCGCGTGGACGAGCGCCCCCGCACCGCGGCGCCCGCGACCCTCCCGGGCGCGCAGCCGCTCCACCTCGCCCACCAGCGCCGCCACGTCGCCGGACGCGTGCAGCAAGAACTCCAGCTCGGCAACCACGCGGGCGACGCCCGCCGCGTCGCCCCGGCTCGCCGGGCCGCACGCGCACCAGTAGTCCCCGACTTGCACCACCCCGCCGCCCCACGCGGGGCCGACGGCCGCCCTGCGCCGCTTGATGGGCTCCAGATCCAGCGTCATCAGACCATCCCCCGTGGTTGGGCCGTGTCGGGCAGCGGGTCGAAGCCCTCCGCCACCCGGTGGTGGGCGTTGCGCCAGGCGGCCGTCTCGGTGGCGCCCGCGCCCAGGTACAGCCGCTGCCCGGGCGTGCGCCCCAACTGGATCACCCAGGCCTCGCACAGCCGCCCGCGCGCGTTCGGGATGACCACGGGCCAGGCGAAGGCCCCGGGGTGCACGCGCTCCACCGCGCGCCGCAGCGCCGGCCGCCTCATGCCAGCCCCTCGATCATGAGCTGGCCGGGCACGGCCGCCCGGGCGGGACGCTTCACGGGCGTGACGCGGGCGGCCACGGTGGCCGGCACCGCCGGGGCCGGGGCGGCCGGCGTGACCGCCACCCCGGGCAGGGTCAGCCCGCGCGCCGCGATGCGCTGCTTGGCGATCGCGACGTACTCGGGCTCGCGTTCGATGCCCACCACCTCGTCCCAGCCGGCTGCGAGGCCCCCGAGCACCTCGGAGCCCGAGCCGGCGAACGGCACGAGCAGCCGTCGGGGCGCGCCGTCCTCCCGGGCGGGCGGCAGCACGAGCTTCGCCAGGTAGGTCGTCAGCGCCAGCGGCTTGACCGTCGGGTGGGTGTTGCCGGCGCCACGCTCGCCCTTGCCAGGCTTGGCGCAGTAGAAGAAGCGGGCGGCGCTGCTCCGGTCGGCGTATCCAATCTCCCGTCTCCCGGGGGGCGTCATGGGCCCCGCCATGGCGTTGGATAGCTGCACCTTGCGACGCACACCCGGTGCTCCGCTCTCAGTCTCCGGGAACACCGCCAGCACCTCGTCGCTGCCGTCGTGAATGATATTTGCCGGCCAGCGCCCTTGTTCGGAACCGCCTAAAACTCTTCCGGCGTTGCGCCCCCAGATCCCACACGAGCCAGTATCCCGCCGGGTGCTTTCGGTGCCCACCCGGCACCCGTCCACGTTGATGGCCCCGGTGCCCCAGCGCAGCACGTTCTCGGCCACCGCGCCGGCCAGGGACTTGCGCGCGACTGTCACGGGCTCGAAGGCTGGCTTGAGCGCTGTGCCGTAGCCGTGCCAGCGCTGGGCCTCGGGGGTCGCGGGGGCGGTGATGGGGGCAATCTTGTCGTCGGTGTTGCCCGCGCCCCGGTAGACCTCGCCAGCAAAGCTGTGGCCGACCGGAACCTTGCGGTGCCCCAGCACCTCGCGCCGCTTAAAGTTCTCGGACTCGACGCTGCGCACGTCGCACTCGCGCTCGACCCAGGCCGGCACATCGCCCAGTAGCTGCCGGCAGGCTTCCAGGTGCTCGCGGGTCATGATGGCCGGCTGGCTTGCCGCGCTCGTGTAGTGCCCGCCCATGTTCGTGCCGGTAGCCGCGTCGATCTGCGCGGCCGTCACCCCGGTGGAGCGCACCCACGCGGTGAAGGACAGCCGCCTGGCGTGCTGTTTCTCGGCGGCATCCAGCTTGTCGATGGCAGCCGCAACGTCCAAAGATTTGGGGAAGCCTACTCCGTACAAGTAGCCGATAAGGTCACGTATCTCGAACCCGCCGTCCTCGATCGCGCAGGCCATGCGGTGCTGCGTCCGCGTGCCCGCAAACGCCAGCAGGTGCCCGCCCGGCTTGAGCACCCGCAGCACCTCGCGCCACACCTCTGCCGACGGCACGTCGTAATCCCAACGGTGGCCCATTAGCCGCAGGCCGTACGGCGGGTCGCAGACGCAGGCGTCGAAGCTGTTGTCGGGCATCCCCCGCAGCACGTCGAGCACGTCCCCCTGGTGAATCGTCGCGTCGCTCATCCTCGTTCTCCCAGCTCGCGCATGCGCTTGGCGATCGCCACCGCCAGGTGCGGGGCGACCTCCTTGATGGCCTGCTCTGTGTGGCTCATGAAGTTCTGGAGCGCCTGGTAGTGGTAGAACTGCTCCAGCACCGAGTTCTTCTCCGCTGCCACCTCCGTGAGGGCCCGCAGCGCCTTGATGAGGCTGTCGTACATCCGCCCGAGGTCGGTCACGCCCATGTTGCCGATGAGCGCGGGCGGGGTCTGCCGGTTGATGCGGTCGGCGATCGCCTGGTTGCACGTCATGCAGCGCCCCGGCAGCGGCAGCCCGGCGTCCCCGCCCATCAGCCAGAAGCGCACCTGCTCCAGGTCGGCGCCCACCTCGCGCACGACCCGGTCGAGGTCGTCCCCGACGCGGGCCAGGATGCCCATCATGTCCACCCCGGTGGCGATGGCCTGCGCGCGCTCGATGCCCACGTGCGGGGCTGCCATGTCGGCCGGCTCCACCACCACCGCGACCGCGGCCTCCGGCACCATCGCCACGGCGAGCCGCTCGCGGGCCGTCTTGAGATCCTTCACCGCCGTGGGGGCGGACACCCCGAGCAGCGCCATGGCCTGGTGCGTCTCGAAGCGCTCCCCGCGGGCGGTGGCCTCGCGCAGGGCCTCGACCAGCAGGCCGATGCGCGCCTCGCGTGCCTCGCGCGGCTTCGCCACGGTGTCCCGCAACGGCCGCGGCGTGCGCGCCGGCCGGGGCGCCGGCTCCGAGGGCCCCGCGGACGGCACGGCCGTGTCCAGCCGCGCGTGCGCCTCTTTCAGGTCCGCGATGGCGGTCGGCCGCGAGACACCCAGCAAATCCATGGCCTGCCGCGTGCGCACGGTGTGGCCGATGGCCGCCGCAGACGTGATCGCATGGGTTAGGATGGCGATGCGCGCCTCGCGATCGCCCCGGTCTGACCCCGGGCGCTTGATGCCCTTGCGCGTCATGGCTTTACACCGCGCTGCCAAGACTTTACGGCCTGCGAGGCCGTCCCCGTGAGAGTCTTGGCGCCTTTACAGCGCGACGAAAACGCGCGCCGCGCGTGTAAAGTGTTTACGCACGCCGCTGTAAAAAAAGCCGTAAAGTCCACTGTAAAGTGCATGGCGCCCCTCACCCGTTGGTGCGCCGGCGGCGCCGCTTGGGGGGCTTGGGCGCGGCCGGCACCACCTGGTCGAACACCTCCGTCGGGTTGCCGCACGAGCGGCACACCTTGGCGGGCGCCACGCTGTTGTCGAGCGTCCGGCACACGGTGCAGAACCGCGACGCCGGGTAGCTGACGGCCACCCGGGGGGCGGGCTTGGGCTTGGGGGGCTCCAGCGCCTCGCGCAGGCAGCGCCGGTGCATGAGCCGGCCCTTGTTGCGGACCCGCTTGTGGCACTTGGCGCATTTGCCGGGCGTGTGGACGTAGGCCTCCACGGCCACCGGCGCGGGCGCGCTCTGCCGCTCGCGTGGCTGTAGCACCACGTCCCAGTCGTACTTGGGCCGGATGGGGGCGTGCGGGCGCGCTGGCGGCCTGCGGGGCTCGCGCGGCGGGCGTGGCACGGGCACCAGCAGGCCCGCGACCACCGCCCCTCGCTCGTCGAGCAGCGCGAGCTGCCGGTACGCCCCTTCGGGTGCGAGCAGGATGTGGCGCGCACAGCGCCGGTGCACGGGCTTGCGCCCGCCGTTGAGCCGTTCCCCGCAGTGCAGACACCGGCGGCTCATGACGCCACCCCGTTCCACGCTGCGCGGCGCGTCACTCGGTGGCCCTCCGGGCGTAGCTGCACCCGTTGCAGCGCCACACCTTGGAGCCGGGGTAGTGCGTCAGCGACGACTCGCAGCGCGGGCAGCGCGGCTCGCCCCAGGCGGACCGAGCCCACCCGTAGGCGATCGTCATGGTGAGGGCGCACAGCAGCGGTTCGAGCAACCCGTTCACAGCCAAATCTCCCCGCTCTGGTTGCGGTAGCTGATGCCCAGCACCCGCGGACAGCCCGGCGCGCAGACCGGGCAGCGCTCCACCGGGACGGCGCCCACCGGGAACGGCTTGTTGGACTTGGGCCACTGGAGGGTGGCAGACCGCTCAGCATCACAGCCACGGCACGCTATCCTCACGGTCTGCGTCACGCGTGCACCCTCCTGTATGAAAACGCCGGCGACACGAGGAAGCGCAGCAGGGGCGCCAGCGTCTCGGCCACGTCGAGGTCCGCCGGGGCATCCTGCACCCACGTCACCAGCGGGTGGTAGTAGAACGGGTTGTGGCCGGCGAAGCCGGGCCCCACGAGCACCACGGGCACCCGGGCCGCGAGCGCGGCGCCGAGTTCCACATGCGTGCCGGGCCCGGCCGGCTCCAGCACCACCAGCACGTCGGCCTCCTGCACGTGGTGCAGCTCGTCGAGCGCCACGCCTTGCAGCAGGCGCCCGTTGGGCTGCTCGGGCGTCCCGTAGTCCCGCACGGTGTCGGTCCAGCGGTAGGCCTGCGTGAACCCGCAGGCGATCAGGGCGTCGGCCACGGCATCCGCGCGATCGACCTGGGTGGAAGAGGTGGCAAGGTAAAACCGCATGCGGGGTGGCTCCTTGGCTTCAAAGATGATAGGGGTGCGGGGGTGCGTCGGACGGTTTCTTGCCACTAGGCGGGCACGTCGTTCCAGGGGTCGAGCGGCAGCGCGAGCTGGCCGGGCACGTGGTTGGCCGGCGGGGCCGGCTTGGCGCACACCGCCGCCACGTACACCTGCGCCGATCGCCCGGAGCGCGTCTGGCGCCGCGCGCCGTTGGGCACGATGGCCCCGAGCTGGACCAGCTCGCGCACGCGGGCCGACGCCGACTGGTGCAGCAGCCCCGTGGCCGCCTCCACCTCGTCGCACGTCGCGCCCTCCAGCCCGGCGGCCTCGACCACGGCGAGGCAGCGGGCCCGCAGCAGGGCCGCCCGGGGCTTGACGGCCTCCGCGGCCTCCCGGCTCGTCTCCGAGCCCAGCGCGTGCGGGGGCGTGCCGTCATACAGTCCGTAGGTGTCCGGTTCCATGGCTCAGGCCTCCTGTGCGATGCGCGCGGTGGTGCTGCGCACCAGGCGGCGCCAGTCCGACGCGTTGGGCGTGCGCTTGGCGGTCTTGAGTTCGAGCACGTCGAGCAGGCTCAGGTACGAGCGCTGCGTGCCGGCCTCCACCGGGCCGGCGAGGCGCCACACCTGGGGCATGGCGAGCACCCCGGTGACGGTGCCGGGCTCCACGGTCCACAGCACCACCTCGGCCTGCATCCCGAGGGCCAGGGCGAGGAACCCGCAGGCCATGTGCGGGGCGACGCTCGGCACGAGCCCAATCACCACGTCCGCCTCCAGGATGGCCTCGACGGCCTCCGCCGCGTGCTCCGCGGACCAGGGTTCGGGCTCCAGGCTGACGGTCATCACGCCGAACCCCTCGCGCCGGGCCGCGAGGGCCAGCGTGTTCGCCTCGCTCGCGAGGCCGGGGTCGGCAAACATCAAAAGCTCCATGGCGTCTCCTCCTGCCCGAACAGGGGCAACTGCGCCTGGGACAGGCGCGACAGAATCAGCTCGCAGTACCGGGGCTCGCGCTCGATGAGGATGGCGCGGTAGCCCCCCTGGATGGCGGCCAGGCCCGTCGTGCCGCTGCCCGCGAACGGGTCCAGCACCACCGCCCCCGGGGCGGCCGTCAGGCCGAGCAGGTGCGCGCACAGGGCGAGCGGCTTGACCGTCGGGTGGATGTTGCGCCCGCCCTCCACCGTGCCGTGCCGCTCCCGCGGCGCGGGCTTGGGCACGTAGACGATGGGATCCCACGCCGTGGCGTGGAAGCTGCCCGCCGGCACGTCCCCGGGCGTGGCGCCCGGCGCGTGGGTCAGGACCGTGTTGGCCGGCCAGCGCGCGGGCCCGCCTTGGGGGTCGGGCAGGGCCTCCGCGTCCACCCGGTAGGCCCCCACCCCGTGCGCCAGCAGGTTGCGGTGGACGGGGCCGTCCAGCGGCTTGCGGAACACGCCGATGAGTTCGTGGGAGGGCTTGAGCCCCGTGTGCCAGCCCGCGAGGGCGATCGCCGCCTCGGACTGTGGCACGTGGCCGTGATCCTTCGGGTTGAACCCCGCCGCCCGGTCGATGGCCTGCCACGGCCGCACGCCCGTCGGGTGCCCCTGCACGTAGGTCCAGTGGATCGTGTCGCGCGTCTCGAACCCCGCATCCTCGATCCCCGTCGCCATGCGGTGGTAGCCCTTGGGCGCGTTGGATGCGAGCAGGTGGCCGCCCGGCTTGAGCACCCGCAGCACCTCCGCCGCCCACATCCCGCACCAGAGCTGGTAATTGAACAGGGCGCGCGGCGGCATCACGTAGCGCGGGAGCTGGTGCAGGCCCTTCTCCTGCGCGTAGCCCCCCACCACCGGGTCCACGCCCCACGACGCCGCGTCGTGGCGCGCGTCGCCGAGCGCGTAGTTCACGCTGTTGGCGCGCCGCTGGTGGTAGTCGCCGGCTTGCGACAGGTCCCGGCGGGCGTCGGCGTTGTCCCAGTCGCCCGGGCGCTCGGTGCCGTCGGCCGCCAGCGGGTCGAACCCGTAGGGGGGATCCGTCAGGCAGACCTCCACGCTGGCATCCGGCAGGCCCTTGAGCACGTCGAGGCACGAGCCCTGGTAGACCCGGGCCCGCGGTGTGTCGAGCACCCGCACGCTACACCGCCAGCAGCCGCTTGGCGATCGCCGTGCGGTCGCGCGGGGGGATGAGGTCCAGCAACAGGTCGGTGCGCGCGTCGAGCGGCGCCACGCCCGCCTGGGCCGCGGCCTCGTCCAGCCGCCGCACCAGCGCGAGGGCCAGCTCGCGCATGTCGCTCGGGTCGAGATCCTCCCCGAGCAGCATCACCCGCACGTCGAGCCGGTTGAGGCCCAGCGCGGCGCACCACCTGTCGAGCATGTCCAGCGGGAGCTTCCGGTCGCCCCGCTCGATGCGGCACAGGTGCGAGTAGGTGATGCCGAGGATGGCCTCCAGCTTGCGCAGCGTGAGGCCGCGCGCCTTGCGGGCGTCGCGCAGCAGCTTCGCCACGGCGCCAACGGTCGGGGTGCCGGTCACGCCCTTCATGCGGCACCGCCTTGCGCGGCGATCACGGCGTGGGCCAGCACGGCCTGGCTCTCCTGGATGGCCCGCACGGCGTCCTCGATGCGGGCGAGCTGGTCGGCCAGCGCCTCGAAGCGTGATTCGAGGCCTTGCCGCTGCTGCGGCACGAGGGCGGCCCACGTGAAGGCCTGGTCGGGGTAGTAGGCCGGCAACGCCGGCAGGTGCATGGTCATGGCGCTCTCCTTCGGGCAGGGGACCGCGGGTGGTGAAGCCGCGGCGCGCATAGGGGGGGGATACTCAGAACGGGATGTCGTCGAACTCCGGCGGCGGGGCCGGCTCACGGTCGTAGCGGGGCGGCTGGCCGTCCGGGGCCGGGGCGCTGGCCTGCTTGGCGCCGCCGCGGCTGAAGTCGAACTGCTCCACCTTCACGAACGCGTAGGGCTTGGCGGCGCCGCCCTCCTTGGGCGTGTACACCTCCTCGATGTAGCGGCCCACGACCGTCAGCTCCTGGCCCTTGGCGCAGTGGTCTGCGATCGCCTTGGCCTTCGACTGCCAGAAGCAGTCCGCGCCCACCCAGTGCGTCAGCTCGTCCGAGCCCTCGCCCGTCTCCGGGTCGCGCAGGTAGGGGTTCGTCGCGAGCCGGACGCTGGCCTTGTGGCGGCCCGTGTCGCCCAGTGGCTTGTACTCGGGGTCCGCCCCAAGGTTGCCCTTGATGACGGCGAGGTTGAGGGTCGCCCCCCAGCGCTCCGCCCGGATGTAGGTCGCGCGCTTCTTCTCGCCCGTCGGCGTCAGCCACTCGTGCACGAAGAACACGCCCACGACGCACAGCGTGGCGCCGGCGGGCATCGCCACCAGGGCGGGCACGGCCGCGGCCTCCAGCACCCGCACATGGGCGTGGTGGACCACCGTCTTGTGGCCGCCGTCCTCCGCGGGAATCAGCTCCTCCGTCTCCAGGATGAAGCGGGCCCCCACCGTCTCGCCCGTCGGGCGCGCCAACGGCTCCGGGGATGCCACCAGGCGCCCTGCGAGCGCCACCAGGTTCAAGCTCATGCCTGCTCCTCCTTGCGGCGCTTGCCGCCGAGGCGGCCGATGGCCGCGTAGTAGTCCCGGCCGCGGGCCGCGAGCAGCGCCTGGCCGCCCTTCTTGCCGATGCGGCTGAAGTGCGCCGGCCCCAGCGTCCGCTTGGTGGCCTCGCCCCCGAGCCGCCCGATCTCGCGCCGGCGCTCGTCGCCGCCGCTTCCGTCTCTTTGCGTCATGCCTGGCTCCTTTCAGCCGTGGTCAGGGCCCCAGCTCCGGCGCCGTGCAAGGCGCTGGTCGGGGCCGTCGAAGGGGATCCACATCGCCCGGGGCGGCGTCAGGCGGGACATCATGCGGCCCGCCATCACCTTCGCGATCGCGGGCGTGTGCCCGTCTGAACCTTTGGTCAGCACCCGCTCGTAGTGCCGCCCGATCGCCCGGCGCTCGAAGTTCGTCGTCACGAGCGTGGGCCGCGCCGCCTCGTAGCGGTGGTCCAGCGTCGCGATGATGGCCTGGGCCGTGTAGGCCGTCTCGTGCTCGTTGACCATCTCGTCGAGCACCAGCAGGGACGCCCCGCGCATCGCGGCGAGCACCGCCTCGCGCGCCCCGCTCGCAAAGTCGCGCATGGCGTCGGCGAGGTCGCGGCACTTCACGTAAGCCACCGACTCCCCGCGCGCCTCCAGCATCGCCGCGATCGCGGTGGCGACGAGGGTCTTGCCGCAGCCCATGCCGCCCGGGTTGCCGTGGGCGCTCTCGGCGAGCCCGTGGAACACCATCCCGGCGCCCTCGGCGCGCAGCGTGTCCCAGTGGTCGAGGTAGTACCGGGCGTAGGCCAGGCCGCGCTGCGAGCCCGCACAGGACGGATCCACGTCGTCGAGCGTGCGCCCCGCAAAGTCGGCCGGCACCGCGTAGCGCCCATGGCGCGCCTGCCACTCCGCCAGCGCGGAGCGCGCCTGCATCGCAGCCGCCCGCTGCGCCAGCTCGGCCTCCTGGTGCTCGCACAGCTTGCGCATCTTCATCTCGCGCCCCTGGAGCACCATGAGCACCTCCAGCGGGCGCGGCCCGCACAGCGCGCAGTCCGGCACGCCGGAACGCGACGCGAGCCCCTCGCGCACCCAGGGCAGCCCCAAGAAGCCGTCGTCAGTCGTCAAATCGGGCATAGTAGTCGTCCTCGGGTTCGGCCGTCGCCACGCCGCCGGCGCGCTCCAGCACCGCGCGGTGGAAATACGCCGGGCTCGTCACCTGCCAGCGGGGCTCCCGCGCGCGGCGCTCGGCCACCAGCGCCTGCACCTGCGCGGCCCAGGCCTCCGGCGTCAGGCCGGAGGCCTCCACCGCGTTGCGGATGTCGTCGTAACGCCAGCGCGGCAGCACCGCCGCCCCGACGATTCGCTTCCAGGCGTCGAACGCCGCCTTGCAGGCAGCCAGCGACGGGGGCGTGTCCACATCGTCGTGACCGCGGTAAAGCACACCACCCCCCCCTGGGGGTGTGGGGGACATGTCTTTCTGTTTTTCTGTTTTTCTGTCTTTCTTGTCTTTAGGCTCGCCGCGATCGCCTGACGGCGCGGGTTTCGGGCCTGCGTTTTGTTGCGTTTCATACCCGGGCGCATACCCGTCGCCATACCCGGGCGCATACCCGGGTGCATACCCCCCGGCATACCCTTCGCCATACCCGGGCCCATACCCACCGGCATCGGCGGAGGCCGCCGCCGGCGGCGCGGCGTCGCGCCAGGCGGCCGGCGGGTGCAGGTGCAGCGTCAGGGGCGCCTTGCCCGTCGTCGTGCCCGTGACGTGCAGGGCCCCGAGCGCCACGAGGCGCGCGAGCACCAGCCGCACCTGCTGGGGGTCCATCCCGGCCGCCGCGGCCACCTCATGGGTGGCCATGACGGCCTGCCCGCGGTTGTAGCCGGCGCTGCGGCGCAGCACGGCAAGCACCACGCGCATCTCGCGCGCGTTCAGCCGGCCGGCCGCCAGGGCGTCGAGCAGCTCGTTGGGCATCCGCGTGAAGGCCGTGCGACGCATCATGCCCCCTCCCGCAGCACGCGCCGCACCACCCGGGCTGGCACCCCGGTGGCCTCCGCCAGCCGGTGGATGCCCTTCACGCCGTGCGTGGCAGCCGCGACCACCAGCCGCGCCTCCAGCGCCGCGAGCGACGCCCGCAGGCCCTCGGCCTGCGCCACCAGCGCCGAAAACTCCGGCGCCGTGGCCGCCATCACAGACGCGTCAGCGGCACACGACGAAACGCCGGCATAACCATGCAGCGGCTCATGGAGTGTCTCATGGGGTTGCATTGTGCTACCATGAGGCGTGCCCATCGCCACCGAGCTGGTTACTCGGGGCGCGGGTGCCTTGGGAAGCGCGTCGGCCTGCGTTCGGGAAAAGCGGGGGCCGGCGCGTTTCTGTTGGGGTACTGCGGGGTCGGGGTGAAAATCGATCGCGATCAGTTATAGAACAAGCGTTCTAAATCTGTCGAGATTGCTTCAAGTTGCTTCACGTCCGGGGTGGTTGGCCGCTGGACACGTGTACTTTTTTACCACACAAGCACCCGGGGTTGGTTCAAATCTCGGTTTAACTTTTGTGACGAGAATCACACGTCTTTACAATTCAGAAATCGCCGGAACGCACGCCATTAGCCGCTCTTGATTGTCTCGTCGTCTTGTTGCGCAATATTCCATAACACGAGCGTCACATGCACGCCGGCCGGGAAACCGCGTTTTGACCGACATACAGCCCCGGCCTGATTCAATACTCTGTCACAAAACTTTACCTTGGCGTTGACGACCTGGCTGTCGTCGCCATAGGCCCAGCCGGCCAGCGCATCGCTGATCTCCTTGCCCACGTTGTCCCAGTCCGCGCGGCTCCCGGCCACCTCCAGCAGCAGACCCACCGGGCCCAGGTGCGGGGCGCATGCCGAGAAGATGTTGCGCTGATCCTGTGCCGCCGCGAGGCGGTAGCAGGCCACCACGTCCTGCCGGTAGGCGATCGCGGCCCGGCTTGGCCGCCGCGACGCGCCGTAGGCCCCCCGGAAGCTCACGGGCACCCCGGGCACGAAGAACCGCAGCCGGGCGGCGCTCAACGCCGCAGCTCCTCCCGCAGCTCCTGCCGCATCTCCGAACGCATCCGCTCGACCTCCGCCCGCTTCGGATAGTCGCCCGCCAGCGTCACGGCCAGCGCGTTGATGCTGGATTGGATCAGGTCGGACTTCTCAGTCAGGTGCGCGAGCCCCGCCTGCAACGTCCCGATCTCCTTCTGGTGCAGCGTCCAGATGGTGCCCGCCAGCGCCACCATCAGCCCGAGCATCACCGACGCGAGCCCCGTCACGTCCCCCCACGTCAGCACCGGCGTCACCGCTGGCACCTGCGCCGCCGCTGCCACCCCGGCACCCGCCACGCTGTAGCCCAGGGCCGTCACCGCGGCGCCCACCACGCTGTGTTTGGTCGGCATCAGAGCTTGCCCTCCATGTAGCACTCACCGGCCCCCGAGGCCGCCTTCACGCTCACCTCGTCGTAGTACCAGGGCAGCTCCCGCAGCGTGTTCGCCGGCACCAGCAGGCGGCTGTCGCGGCTCTTGGCGTTGCCCGCCACGTCCAGCGCCAGCGCCGTGCGCGCCACGTACACCGCCACCGGCGACCACACCACCAAGGTGCGGACGGGTTCATAAAACTTGAAGGACGTGACCGCCGTCGTGACGGCCCCCTCCCACGCGTAGCAGTAGCGATCCCCGATCACCACGCCCTGCTGGGCCCACCCCTCGGGACTGAGCTGCGTGCGGCCGGAGCCGCCTACGTCGCGGGCGCGAAACTGCTCTGCCATGTGAACCTCCCCTGTGGTCCGAGTATAGCCGCGCGCCCGCAGGCGCCCGCCCCTATTTGCCAGCGCGCGGCGCGTAAGGCTTCGCCCCCGGCCGGTGCGGCCGGCACGCCAAGAACCGGCCCTGCGCGCACGCGTAGCCGTAGTCCGCCCCCGGGTACACCACCCAGTGCAGGCACTGCACGCACGCGTCCGGCCCGGGCACCACCCGCACCAGCGCATGCTCCCGCCGCTCACACTCCACACAGGCCGCCACCTGCGCCTTGCTCGGGTAGATCGTCCCGCACCCCGCGCACGCGTAGGCCACCGGCGCCCGCTCCGGCCGCGCCGGCGCGATCCCCACCACGAACCGCGCCCGCATCCGGCACGGCGTGCTGCAAAACCGCTGGTGGCGCGCACGCGCCGCGAACACCCGCCCGCACAGCGCGCAGGGCGACCCCTCGCTGCCCCCGGCGCCCATCTACTTGAGCAGCGCCTGGTGCCGGAACTGCCGCTTGTTGGCCTTCAGCTCCGTGTACACCGCCACGATGCGGGCGAACAGCGGCGCCTTGTAGGCCCCGATGTCCCCGCGGTCGCTCGCGTAACCGTCTTTCTCGGCCCAGTCTTTGTGGTCGCTCAGGTTGGGCATGCGAATCGTCCGCCCCGAGGGCACCAGCCGCTCCCCCTGCCGCACCAGGTGCGGCGCCTCATGGCTGCCCCGCGGGTCGAGGTTCTTCCAGGCGCACACCTCCGCCGCGTAGACGGCCAGCGCCTCCAACATCTCGGGCGTCGGCGCCTCGGGCCCCGGCCACGTGATGCGACGGTCGCCCGCCCACCCCATGTCCTTGCAGCCGAACAGCGACATGCCCCAGTAGGACCCGTTGCGGCCCCACAAATGCTTGCCCTTCTGGTTCCAGCCGAGGCACTGCACCACGATGGGCACCAGGCCGTCCGGCGAGGCCGCCACGCCGCCGTGGTAGCCATCCCAGGCCGTGATGCGGCGCCCGGCGCTCCAGTGGAAGCACAGCCCCTCCACGTCGCCCATCGCCTGACCGGCCTGGTCGTTCTCCGCCGCGAGCAGCACCGTGTGCTTGCCCACCTTGGCGCTGCCCTTCTTGCCGAACTGTCCCCGGGCGTCGAGCTGCAACACGTCGTCAGGCATCGGGCTTCTTGACCTCCATCGTCTTGATGACGGCCGTCGCCGCCTGCAACCACGCGGGCGGCACCTCGCCGCGCGCCACGTACCAGTCGTGCACGTTCTGCGCGATGCTCGCGCCCTCCGCGGTCCCCATCGCCACCATCACCGCCGCCACCACCGGCCCGAACGCCGGGTCGATGGCCTTGAGCCCCAAACACAGCCCGATCGCCACCGTGATGACGCCGATGGACGCCGGCAGCGCCAGCAGCCGGCGCGGCTCGATGTTCCGCTGCGCCACCGCCCGCGCCAGGCCCGTCACCACGTCGAGCCCCTTGAGCCCCAGCAGCCCCCAGTAGGGCGTGAAATCGCCCACCTGCGCGCCGATCGTCTGAATCAGCCCCACGACCGTACCCTCCGGCAGCATGCGCCCTCCTTGCTTGGCCTCGGTGCGGATCCAGCGTAGACCCGACCCCGACCGTGCGGCGCGCCTTTTGCCAGGTCACGTCACGACGAAGCTGATCTCCTCCACCTCCGGGCTTGCCGTCGCCGTCCCGACGAGATCCAGCCGCCCGCGGAAGGCCGTGCCCGCGCTCGCGAACGTGAAGGACCACTCTTGCTCCGTCAGGCCGTCCGCCAGCGCCCGGCTCGACGCCAGCGTGCCCTCCACCCATGTCGTGCCGTCGTCGTTGCTCGCGTAGGCCTGCACCTGCGTGCCGGCCGGCAGCAAGCTCTTGCCGAAGGCCTTGGCCGTCGTCGTGCTCGCCAGCAGAGGCGTCTGGACCTGGACGTACACCGAGGCCGTCGCCGGCCGGTAGGCCCGCAGCGAGCACTTGCTCGTCTCGATCGCGACACCCGCCACGAACCGCCCCGCCACAGGCACGGCCGTCTGCGCCCACGCGCGCACCTGCAAGCTGGTCGCCACCGCCCCGAGCCGCACCTCGTTCACCGGCCCCGGGAAGCCCGGCGTGAACGGCGTCCACGTCGGCGCCGCGGCCGTCGGGTTCGTGCTGTACTCCCACTGGAGCGTCGCGCCCGACGTGACGACGTGCGGCGCCTCGAACTCGAAGCTCGTGATGCCGTCCGGGTACGCCTTGACCTCGAAGTACAGCTCGCGCCGCGTCGCCGTCGTGTAGTCCGCCGAGAGAATCTGGAACCGGAGATCCTGGTCCTGGACCGCGCTCCACGTCCGGTTGTCCGAACTCAGCAGCAGCACGCCGCCCCCGAACGCGTTGCGCGTGATGGTGCCGCCGCCCACGCCGAGGTTCGTCTTGCCGAGCTGCGCGACCTGAAGCCGGTAGGCCGGAGACTCCGAGGCCACCACCAGCGCGAGGGCCTCCCCGGCCGCCATGCTGTAGGGGAAGTCGAACTCCACCCGGGTGGCCGTCCCGTTCACGGCGATCTCGTTCGCCTTGAGCGTCTTGACCGTCACGGGGATCATCTCCTGGGTCGGGAAGCCCACCAGCACCCGCCGCAGCCCCACCACCACGTCCTTGGGCGACGCCGAGGTGTCCTTGGCCGTGAAGTACAGATCCACGCCCGCGATGTCGATCGGCACCTCCGTCGCAAACGTCTGTGCCGCGGGGTCCGTCCGCACCCACTGCACGGACCCGTTGATGGGCTGCGACGCAAACCCGATCGGGCCCGTCGCGGTGACGATGGTGCTGGCGTTCCAGGTGCGCGTCACCGTCGTGTAGAACTCGCCGCGCGCGTTGGCCGTCACCGTCGCGATGGTCACGCCGTCCGCTGCAATCACGATGCCATCTTCGTTAGGCTGGAACTTTGTGCCCGTGATGGTCAGCGCAGCGTCGAAGGATGCGCGCGGACTCCCCCAGACCACCGCGGAGACGGTCAGCACCGCCGGGATGGGGTCCGCGTTGCTGTAAGGGTTGACACTGACGCTGGTCGAATATTGATGGTTCCCGAGGCTCGCCGGCGTCCCCAGCGTGAACGGCAGCCCCGCCCAGGAACCGCGCAGCCGCAACGCCATGCTGGTCGTCGCTGCGCCAGACCCGGCGATCGTCGCCAGGATGGCCGGCGTGCCTGCTGCGGGGTAGCCCGTCCGAGCCATCTTCAGGCGGCCCTCCGCCACCCGCGCGAGCGAGGCCGCCGCCACCGCCGCCGGGTGGTACAGGTCAATCTGCCGGGCGTCGAGGAAGGGGTCCGTGATGCTCGCCTTGAGCGTGCCGAGCCGATCCCGCAGGCTGCTGCTCGCCGAGAGTTGCGCCACGTTGTACGCCAGCCGGTCGATCTGCTCCTGCATCGCCATCAGGCCCGCCATCGGCACGCCCACCGTGAAGCGCGGCCGGAACGTCACGGCCGCCTGCGCGTAGCCCACACGGACCTCCCACAGCGGCAGCTCGTCCGTTGCGAGCGTGTAGGGCGTCGGGTTGTCCGAAGGCACCCCCTGCTCCAGCCGCAGCCCGCCCCCGCCGATCAGCACCAGGTCGATGCGGTCCTGCCCGTAGCGGTAGGACACGCTGAAGGGCAGCGGCTCCACCGGCTTGGGGGCGTCCGCGTTGAACGTGAGGCCCGTGCTGGTGAACGTGTACTCCGACGGGCTCCACACCCGCCGGTAGCGGTAGCGCACCAGGTAGGACGAGCCCGCCGCTGGCTCCCGCGATGCCCGGGCCCACGCCAGCACCGTCGTGTTGACCGTCACGGGGTCGCTCGCCACCAGCGCGAACGACGCCCCACCATTCGCCGTGCCTTCCGTGGCGCTCACCGCGATGCCCGGGGGCAGCTCCGCGCCCGTGTCGGCGTCCGCCGCCCGCGTCAGGCTCCAGGCCGCCCCCGTCCCGCCGAGGGCCGTGACCGTGTAGATGCCGTTGTGCGCCCCGTTCACCTCGTTGCGCACCAGCACGCGCTCGCCCACGGCCAGCGCCACGCCGTCCACCGCCGGCAGCGAGCCGTTCGCGCTCGCCGTCAGCACGTTGCCGGAGCGCGTGTTGGCAGGCAACGCCGCCGTGGTCGCGACCCGCACGGGGTTCAGGTACACCGCCCCGACCGCCGGCCCGCCGCCCTCGCTCGCCCACGAGATGCTGTCCCCCACCTGCATGTAGTCGCCCGCGACGCCCGCCGAGGGCGGCGTGTAGACCGTCGCGCCCTGCTTGACCTCCACGATCTCGAACACGGGCGTGTCCGGCAGCGCGTCCGCGCCGTGGGCCGCTGCCCCGCGCGTGATCGTCCGCGTCACCTCGTAGTAGCCGGCCACCTCTTCGATCGCCACCACGGGCTGCTTCGCCAGCGTGTAGGACGTGTAGGTCGCGTAGTACGTGTGCCCCTCGTCCTCGCGCAGCGCCGTGCTGGCCTGGAGCGGCGCCTCCACCACCTGGGGCGTGTCGAGGTAGTGCGCCCGCCCGTCCGGCGTGTAGCCGTCGAGGGGGTCCACCTTGAGCTGCACCTTGGTGGTCACGCCCATGTTCTGCGTGATGGTCGGCGTAGTGCCCACCTGCGGCACCACGAAGCCCCCGGACAGGTTGCGCATCCGGCGCGCCGTCGCCGCGAGCAGGCCGGACTGGCCCTCCGTCGCCTTCACGTCGAGGCGATCTTCCGGGATGCTCCGCGGCGTGATGCGGTCGCCCGGCAGCAGGCCCAAGGTGTCGTCCACCGCCACCTTGCTGTACTTCGCGACCTCGGACAGCGTGTTGGTGGCGCGGTCGAACTGGTAGACCGGCACCGCCAGCCGGCTGCGGTACTGCGGGTTCGTCGCCAGCACGTCCGCCGGCACCACCGGGTTCGTCGTGTCCGTCGTGACCCAGCGCGTTTCTTCGCGCACGCTGTCGTTGCCCGGGCGCCCCGTGACCGGGTTGTCGAGGTCCGCGTCCACCATGGCGAGGATATAGCGCTCGGCCAGCTCCGCGTAGAGGGTGTCCACGCCCGTCACCTTTGCCGGGTCGAACGTCAGCGTCGCCGCCGGCACCGGCCGCGGCAGGCCACCGGCATACACCAGGCTGGCGCCGATGCTCACCCGGTTGCCGGGCGCCGTCACGGGCGCCGTGGTGGTCGGCACGTAGACCGAGGGCACCAGCAGCAGCCCCTCGGGCAGGGCTTCGAGCTGGGCATGCGCCACCACGATGCTGCCCGACAGCGGCGCGAGGCCCGGGTAGATGCGCAGCACCAGCGTGTCCGGCAGCGCCTCGGACGCCGGGCGCTCCCGCACCACCGCGTAGCGCGCCCACGTCGTCGTCGGCACGTGCGTGGCCGTGTGCTCCGTCACGCCGTCCCAGATGGCGAGCCGCATGCTGGCAACGCCGTCTCCCAGGATGTCCAGCGAGAACACCATGCGGTTGGAGACGAACATGGCCCGGTCCGGCCCGCCGGCACCCGCCGACAGCACCGACAGGTCGAGGTCCAGGCGCGAGGCCTGGCCCGCCGCGCCCACCAGCCGGGTGGCAGCCCCCACCACGCCCGCGCGATCCGGCGCGTAGCCCGCCGTCACCACCAGGCCGTCCACGTCCTCCCAGGCGGCGAAACCGTTGCTCGGGTAGGCCAGGTTGGTGACGGGCGCCACCACGGGCACCCCGGACTCGACGACGTAGCCCTCGGGAAACACCGCCCCGCCGAGCCGCGACAGCTTGAAGTCCTCGATGCGGCCGAGCCGGCGCAGCTCGTGGTCGCCGAGGTCGCGATCGCCGGACCAGGCGATCGCAAGCTCCTTGCGGGTGGGGTCGAAGTCGTCTCGCTGGATGGTGGTCATGGTGGCTCCTACACGCGGATGGCGACCCGCCGCACGATCTCCTCGTTGGCCTCGATGGCCTTGGCGGGCACCGTGATGAGGTAGATGGGCACGCCCGCCGCCGTCACCTGGGCGGGCGTGGCCCACTCGGGCGCGCTCGTCGCCCCGCCCATCACCAGGGCAATCTCACCCACCACCTCGCCGATCGCGGCGTTGGCGGGAATCGCGAACTCGAACTCCACGAAGCCCGAGGGGGCCACCGGCGGCACCTGGGCCGCCCCGGCCGCTTCCTCGGCCACCGTCGCGTACCGATAAGGCCCCTCGACCACCCCGTCGGGCTGCCGGTAGTACACCGTCCCGGCCGGGTCCTCCATCAGGTAGCGCACCGCCCGCACCGGCGCCCGCCCGAACTCGTCAAGCAGCGCCGTGGCGCTGTAGCGCTCCGCCGGCGGGCTGAACAGGTCCGGCCAGGCCGGCCGCCCGAACGCCCCATGCGTCACCGCCTCCGCGTAGATGTAGGCCGTGGCGCGCTTCCCCAGATCCGTGATGAGCCCGTTTGGCATGTGGCAACCTCGCGCCTCCAGCATAAGGGGCGCCCGCGCGCCGCTGCGCGCCCTTTGCCACCGCGCGCGTCAGAACGGGTAGGCCACCGGCACCGCGGCCGTATAGACGTAGCCCACCCGGGCATAGAGCCCGGACCAGTGCGCGCACAGCGTCGCCTCAGTCAGGTCCGGCAACGCATGCACCCCGTTCGTGTCGATCGCCCCCGGCTGCCCATTCCAGCGGTAGACGCAGACGCAGTGCGACCCGCGCAGGCCTCGGTCATAGAGCACCACCAGTTCGGGCTCCGCCCCCATCGCCGACAGCGCCGTGTAGGCCCACGCAGCCACGTCGTCGCAGTCCACCGACAGACGCGCAGCCGTGCCGGCCTCCAGAGCCGCCTGCAACACCTCGGGGTGGACGTAGAAGTCCACCACCCCGTACACCGGATCCCCCGTGTAGGTGTAGCGGGCCGCGAGGTAGTCCCAGGCGGCATGCGGCGACGTGAACGCCGGCACGGATCGCCGCGGGACGCCTGAAAACCAGGCGACCAGGCGTGAGGCGGAGCGCTTGAAAACGTCAAGCAGCCGCACCAGAAAGGCCGGGCTAACCACCGAGGGCGACCGCATCGCGTGGCACCTGTTGGCCGCCCGCGTAAGGACCGGACAGGCTCACGGCCAGGTGCGTCAAGCTCTCGACGGACCCGGCCGCGCCCTCGAACCAGGTGTTGAACGACAGGCTGATGCGCACGCTGTCCGTCGTCACGGGCGGCACCATGTGCTCCAGCTCCGAGGGGAACAGCACGAGGTCCCCTGCCGTGACGGGAATCCACCAGGAGTCGCTGTTCCAAGGGTTGAACTCGGCCTGCGTGAACGGCACGCGCTTGTAGCCGCCCCGGAAAAACATGATGCGGTCGGTGTCACCGCTGGCCGCCACGTAGTACACGCCGCTGATGAGGCTGCCCGCGTGCGCGTGCCGATGGTGCCACTGGCCCTGCGTCGTGAAGTTGAGCCACGCCTGGGTGGGCAGGAACGTCACGTCGCCCACCGGGGCGATGGTGGTCTGGACGTACTCCGCCAGCGCGGCGTCGATCCGCTCGCGCAGACCCGCCATCTCGGGCCTGTGCAGGATGACTCGCTCCTGGCTGGTGGTGTTGCCCTGGTTCTTGACCTGAACCTGTCCCACCGCCTGTACGAAGGCGTCCTCCTCGGGCGACAGCGGCCCGAGGTTGAAACGGCCCACCGGGGTCGGGAACAAGTTGACGATTTCCACGCTGCGCTCCAGTCTGGCCTACCAGGCCCACGCGACGAACGAGTACCGGGTGCCGGCTGTCACCTCCGTCACCTCGTGCGGGAACATGAAGCACGATGGGAACACGATGACCTGGTTGGCTTTCAGGTCGTAGGGCTGGCCGCAGACGGTCAGCACGCCGCCCTCGTAGCCGTCGTTGAGGTTGCCGACGATGGACAGGACGGGCACGCCCTTGGCCTCGCCGTCGAAGATGCTGTGGATGTGGTCGCTGTGCATCCGCATGAGCGTGCCGACCTCGTAGCGGTTGAGGCGCGGCGGGCTGAGGTGGTGCACCTGCGCCCAGGGCATCAACGCGTCGCAGTATGCCTTCACGGCCTCCACGGTGGCGTTGATGAGGTCCCGCTGCAACGCGGGCTGGTCGTCCAGGTTGCGGACGGCAAGCTCCTTCGTCGCCTCGCTGTGGAAGCTCTGCGTACCGGCGTTGTACCAGGAGTGAGTGCGCCAGCCCTCGGACAGGGCCTCCACGGCCTTGAACGGGCCGGTGAGGTCGATGTCGTGGACCTGGATGTAGTCCAGCACCTGCGTACCGGCGGGTTTCTCAAGCGAAAGGGTCACGGGTGCTCCTGTGACGCGACCGTTCAGAGCAGTCGGTTGAGGGTGAATTCGCTGTCCACCGTAACGCTGGTGGTGCTGGTCGTGGCCGACGTGCTGTTCAGGTTTGGGTTGTAGGTGTGCGTGTGGCTGTTGAAGTTTTCCGACAGCCGCTGGACGACGGCCTCCAGGTACACCACCCGGTTCCACAGCTCCTTGGCTTCGCTTTCTGCGAACATCTCACACCACCTCGAACGGCCAGCGGCCCAGCTCGTCACCCGCCGGGGAGCGGACCACCAATTCGTCACCCTCCAGGGTCTGGACGTTTCCCACGGGACGCGTCGAGCCCGGGCCGACCGTTTCTTGCTTCTCGACGACGGGGTTGCCGTCGTCGTCGAGCACGGGTTGGCCGGCCTCGTCGAGCACCGGCACCTCGACCTCGACGGGCTCACCGGGCAGGTACTTGACGGCGAACACCAGAGCGTTCACGTCGTTGATGATGCGCTTCTTGGACCGCAGGATGCGCGCGCCGGGGTACTCCGCGCGCAGCAAGTCCTGGAGGTTGTGCTCGGGCGCGTTGGCGCGGACTTCAAACTGGTCGCCTTGCTGGATGAGCCACATGGCTAGGCCTCCCACTCGATGCGGATGTAGCCGCCTGCGCCGGCGCCGCCGGCCCGCGGCGAGTTCGGACTGCCGCTGCTGGCGGAAGGTGGGCTAGAGCCGAAAGGCCAGCCGTTGGCACCCCCGCCACCCCCGCCGCCCCCGCCCGTGCCGGTGCCTTGACCGCCCCCCCCGCCGCCGCTGCTGCCGTAGCCTGTGCCCCCGGCGCCCCCGGTGCCGTGCCCTTGAAGTGCGCTGCCGCTGCCGACAGCACTGCGGACCTGCTGCAAGGTTGAGACACCCCCTCCGCCGCCGTTGTAGCCGTTGCCGCCCCCTCCGCCGTTGCCGTTGCCGCCGCCGCCGCCGGAAACTGTCTCCACAAAAAAGTTTTGTATCGTGATTGAACGGAGGCTGCCTACCCCGCCGACACCGTTGGGGTTGTTGCCGGCGGCTCCACCGGCCAGTGTGGCCGAAGCAAACGCCGCGGGGCCGCCCGCTCCGCCGTTGCCACCAGGGCTGGCGCCGCCCGCACCGCCCCCCAGCGCGGTGATCGTGGAGAACGTCGTGTTCCCGCCAGCGCCGCCTGCGGCCCCACCTGAGCCGATTGAATAGGGCAGCAGTGCGCCAGGCGTAACCACCAGAGGGAACCGCCAGAGGCAGGTGCCCGCCGCACCGCCCCCGCCCCCACCCCCGCCGCCGGGAGAGTTGGCGCCCGCGCCACCCCCGCCGCCCCCGCCGATCAGGGTCACTTTGATCTGCGTCAAGCCGCTCGGAACCGTCCAGGTGCCTGACCCGGAACTCAGCTCATCAAACTTCCAAGACCCACCGTTACCTACAACAGGCATCGCTCACCTCACCGAATCGTCACGTACAGGTCGTTGGCGCCGAGCGGCGCCGCCGTCAGTTTCACCGCCAGCACCGAGCCGGCCGCGATCGTCGTCGTGTTGGGCAGGTTCGTTCCCGTGAACGTCGCGAACGAGGCGTTCCCGGCGCACGTCAGGCTCGGCTTCGTGTTGGGCGCACCCGTGTACAGCGAGCTGAACGCCTGCCCCGTGCCCGTCGAGCGCAAGAGGTCGATCGTGATGCTGCCCTCGCCGGGTGCACTCGGGCACAGCACGTCGATCGCCGTGATGGTGAACCCCGCGGGCACGAACACGTAGTCGATGATGGCGCCACCGGACTCGGAGGCCACGATGCTGGCGAGGTCGCCCAAGGCCATGAATCGACTGAGGGACGCGCTGCCCGGCAGGGCCGCGACGGGGATCACGCCGCTGGCATCCAGAACCACCACCGCACCGGCCGCAGCCGCCGCGCCCACGCTGGCGTGATTGGACGCCCGCAGTGTGCCATCCGCTCCTCGCAGCGCCACCGTGGAGGCCGTGGCAGCCGTCGCACTTGACGCGCCTGCGAGGGTGTCCGCGTTGCGGGCGGCCCGGACCCACGTCAGGGCCGAGGTGTTGAGTGTTACCGTCGCATCGGTAGACAGAAGGAACACGTCGTCGGCGTTCACGGTGCCTTCCGTCGCGACCACCAGGGAGCCGGCTGGCAGCTCCGCGCTGGAGTCGGCGTCGGCGGCCCGGGTCAGGCTCCACGTCGCGCCCGCGCTGCCGAGGCTCGTCACCGTGTAGAGGCCGTTGTTGGCGCCCGTCGCCTCGTTTTTCACCAGCAGGCGATCGCCCACCGAGAGGCTCACGCCGTCCACCGCCGGCAGGGCACCATTCGCGCTGGCGGATAGGACATTTCCCGCGCGCGTGTTGGCCGGCAACGCCGCCGCGGTGGCGACCCTCACCGGCGCCTTGAAGGCCGAGGCGGAGCTGCCCCCGCCCCCAGAACCACCTTCGACCGCCACCGTGGCCCACGAGGTCGTGGCGCTGTAGTAGCGATCGAGTTGGGTCTGGCCGGTGCCGTTGTTCAACACCAGCACGAGGTCGCCATCCTGCGGCGACGCAAGCGTGTTGCGCGCCGTGATGTCCGCCACCTTTGCGCGCAGGAACCTGCGCGCATCGGCGAAAGACTGTAGGTTGGCGTCCCCACCCGCGGTGGCGTCTCCTATCCATTCGGCGGTGATCGGTTTGACCCGCCGAACGTCTACGATGGCCCCGGGGCCGCTGGCGTTGTATGGCACCTGCCAGACCCTCCGTGATTAGACGATGGTCAGAACCCCGCTATCAGGCGGCGTTCTTCTTGTACGAGGCCCGCAGCCACTCGCCGGTCTGCGGCTGGAAGGGCGAGGTGAACGTGACGGTCGTGCCGGACACGCTGAAGTGGGTGCCCTCCAGCAACAGCAGGCCGTTGATGAAGAGCTGGAGGGTGCCCGCCGCCGGCGCGTAAGCCAGCGAGAAGGCGGCGTTCGAGCCATCGATCGTGCCCGTGGGCGTCTCGTTGGCGATGAACCGGCCCACCTGGCCGTCCACGTAGCCCTTGTTGGCCGCGTGGGCGGTGTCGGTCGGCGTGGCGAACTTGGCGGCACCGTTGGCGTCGCGCAGGACGAGGGTGTCCGCAGTCGCCGCATCCGTGGAGGACTTGGCGAGCTTGGACAGCTCGATCGCCGCGTTGGCCGCGATGTCCGCGTTCACGATGCTGCCGGTGAGGGCCAGCTTCGAGTAGGCGATCGCCGCACCCGCCGCAACGTCGGCGTTGACGATGCTGCCGGTGAGGCTCAGTTTGGAGTAGGCGATGGCCGCCGAGGCGCTGATGTCCGCGTTGACGATGCTGCCGGACAGGGACAGCTTCGAGTAGGCGATCGCGGCGTCCGAGGCCACGTCCGAGTTCTTGATCGACGAGGCCAGGGCGAGCTTGGAGTAGGCGATCGCGGCGTTGGCAGCCACGTTCGCGTCGGCGATCGTGCCGACCTTGATGTCGTTCGCGCTCACCACGATGGTGCCGTCGGCCGCCACCACATCGAACGTGGTGCCGGTCTGCGTCAGGCCGTTGCCAGCCGTCAGCGAGCCCGCGCCCGAGAACTGCGTGAAGGCGATCGAATCCGTGCCGACCGTCAGGGCGCCGTCCGAGGTGACGACCCAGCCGGTGTCGGCGTTCACGGTGCCCTGCTCGACGAACATGAAGGCGCCGCCGGACACCTCGTCCGCCGCGTCGAAGTCCGCCGCACGGCTCCAGGAACCGGCCGCGACGACGTAGACGCCGTTCTGGACGGCGTTGGTCTGGTTCTTGACCAGCACGCGGTCGCCGGCAATCAGGCTCACGCCGTCCACCGTCTGCGTGCCGCTGAGCGTGATGTTGGCGGTGGTGGCCGCCTTCACGCTGGCCTTCACGTCGAGGCCGAGCGCAACCGAGTCCACGTAGCCCTTCGTGGCGGCATCGCCAGACTGCGTGGGGGTCCCCGTCAGGCTGATCATCGCCGCGGTGAACTTGCCGTCGGCGTCGCGTGCCACGATGGCGCTGGCGGTGTTGGCGCTGGTGGCCGTCGTGGCCGAGTTGCTGACCTTGCCAGCCGTGGTGATGGTCTGGAGCTTGGCATCAGGCGTCGAATTGTCGATCAGCCTGATACCGCCAATAATGCCGCGATCCGTCATGTTGGGATTCCCCTCCGACTGTAGGGCCACTGCCCCGATGGTGAGCGTGATTGCGTTGCTTTCAATCTGTGATCGGACGATGGCTTCCGCTGCCGCCAGCACCGTGATTCCCACACGCTGCCAGATGGCCCCGGTCACATCCAGGACGAGCACGGTGCCCGTGCCCGTCGCGAGCGTGGTGACGACGCCCGAGGCGCTACCCACTTCCAGGATAGAGCCAGCGCCGTCATCCAGCGCGTAAATTGCCCCCGCTTCGAGCGGGATTGCGAGCAGCTCGGCCAGATTGAGCGTGCCGCCTAGCGATACGGAGTACACGGCGCCTTACCTACAGGGCCGCGCGGTAGCTGATGAACGCCTTGCTGCCGTCCGGCAGCACGCCGCCGATGCCCTTGACGTAGGTCAGCGTCGTGCTGCCGTTGGTGCCGGCAAACGTGGAGAGCAGCGCGACGCTGCTGCCGTGCGCGTCGCCTGCGATCGCCAGGGGCGAGGCCGGCGGCGTGAAGGTGGTGCTGTAGCGCGCGACCCCCTTGGTCACGCGCACGTCCCGGAGGTAGCCCGCGTAGGCCTCCGCGCCGTTGGCGTGCGCCCCGATGTACAGGCGCGTCTCGGTGAAGTTCTGGTTGTTCGTGGCCGTCGCCACGGACGCGCCGTTGACCCACAGCGTCAGCGTGGTGCCGCTGCGCGTCAGGGCCAGGTGGTACCAGTTGTTCGCCAGGATCGTGTTCGACGGGCTGATCAGGATCCAGCCGTTGGTGTAGAAAAACACCTCGCCGTTTCCGCGTAGGCCGAACCCGTACATGTTCGGGTCCGAGCGCGCGTCGGGGCGCGAACTCAGGATGGTGTTGTAGTTGTAGACGCCCGTCGGGTAGATGCGACACTCCAGCGTGAAGTCGCCCGTGCCCAGTGCATGGGACGCGTCGGTGGCCGAAAGCACGTAGTCGCCGTTGCCGTCGAGCAGCAGGGCCGTCGTGGCCTGACCGGGCGGCAGGGCGAGCTTGGCGTCCCCCAGCACGGAGTAGCTGCGCGAGAGCGGGTACATGCGCAGCTTGCGCTTGATGCCGCCCGCGTCGTTCAGCACCTCGTAGGTTTTGGTGGCGGTCACGCCGTCCTGCACCACGCCGTCCACCACCAGCATGGGAACGCTGCCCGTCACGATGCCGCTGGACGCCGCGGCCAGCACGTGCTCGTTGTTGGCGTCGAGCGTCACGGCCTCGAAGTCCACGTGGGTGAAGCTGGCGCCGCCCGCGGGCGCCTGCTCCAGCGCCGTGACCCGATCGCTGAGCGCCTTGTCCGCCGCCGCGCGGGTGCTGATCTCGTCGGCCAGGTTGGTGGCCGTAATGCTTGCCTCTGACATGCTGCCCTCGACTGATGTGGAGCACCCGGCCGTTGCCTGCGCGATGATGGAATGGCGTCCGCGGCGCTGTGAAAGTGGCGGGGCCCTGGCGGCCCGGACAGGCTAAGCCCCGTTTGCCGCCGCGATCCCCGTGGCAAGCGTGACGGCCCCGCTGGCGAGCTGCTGGCGGATGCTGAACTCACTCACCGACAAGACACACACCGGCAGCCGGCGCAGCACCACACCCGTGCTGGCGTTTTTCACCAGCACGACGCCCATCCCGGTGGCTGCGGGCGTCACGAGCCCCGTCGAGGCGTTGACGGCAAACAGGGACGCACAGCCGGCAGGCACCTCGTAGGTCACGCCGGCGTCGCTCGCCCCGCCGTTCAGGTTGCTGTTGATGTCCAGCGTGCCGGAAATACTCACGTAGAACATGGTCGCCCTCAAGAAAAGGCCCAGCGGTACTCGACGCTGAGCGTTTCACCCTGGATCGGCTTGTAGCCGGGCAGGATGGTCACGGTGTTGCCGGCCCAGGTGAAGTGTGCCACCGGAGCCAACTCGATGACGCCGCTGATGACCACCCGCGGGGTGGTGCCGTCGGCGATGGGCCGCGTGAGCAGGAAGGTCCCGTTGCCGTCGCTGCCGTCCGTGCTGTCGATCGTCCCGGTGGGCGGCTCGGTGGCCGTGTACATCGGCCCGGCGGGCAGCGGTGCGAGGGCGCCGGCGTCGCGCCCGATCTGGTACTCCGTCACCATCACAATCTCCCCTGGCTGGCACGGGTCGAAGAACTCGATCGTGCGCGCGTCTAACTCCTGATAATGCACCCCCAGCACGTGGCGCACGCCGCTGCGCTCCACCTCCAGCCGCCGCGCGCCCACCTGGTACAGCTCGGGCAGCTCGACCTGTGTCTCGCCCCCCGCCATCACGAAGGGCCCGTGCTGCTTGATGCGCGGCACCTCCAGATCCACCGTCGCCACCTGCGCGGCGAGGCCGCCCAGCAGCGTGTCGATCCGGTCGAGCGCCTGGTTGAAGCGCGCCCGGTTGGCAGGCCCGCCGGCCTGGCGCGGCAACAGGTAGATCGGGGTTTCCAGCGGCTCGGTCATGCGTTCCAGTCCGTCTCATCCCAGTGGCTGCGCGTGTCGTCCCAGGTGAGCACCAGCGTCCCCGCCGGCCGGTGGCGTGCGAGCACCTCGTCCAATGGCCCCCCGGCCGGCCCTGCGAGCAGCATGGCGCCGCCGCCCCGCTGCACCGCGTGACCCCGCGCCGCAAGCGTGCCGCCGAGGTGCCAGAACCGTCGCGTCGGGCGCCATGGGGCCGGCTGGTTCGGCCGCAGCCCCTGTGACCACAACCGCACCACCGACCGGGCCGCCCAAGTTGCCGACCCCAGCGTCTCCCATTCTAAGCGCGCCAGGCCGCGCGTTCGCTCCAAGTGCCGCCAGTAGATGCCCGCGGCCCGCATCTCCCGCAGCAGGGCCGACACCGGCGACGTGCCGGCGAGCGGCGGGTCGCCCACCTGAAGCTCCGTCACCACCTCGATACGGCCCCAGTTGAAGCGGCTCCCGGCGATGCGCTGGCCCCCGAAGGGCCCCGCGTTGAACCGCGCCACCTGCTCGTAGCTTTCCTGCACCCGCACCGTGCGCCCGGTCGCCCGCGACACCGCGTCCTCGATCGCCGCGATGGTCAGCCGTGGCGAGTACAGGCGCGCCATGATGCGTGCGCGCAGCCGCGCGTCCGTTTCGCCCGCGATGAGCGGCACGTTCAGCCACAAGGCCCAGCGCTGCAACGGCGCGAGCCCGTCCCCGTGCACGTCCGCCACCAGCTCTTGGCCTGCCGTGTCGAGGAACAGCCCGGCCTCCGCCGCCTCGTACAGCACCGTGGTCAGCGCCAGCCCGTGCGCGAGCGCCCCCACCACCAGCTCGTTGTTCGGGTGGCGTGGATCCAGGAAGTTGCGCGGCAGGTGCGCGAAGATCCGGCGGTAGGCCTTGGCGCGTGCCGCGTCCAGCGTGGCCGTCATTGCCACGTGACCCCGGCCAGCACCGGCCGCTCATACGGGTACAGGTCGCCGTCCCCGAACGTCGCCCCGTACTCGTCGAGCGCCGGGCGCACCTCGTAGTCTGGGTTCTCCAGGTTCACGCCGTTGTAGCCCGCCACGCCGGCCGCCGCCGCCAACAGGTCCAGCCGGCTCACGGCGTCCCCCATGCGCTTGGCGTCAAACACCGCCTGCCAGGCGGCCTCGATGCGCGTCTCCAGCTCCGCCTTGGTGGCCGTCGGGCTGCTGAAAGCCTCCGCCACCAGCGTGATGGGGTGCGCGACGCGCGGCAGCACCCGCAGATAGACACCCGCCGCCTTCCACTCCCGGGCGATCAGGGCCTGGGCCGCGGCGAGCTTCGTCTCGCTCACCGGGCCACCGTCGTCGAGGTACACCCGCACGGCCCCACCCGTCTCCGCCACGTAGGCCCACTGGTAGCCCGCCGCCTGCGCCCCCACCAGCAGCGCCGGCCGCGTCGCGCGCGACAGCGACCCGATCCACGTGATGAGCGAGGCCAAAAAGTCCTCGTCGCTCTGCTCGTCGCTCCCGCCCGACCACGCCGTCGCCACCTCCAGGTGCGACACCCCGGCCACCGGCGGATCCAGAGTCAGGCGCGTGCCTTTTGGCAGGTTGCCGGCCGCTCCCGTCCGCAGCGCGACCGCAGGCACCGTCGCCCGCGTCTGGCCCGCGACCAGAGTCACGGGCGCCAGCAGCCGCACGCGCCAGTTGTCCGCCGTGCGCGCCTCGGCGCTCGCCGTCGTGATGGCCCCCGAGGTCCCCACCAGCACCACCTCGCCCGCTGCCGTGGCGGCCGGGATGCGCGCGAGCAGGCCGAAGGTGAAGCTCTCGATCAGGCGGTCCAGGGCGGCGCCGCTGGCCTGGTCCAGGAAATACTGGCTCGGCAAGTCCACCGTGAACCGCAGCATGAGATCCTCAAGCGGCGCCGCCACGGCCTCCATGAGGCTGCGCACCACGGAGCCCTCGGACAGGTCCGTCAGGGGCATGTCCGTGGCGATCTGGTAGGCCGTGAACTGGTCGGCCATCGCCTGCACGATCTGGTCGAAGGGCAACGGCCTCAAGGGGTCACTCATGCGGCCTCCCGGTCAAACAACAGCCGAATGAAGGCGCCGCCCCCGATGGGCAGCACCTCCGCGGCGATCTCGATGTGGCGGGTGCCCGGCTTCTGGCGCACCCGGATGTTCTTCACGTCCGCCACCCGCGGGTCGCGCAGGATGACGCGCCGCACCTCCAGCGCCAGGAAGCGGTGGAACAGCGGCGTGCCGGCGAAGCCGATGTAGCGCGACAGCGCGATCCCATAGCCAGGGTGCGGCAGCAGATCCCCTATGTCGGTGGTCAGCGCCCGCAGCAGGCCGGCCATCAGGTTCTCGGGGCCGCCCACCGGCCGCACCTCGCCCCGCGCGTCCAGCGCCAGCCCGCCGTCCGCCCCCACCGCCACGTCCACGTAGAACGGGTCGCCCGGGTCGCCCAGCGCCTCGTCCGTCAGGTCGGGGATCAGCAGCGTGTTGTAGGCCGAGAGGTTGTCGTACTCGTTGACGATGCCGTTGGCCTTGGCGATCTCCACCCAGCGCTGGTGGTCGCCGTAGTACCGGACGGCCAACCCGCGCAGGGTGTCGGACTGCAAGACGGTGTGCCACGTCGCCGCCATCGTCAGCACCGCTCATACGACTTGCGGTAGCGCGCCCAGCCGTCCGTGATGGGCGAGACGAACTTGCGGCCCCACGCCGCGATCTGGGCGAAGGTGTTGTTGAAGCAGCGCAGCGCCCGGATGCCGAGCGCCGCCTCCGCCCGGCTAAGCGTGCCCCCGAACGCCGCCAAGGAGTTGACGACACGCGAGGCCTGCGCGAGCAGTGCGCGGCCCTCCTTTACCAGCGCGCGCACGGGTGCAAGCAGGGCGTTGATGGCCTTCGTGCCGGTCTGGATGACCTTCTGGGCCTTGGTCATCAAGCCTTTGGCCTTGTCCGCGTATTCCTTGGCAACCTTGGCCGCGGCGGAGGCCCCGGCCCCGAGGGCCCCGAGGAACTTGCCCACCTCGCCCCAGTCCTTTGTGAGGTTGCCGAGCAGGTTGTCGAGCGACGGCAACCCGAGCAGCATCGACAGCTCGTCGCTTACCGTCGCGGGCGCGACCCCTGTCAGCGAGAGCTGGTAGCGGAACAGCAGCGGGGAGTCCGCGCTGCGCGAGCGCCGCAGGGCGTCCGAGCCCGTCGGCACGACCTCCCAGTGCTCGTCCTCCTCCCAGTAGTGAAGAAAGAGCTGCGCCAGCTCCGCGCCGGGCTTGACCACCACGTTGCGCTGGCGGGTCGTCGCCACGTCGTAAAGCCTGAGCATGTCGAGCAGCGCCCGAAATGCCTGGTAGCCGTCCAGCGCTTCGATGCCTTCGACCGGGCTGCGGGGCGCGTACCCCGTGTGCCCCTCCAGCGTGATGGACGGCAGGCCCGGGCCCCACGCCTCGATGTAGTGGCCGCCGAGCGTGTGCTGCGGGGCGTTGCGCGACGGGTGCGTGATCGTCAGGCTCTGCGGGTTGATGGGCAGCGTGAGATACGCCGGGTCCTCGCCGGGGCGGCGAAGCTCCAGCGTGAACGCCCGCATCTCGCGCGCGTCGTTCGACTCGTCGGTTTGCGCCGGCATCGCCCCCTCCTGCCTCCAGTCTAGCGGGGCCGGGGCGCGCCGCCGCCTCGCTTTGCCAGGGCTACACGAGCGGGAGCGGCGACACGCCCGGCATCGGGATGAGGTTCACGGGCCCCGCGGGCGGGAACTGCGCGACCGTCAGGGGCGTCGCGTACCACTGGAGCGACGGGCCCACCAGCGCCACGCCCGCAGGGCTCACGGCGAGGCCCGACGGCCCCGCGCGCAGGTGAATGGACGGCGCCTGCACGTCCACCTTGCCGGGCGCCTTGAGCGTCAGCGTGGCGCCGTCCAGCGTGATGGACCCCTGGCCCTCTTGCTCCACCTGGATGCGCCCGGGCGCCGTCACCGTCGCCTTGCCGCCCGCAAGCAGCACCGTGCCGCCGTCGGTCTGCGTCACCTCCACCGTCTCGGGCGCCTCGATCGTCAGCTTGCCGCCCTTGAGCGTCACATGCGTGCCGTCCGGGCGCCGGATGGTCACGGCGAAGTCCGGCGGTGCCTCGCGCGCCTCCGGCTCCGGCGCCTTGTAGGGGTTGCCGTTCCACGCCTCGCGCTGCGTCTCGCTGAAGTTGCCCACCGCCGCCGGCTCCGGCCCGACCACGATCACCGTGCCGTCCGGCGTGCGCAGCTCGAACTGGCCGTCCCCGAGCACCGCCGCGTGCGTCCCGCTCGCCCACACCCGGCGGCTCAGCCCCCCGCGATCGTCCTCGGGCACCTCCGGGACCGGCAGCGCGTGGCTGGGGCGGTTCAGGCACCCGAGCACCACCGGCTGGTCGCGGTGCCCGTACAGGAACGCCACCACCACCAGCGCGCGCTTTCGCGGGAGGTCGTCCGTGCCGCGGTCGGGCCCGCTGTCCGGCCCGAGCACCGGCACCCGGGACAGCACCGTGGCGTCGTCGAGCAGCAGATCCACGCAGCGCTCCGCCCAGTGCACGAAGGTCACGCGGCCCATGTGCAGGTTCGAGAGCCCCCCCACGGCCTCCTTGCGGGTGTCCCGGGGGGCCGGCAACCCGGCCTGGCGGTGGTGAAGCACGGCGGCCTCCTAGTGGCGGAAGGGGTACACGTCGTCGGGCGGGATCGTGATGTCGCCCTGGTCGAACTTGGGGTGACGCGCCGACGGGTCCGTCGCGCGCGCCGCGAGCGGCAGCCCGCGCGTCACCCGCAGCGTCGTCGTGTAGGTCCCGAAGGCCTGCCACGAGTGGCTCACGCCCTCGATGTAGAACTCGCGCACCAGCGGCCCGCCCCCCATCGTGACGGTCTGGGGCTCGCCCGCCACCGGGGCGTCGGGCGACACCATCACCGGCACCTGCACCTCGGTGCGGCGATCGCCCCGGGAGAGGTAGGTGCGCCGGAGCCGCGTCCCGATGCGGTAGGCCGGATGGCCCTGCACCGTCATGGAGCCCGCCACGAAGTCGGCGCTTGGCGCGTACCAGTCATACAACAGCTTGGTGAGCGTGCGCGACACCGCGCTGAAGGTGTTGTCCGCCTTGTAAGCGGGATCCTGGCGCTGCTTACGCGTTAGCGGGAACACCGACGAGTGCGCCACCAGCGGCCGGTAGCCGAACCGCAGGTAGCTCGTGCGGTTGAACAGCGGGATGTTCGTGAGCACCGCGCTCACCTTGTCCATCCCGAGGAAGGCCGCCACCTTTGCGTAGAACACGTTGTAGACCGTCGGCTCGCCCCCGACCGTCCCGTCTAGCACCACCGTGTCGTCAATCTTGAACACCGGCAGCCGGCGCCACGAATCTTTGCAGAACGGGGCCATACGCAGTATCAGGTACACCTTTGAGTTGTCGAACGTGCGCGGCACGATCTTGGGCTTGATGCCGTCGTGCTCCGCGCCCTCTTGCTGTGTCAGCCGGAACTCGCCTTCTGGCCCCACCTGGCGCGCGCCGCTGATGTCAATGGCGCCGACTTGGGTCATACGGTTAAGCCAATCTTCAGGTTCCGCATCCCCCTCCGCCGGCACGCAGTCGATGAACAGCTCGCACCATGGCTGCTCGGCGTGGTTCTCCATCAGGTTCCACACCGTGTCCTCCTGCTGCAAGAAGGCCTTGCCCTCGTACAAAAGGCCGTAGGTCTGCCCGAGGTAGTAGCCGAACAGGCTGCGGATGTCTTGCAGGCCGTTCGGCGTGCCCTCGGCCGCGAAGCGGTAGCTCAGGCTGACGCGGGGATAGAACACCTTTTCGAGGATGTACGCGATGATGTAGGCCTTGGACCCCGCCGGGAACTTGAACTCCTTGTCGATGAAGATGAGGTTGCGGGCCGCAAAGGCCTTCAGGTCGGCGTTTGGCACGTCCTGAAAGTAGGTGAGCTGCGCGTTCAGGAACAGCTTGCCGAAGTCGTGGCCCGTGATGGTCACGGTGTGGGACGCCACCCCGTGCTCGCCCATCCGCTCGGACTCCGTGGGGCCTTGCGCCACCACGCCCACCATGACGGCCGTCAGCGGCACCGCGTGCTTGTCGAGGTCATGGCGCCCGAACGAGATGACCACGAGATCCATCGGCGCCACCACGTCCCCGAGGTGCATGCCCTTGTAAGGGCCCTCCGTGCGGATGGGGCGGTCGTGCATCACGATCGTGAAGGTGCCCGCCGGCGCGCTCAGGTCTTTCTGCGTGCTCACGCTGATGAGGTCCCCCGCGAGGGGATCCTCGCCCTCGCCCACCTGCCCGTTGATCGTGAACACCCCGTTGGCGCTGTAGAACGTCACCCGGCACAGGCTCACGCCGCCGCGGTGCTGCGCCAGCACGATGTCCTCCTCAAGCGGCGTCGAACGGTCCTCGCCAAGCACCGTCACAACCGGCAAGCCGCCGTAGTTGCCGTTGACTCCGTACAGCGTGGTCTTTTCAGACATTTCCCATCGTCATCCCGGCCAGCATGGTCGCCGCCTGCTTGTAGCCCTCGATCGCCCCCTCGCGCGCGGCCCGCCGCACCTGCTCGGGGTCGCCGCCCACCACCTGGAAGTTTTGCGAGAACGCCACCTGCATCCCGATGGCCGCGCCCCCGGCGCCCGCCACCGCCGCCGCGGGCGCGCCCGCGTAGTCCCGCGGGTTGACCCCGGGCACCGCGCCGGTCTGCGCCGGCCGCGGTGAGGGGCCGGGCCGCGGCGTGCCCGCAGGGCGCGGCGTCGGGCCCGGCGCGGGCGCCGGCGCGGAGGCCGGCGGCGCCGCCCCGGGCGGGCCGCCCCCGTGCTGCTGGAGCCACTGGTCCACCCCGGCCTGGCCCATCGCCTGACCGCCGCGACGCACCTCGAAGTGCAGGTGGGGGCCCGTCGAGCGCCCCGTCGAGCCCACCTTCCCGATCATCTGGCCGCGTGACACCTGCTGCCCCGTCCCCACCAGCACCTCCAGCAGGTGCCCGTAGCGGCTCATGCTGCCATCCTCGTGGTCGATCGCCACCATGTTGCCCATGTCGCCCGCCGGCCCCGCGAAGCGGACGGTGCCCGCCTCGGCCGCGTACACCGGCGTCCCGGCCGCCGCCCCAACGTCCATGCCATCGTGCGGCTGCATCTGGCCCGTCACGGGGTTGCGGCGGACCGCGGCGGCCTCGCTCGTGACCTGGCCGCGCCCGCCCGTCATGAACAGGCGCCCGGCTGCCACGCCCGGCGGCACGCGCCCGCCGGGGCTGCCGTCCGAGCGCGCCGCGAACCCGGTCTGGCCGCCCGGCAGCCGGCCGTTCACCACGTCCCCCATGTTCGCGAGCAGCTCGTTGAACTTGGCGATCGCCGGGTTCACGAAGTTCATGAGGTTGTTGCCGACCCCCAACACCGTGCTTTGCAGCTCCTTGAAGCTGCGGAAGCCGGCGTAGCCGATTGCCCGGTCGAAGTCCTCGCTGTCGAGCGCTGTCTTGCGCGCCAGCTCCGCCCGGCCCACCTTGCCCTCATCTTTTTGGTCAAAAAACGCCTTGCGCTGCACCTCCCGCCCCTGGTCGATCACGCGCTGGCCGTCCTTGGCTTGGATCAGGCCCTGGTCCCCGAACTTCCCGGGCTTGAAGAAGTTCTCGTAGAACGCGCCGGTCTGTGTCGCGCTCCAGCCCGTCATCTTGCGCAGCATCATCTGCACCACGGTGTCGTCCATGCCCAGCTCGTTGCGGGCGAACATCGAAAACGACTTGGCCGTGTCGAGGGCGTTCGTCTCCCGGTACTTGAGCATGTCGAAGTAGGTGGCCTTTTGGGGGTCGAAGGACGGATCCACCTGGGAGCCGTAGCGCATGAGGCCCTGCGTGATGAGGGCGTCCATCTGGTCGTCCGTCGCGCCGTCGGCCATCGCGCCCATGAAGTCCTGCGCCACGCGCGCGCCGCGCTGGCCCTGGAAGAGCGGGTTGTTCGTGCCCGCGAGCGACGCCTGGAAGGCGAGCAACTGCGCTGTCTGGGTGTCGTTCAGCTTGCCGATGCGCCCGCCGAGGCCCTCCAGCAGGCTGACGGAGGCCTCCAGCGCCTCCTCTGTCCGCTCCATCATGCCGGAGTTCTGGATGCCCGCCGCCAACTGGCGCGTCAGGTCGCCATCCAGCGAGGTAAACAGGCCGGCTCGGCCGATCTGCCCCGCCGTCTCCTGGGCCGAGAGGCCGAAGGCGCGCGTGAAGTTCAGCGTGCTCAGCAGCGCGGGATCGGACACGAAGCCCTGCCCGCGCGCGAGCGCCTCGTAGGCGCCCCGGGTTTCTTCGCGCGTGAACAGGTCGGCGCGCCCCGCCAACTGGACCCGTTCGGCCGTCGCCTCCACCGTCTCGCGGCGCAGGTTGGGCTCCAAGCCCCGCACCACAGAGTCTCGGCTGAACAGGTTGGTTTCGCGGATGTACTCCTCGGACTGCCGCGCCACCGCACCCGACACGAACCCGAGCATGGTGTTCAGCATGGTGCCGCCCACCATCCCGCCAAGCGCTGCCCCGATCGCCGTGCCGATCACCGGCACCGCGGACCCCATCGAGGCCCCCACGACGGTCCCGAGGCCGCTGCCCACCACGCTGCCGCCGCTCTGGGCCATGCCGGAGGCGAAGTTCGTGACGTTCGCTGTGCGCGCGCCCGTCGCAGGCACCATCGCCAGGTGGTGCGGCACGCCGCCACCCCCCGGGCCGCGCCCACCGCCCATGGCGCCCGCGCCCATCGCCCCGCCAGCGCCCCCGCCCCCCATGCCGCCCGCCGGGCCAACCGGCTGCGCGTGCAGCGTGCGGATGCGCTGCTGCACCTGTAGGATCTTGCGGTCGAGCTGCTCCAACTGGTTGGTGCTGCCCCGGGCCGCGGCCTGCACGCGCTGGTTTGTCAGTGCCGCCATCGTGGCGAGCGCCTTGTCGAGCTGGTTCGTGGCCGCGAGCGAGGCCTGCGAGGCCGCCCGCAGCCGCTCCTCCATCTGGCTGACGCTGCGGCCGAAGCCCGTGGCGTCCGGCATCGGGATGCGCGACCGCGAGGCGCGCGCGAACGCCTCCTGCAACGCGCGCAGGCCGGCCTCCAGCTTTCCGAGGGCCCCCTGGGCCTGGGTCACGTCGATCCGGGCCTCGAAGCCCAGGTTCTCAATCTGTGCCACCCGCCCTCCAGTCCACGATCTCGTAGACCGTCTCGTCCTTCAGCTCGAACGCCCCCGCCTGCAACGCCGCCAGCCGCCGCTCTGCCGCCTCCGCGTCCTGGTTGGCCGCGTCCACGTCCGGGGCCACGAGCCCCTCGGGCGCCGCCGCCGGCGCGCGCGTCTGGTCGGCTTCCTCCATCTGAGCGTACCAGTCATCGAGGTCGCTCCGGCGCTCGGCCTCCCCGGCATCCGCGCGCACCAGTTCGAGGTCCAGCACGGCCTGCTCGTAGGTGACACGCCGGGCGCGCTCGTCCGCCAGGCTCACGCCGAAGCGCGCCCGCCAGACGCCGTACAGGCTCTCGCGTTCCGCCCGGGCGATCGCCGGGAGGTGCTCATGAAACGCCGTCGCGAAATCGGGCGCTCCACTCCGTGTACCAGTGGTGCACGAGGTAGAGCACGTCCGTGTCCCGCAGCGTGGCGAGGCTGAACCAGTCCGGCTTGCCGATGAGCAGCGTCTCCGCCACCGCCGTGGCTTCGATCAGCCAGCGCGTGAGGCCGCTCAGGGCCTCCGCCCGGCCGCCGGACAGCGCGTCCGTGCGCACCCGCATGGCGATCTCGTCGTAGAGCGACGGCCGCCGCAGCACGAACTCCCCCGCGTGACGGGCATACCAGTCGTCGCTGAAGGTCAGCCGTTGCGCCTCGGGTTCGACCACGCGCCCATCCGCACTGGGGATGGGCGCGCGCGTGGCGTTGAAGCTCTCGACCGCCTGGGCCAGGGTGAAGCGCTCGGTGTAGGCGATGCCCAGGGCGGCCTGTTGCTGGGTGTCGGTGGGGTTCGGCATGGGCGGTGGTGCCTTTCGGGGGGCGCGCGGGCGCGCGGTGGGGGTCATCCGGCGTTAGTTGCCCGGCGGCGAGCCGGCTGCCGGACTGGTGGTCGGATCGGCCGTGGTTTCACCCGGCTTGACGGGTTCGACGGCCGTGGGCGTCGTCTCGATGGGGCTCGGGGCGCTCGCGTAGCCGGAGTAGAAGTCGGTATCGTGCTTGACCTCGCGGAAGAAGCACGTGGCGTTCTCGCCGCAAATCTGGCCTTCCCGAACGTTCTCACTGTAGCGCTGGATGGTGACGCCCTCGTAGCTCCGCAGCACCTTGCCCCCGTTGTCCGGGTCCTGGATGCTGATCTCCAGGGTGCCGCTTTGCAGGATGGTGTCGCCCAGCGGGGCGAGCCCGAGGGCCACCAGGTCGGCCTTGCGGATCATGAAGGCTTCGAGCTGGATGGTGCCCGAGAACTTCAGGTGCACGTGCTCGGCCGGCAGGTAGTCCCCGAGGCCGTGCACGGGCTGCGTGCCGTAGTCGTGATCCGCGCTGAAGGATTGCAACCGCGCGTGCCCGATGGGCTGCGCTGTCGCTTCGGCGGCGCCTGTTTTGAGGTAGATGATCGCTTGCAGGTGCGAGCGAACGTATTGCTTGTCTTTCTTTGCCATCGCTGGGTGCCTCCTCTACCTAAACCGAGCCCTGCACGGCCTGCCACTTGGCCGCGATGGTGATGTAGTTGCCTGGCTCGGCGATTGCGGCCTTGAGTTCGACGGCGTAGGTGCGGTTCTGGTAGGTCACGCGCGTCACCTTGGCGTCCCCGACCAGCATCCCGAGGCGCCTGGCCTCGGCGAGCACCTTCTCGGTGTCGCCCTTGATCTGGTTGAGGCGGAAGGTTACGTCACTGGTCACGGGCTTGCCCGTGTACTTCTCGCCGAGCACCATCTCCAGGTTGGTTAGCAGGGTGTCGGCGCAGTGCAGCACCGACGGTTCGACCTCCAGCACGTTGGTGGTGCGGGTCTGGGCGAACTGGTTGAGCACCACCTGGAAGCCCTTGTTGGGCACGGGCACGAGCGGCGTCGCCGCCGCCAGGATGGCCTGCTCCTGCTCCAGGCTGTCGAAGATGCCCTCGACGGCGAGGGCGCTGACGTACTTGAACGTGAGCGACTCCTGCGGCATCCCGCCCGCCTTCATGCCGGCGAGGGCGGCGGCCAGCAGCCACGAACCGAACAGGGTCTTGGCCCCGCCCGACTCCCGGTAGATGCCGGGCGTGGCGTAGACGCAGCGCTCGGAGTTGAGCGTGAAGATGGCGGCCTCCAGCGCGTCGAAGTCCACCGTGCCGTCCGGGCTGAAGGTCACGAGCCCGGGGTCGTGACCGACCCAGAGCTGCCGGCGCCGCTTGATCTTGATGTCGCTCATCCGCAGCACGTGCTCCAGGCATGCCTGGTGCACCAGCGCGTCGCCCGTGCAGGGCACGAGGAAGTACCCGGGCTGGCTTTCGAGCTGCTTGAGGGCGTTCTTCCAGTGCACCAGCGTGGGCGCACCGTTGCCGCCGCCCGAGAGGAACACGGGGCCGGCCGGCGCCACCGCGTCGAGCGTGAGCACCTCGGCGATCGCGGCGGGGCTGAAGCGGTTCAGCCAGTCCGCGATCGCGCCGTTGACACCCCGCAGGGCGGTCGGCGTGCTGCTCAGGGGCACCGGGGCGGCCGTGCGGTCCAGCAGCGCGGAGGCCATCGTGTCGTGGCCGAACACCTTGGTGGTGAAGCCCGTCTGCGCGTTCAGCCAGCCGGCCAGCTTGGCGATCGTCGCCACGTCCGCGTCCGTCAGGGTCTTGGTGAAGGATGCGGAGCCGTCGGTGGCGCCCGTCACAGAGAGCACGAGGCGGGGCTCCCCGTACACCTCGACGACCTCGGCCGTGGCCGTGCCGTTGCCGGTGTAGGCGAGCCCGAGCACCTTGCCCAACTCGGGGCTGGTCTGGTCCACACCATCTTCCAGTTTGCGCACCTTGACGATGCGGGCGTCGGCGTCGGCTGTCCCGGCGAGAATCTGGATCTGGGCGTTGTTGCCGTGCTTGCCGTAGTCGCGCGCGCGCACCGTCAGGCAGTTGTCGGGCGTCGCCGCGCCGCTCAGGAAGGTGTGCGAGGCCCGCACCGCCGGGTTGACCCGCACCGCGATCACCACGTCGGCGCCCGCGCTGCTGGGGCTCGGGTTCCAGGTGGCACGGGCCGCCTCGTACAGGGGCCCGCCGCGCAGGACGGCCAGGGCGGCGTCCTGGCCGGCCGCGTTGAACACCAGCGGGGTGTTGGGCTCGCCGCCCTCCGACTCGCCGACCAGCATGACGATGTTGAGCGCCCCGACGGTGATCTCCACCAGATCGGAGGCGTCGCCTTGCGCGTATGCGCCGGGGATCAGGATCGTGCGACCCCCGAAGTAGATGCCACGAGTTGCCATAGGTCCCTCCTACACGGCGGGGGTGTCGCCTGGGGCGGTCGTCTCGCCTGCGGGGGGCGGTGCTTCAAACGAGACGGTCATCACGTTGTCGTTGAGGTCTGCGGTGAGTTCAAAGCCCTCGCTCAGATCCAGCGGCCACTCGATGTCGATGGGGATGAGCGCGGACACCTCGAACACAGCGGAGAACACGTCAGCCGGGGCCCGTTGCTCCAGATCCTGACCGTCGCCTTGCTCCGTAACGCGCATCTCGTGCACGTCTGCGGTGTCCGAGAAGTACCGTACCATGCGCCATAGCACCATCCGGCAGGCATTTGCCAGCACATCGCGCGTTTTCGGGTTCGTGGTCCACAGGCTCACCTCCAGCGACTGACGCCAGTAGGCAGATTCGGTGTCCACCCAGTCGCCCGCCGCGTTCTGCACCACCCCGAGGCGCCCGCCGCCGATGAACTGCCGCTCCAGCGAGCCCGCCATGTGGTTCACGCTGATACAAGGCAGCAGCTCCAGCCCCTTGGGGTAAGCGTTCAGCACCCGGCACGGGATGGCCGGCGCCTGCGCCGCCACCTGGGTCTGGAGGTAGGCGATCACGTCCGTCTTGAAGTTCATGAGCGGCCTCCGAGGTCGCGCAGCAGGGCCTCGCGCAGCCCGGCGCGCACCCGGTCGCGCATGGCCTCCGCGGCGTAGCCATCCACCCGGCGCGGCAGCGTGCCCGGGTGGATCCACCCGCGGCTCTCGCTCGTCACGCGCCGGAACTGCACCGCCCCGCCCGGGCCGTCCTGGATGGGCACCAGCAACGACCGGATCACGCGCCGGTGCCGCCGCGACATGACCACCTTGGCCTTGGGCGAGCGCAGCAGGCCCGGCTTCATGTCGAACGCCTTCATGCCGTCCCGCACGAAGGCGTAGCGCGGGTGGTCGATCACCACGCGGCCGTGCAGCCGATCCCCGTTCACGGGGTACTCCAGCCCCTGCGCCGCCGCGCGGTACAGGCCGCCCGTCAGGCGGTTGACCTTGAAGGTGCCCCCGGACCAGCTCACGGTCGCGCCGCTGAGGGCCCGCAGCACCTCGCGCTGGCCCTGCTGGCTCAAGCGGGCGACGGCGGCGGCCGTCTGCCCCCACGGCTCGCGCCGCCGCAGCCGCCGCAGCCGGTCGAGGATGGCGGCGAACAGGTTGGCCCGCCGCGGCCTGAGATCGATGTGCAGGGTCACGGCACCCCCCCGGCGAGCTGCTGGCGCAGCACCTTGCGGGTGATGCGGCGCAGGATCGCCTTGTCGGGCAGGCGCTTGTCCTCCGCGCCGCGCTGCATCGGCATCGCGCCGCGCCACACCTGGTAGGCCTCGTAGTAGTCAAACTCGACGGTGACGCGCGTGTCGGGCGGCAGGGCGCCGGGCTGCCAGGCCAGCGCGCCGTCCGGCCGCACCTGCGCCCCCGTGGCGGGGTCGGTGTAGGCCGCGGGCGGCACTGGGGTCAGCACGCCGTCCACAAGGCGCGACACGCCGAGGATGGCGTCGGGGAACAGGGTGTCGAGCCGGCCGTTGAAGGCGGCACCCGGCGTGATGACCTCACTGGTGCGCACCCGGAACTGCGCCATGCGGATCCAGTCCCCCTCGGACAGCCGGACGTGCCGCGGGGGCGTCAGGCTGCGCAGGCCGGTTTCATGCACGCCGGTGGGCAGCGGTTGCTTGCTGGCGTCGTGCGCGAGCAGCAGGGCGCGGATGCCTGTGGGCTGGCCCGGGGCGAAGCCGGTGCCGAGGCAGGCCGCGCATGTGGGGTCCACGTAGCCGTTGTCGTCCCGGCAGGGGCAGGCGACGACCTTGTACAGCAGCAGGTTGACGCCCTTGCGGGCGATCAGCTCGTCGAGCTTCTTGAGGTCGATTTTGACGGCAGGCACGTCAGACCACCACGATCCGCAGGCCGGCGTAGGTGGGGCCCACTTCCTCCAGCCACTTCTTGATGCGCTTTTCCAGTTCGATGATGTTCGCGCCGTAGGTCGAGTTGGTGGCGGACGAGGTGGTGGCGATGCTCTCGCTGATCCCGTCGAGGCTGACGGACTGGCTGGCGATGCCGGCGATGGTGGAGTCCGAGATGATGATGAGCAGGGCCTGCGAGGCGATCATGCCGATGATCTGGGCCATGTCGGACGGGCAGTCCATGCCGGCGGTGTAGTCCACGCGCCAGAGGTGGGGCACGACGTTGCCGCCGAAGCTGCTCATGACGATGGGCAGGGCGATGGAACCCGGGAGCGACAGGTTGGAGAGGGCCCCGGGGAGGATCTGCACGTCGCCGCGGGCCTTGTTGAGGCGAACCCACTCGGCGGGCATCTTGGCGACCTGGTGGTTCGCAAGCCACAGCTCCAGCCCGTGCACCTCGCGCACGGGGTAGTGGCGCAGGCGCAGGTAGCCGTAGCTGATGCGGAAGCGGGAGGGGTCGAAGTCATAGCCGGGATCTTCCAGGGCGCCCGCGGGGGCGCCTGGTAGGGCGCTGTAGCGCTTGCGCCCGAGGGTGATGCCGAGGTGGCGCTCGACGCGGTGGACGCCTGCTCGGATGGCGAGCGCGATCGCCTCGTCGGGCAGCAGGCGGTTGTCGCCGTCCACCGGCGGGATGCCGAAGAGCTGGTTCTCGCGCATGTAGGTGGGCGTCGGCAGGCCGGTGTCGTCGTACCAGTCCGAGCGCGGGGGCGGGAGGTCGGCGGCGGCCACCAGCACGAGGGTGGCGCCAACCTCGTAGGTTTCGACGGCGGGCGGGGCATCGGGCTCCCAGACGACGCCCTGCTGGGTCGTGGTGAGGGTCCAGACGACCTCGTGGGTGCCCGGGGCAGCGGCGAGCTGGCGCGGCAGGCGTGCGCGCACGAGGCCGTCGCGCATGATGGCAGCAGACGACTCCCAATCGAGGCTGGGGATGGCGACGTGGGCGGCAGTGGGGATCATGCCCACCTCGGCGCGCCAGCACGGGTACTGGACGTAGCCGCCGACGCCCACGGCGAGCCGCTGCTCGTACATGGGTCAGCGCCCCCGGCGCTTGCGGGCCACCTTGGCGGGCGCCGGGGCCTCGGGGGCGTCCGCGTCGGGCGCTGCGACCTCGGGCTCCGCCTCGGGTTCAGCCGCGGGTGCGGCCTCGGGCTCCGCCGCGGGCGCAGCCGGGGCCGGGGCCGGCGGAGCAGCGGGCTCGTCGAGCAGGCCATAGCCGGGCAGGCGCAGCAGGAAGTCCGCCTGCTCGGGTGTGACCTCGGCGACCCCGCGGGCGTCGAAGGCGATCGGGCCTTGCGGGGTGTTGAGGCTGGAGAGGCCGAAGGCGTTGCTGATTCGGGGCATGGGGGCTCCTTGCATTGAAAGGGCCGGCCAGCAAGAACTGGCCGGCCCTGGGTCTGTTCACCTAGTTGCGGGGGCGGGTGATGTCCACGTCGTGCGTGATGTCGCCGTTGCCCACGTTGATGCAGACGAACTGCTTGCGGGGCTGGTAGACCATCATGGTGCCGTAGAGCAGGATCGCCCAGCGGGTCCGGGTGTCCAGGGTGGCGAGAGGCAGCTTCATCAGCGGGGCGAGCTGCTTCCAGCGGATGGCGTCCTCGACCGTCATCAGGGCGAAGGCCATCGAGGTGCCCTCGATGAACTGGTTGCGGTCGGTGAAGGTCACGTTGGCGGAGGCGCCGCGGCCGACCTCGATCAGGCGCAGCATCTTGCCGCCGTTCACCTTGCGGTAGATGCGGTAGAACTGCGCGCCCGACACGTTGGGGAACACCACGTCCGCCACGTCGCCCGCGTCCACCGTGGTGGCCGTGGAGACGACGGCGAGGCCCTCGCCCTTGCCGTTGATGGCGTGCACCTGGTAGGTGACGGTCACGCCCTCGGAGAAGCGGCTGACCTCGTTCACGCCCGCAGCGCGGGGGGTGACGGTGATCGAACCCGGCGCCGCGGGGGCGAGGTCGGCCACGGTGGTCGGGGGCGCGCCGCCCTCACGGATGAACTGGTGCGACTCCAGGCTGATGCCGTCGGAGTTGTTGCCGACGAACTTGCTGGCCGTCACGCCCATCGTGTAGTCCTTGCCCATATCCCCGAGGAACAGGCGCTTGTTCTCCATGAGGATCTGGCTGAGGTTGTTCTTCGACTTGTTAGACATGAACAGCGTGTCCAGGGTGCCGTACTGGTCGGCGGACGCGTTGTCGAGGTCCATGAGGGTCTTGTCGGTCAGCGGCTTGCCGCGCAGGTCGATGATGTTCTCCGGGGTGGACATCTGGACCTGCTGGTAGAGGCCGCGGATCGAGAGCGGGTTCACGCGGTCGTCGCCGAAGAAGAACGCCGTCTCCAGGTTGCGGAGGATCTGCATGACGCCGTTCATGTCCTCGCGCTCGATGATGGGGTCCACGCCGGTGATGGTGCGGACCATTTGCATCGGGTGCGTGACGGAGCGGGTGGTGCCCAGGAACTTGACCTGTGCGACCTCACGCGAGTAGACGCTGCCGTCCTCGGCGGGCAGGCCGCCTTCCTGCATCCACATCGCCTCGTCCGAACCGTACTGCTGGAGCACGTCGTACTCCTCGAACATGGCCAGAGCGGGCGCCTTGCTGATGCGCTGCCACATCTTCAGCTCCTTCATCTTGAAGCTGAGGACCTGGAGCGTCATTTCGAGCGACTGCGGGATGAGCGCGGAGCCGTCCTGGAAGCCCAGGGCAGGGTTGGAGCCCGTGGCGAGCGACTTGCGCATCTCCAGGGCCTGGTTCAGGGCGTTCACCACGTCGTGACGGGCGAACGCGCCGCCGTTCACCGTGGGGTCGCCCAGGTGGCTGAAGTGGCCGCCGAAGTCGGCCATGGAAACGTGACCGGACATGTCTTTCATTCCTCCTATCCGGCCCAAGCGGGCCGCCTAGCCCGTGTTAGTCCTGGATTGCGCTGAGAATATCGGCGGGGAGCTTGGCAGGATCCTTGCCCTGCGTCTCGTAGCGGTGTGCCCACACCGGGTCGATCTTCCCGGCCTGGATGCCCCGGAGCAGCTTGGCGCCCACCATGTCGGCGTTGAGCGCGGGGGCCTGAGCAGTGGCGCCCATGCCCTTTTCCAGCACGTGCGCCGGCCGCTGTGAGCGAGGCGGGGCCACCGGCTTGCCGGCGATCGCCTCGAACGTCTGCGACAGGCTCTTGACCATCGCGGACAGCTCGCGCTGCGCCTCGATGACGCTCACAAGGCCGCGGGCGATCAGGTCGCTCGACTCGGCCGACTCGCGCAGGCCCTTGCGCAGCTCGCCGCGCAGGCCCTCCGCCACCTCGTCGAGGCCGTCCACCAGCGCTTCGAGCACCGGGGCCGCGTCGAGGCTCTTGGCGATCAGGTCGTCCTCGCTGAGCAGAGCGCGCAGCGACTTCTCCATGTCGTCCTCGTCGTCGTCGCCTTCCTCGTCCTCGTCCTCGTCGTCAAAGTCCTCGTCGTCGTCGCCTTCGTCGTAGGCCTTGTCCATCTCGGGGTTGTCGATGTAGGACTTCTCGGCCTCGTCCGCCTCGTCATCCTCGCCGAACTGGAACCCGCCGTTGGGTCCCGCGCCGCCGGTCTGCATCGGATCGCCCTGGGCAAAGAGGGAAAGCCCCTTCTCCAGGTCGTCCTCGCCCGCCAGCGCCGCACGCAGGGCGTTCGTGGCTTCGCTCATGGGTTGTTCTCCCTCCGTAACTGGCGCCCGGTGACACGGGCAACCGCGCGATAACGATGTGCCAGGGCTGCCGCCTGGTCGATGGGCGCACCGCAGCACCGGCTGAAGTGCGCCACAGCTCCCGCGTAACCGTGCACGAAGCCCATGCCGTCCGCGTCCCAGGCCATACAGCCGCAGGTGGGCGCCAGCGCCAGGTGCACGGTCAGAAGGTTCTGCGGGGCGCCCTCCAGCGCCTGCACCACCAGGGGTGCGAGGTCGGAGCTGGCCCCGGCTTGATTCTGTGCCAGGGCTGCGCCCTCGGTGACGCTTTTTGCCACGCGATCCGTCAGGAACGCGGTGGTTTCCGGGTTGACCGGGTTGGGCGTCAGCGCCACGTTCACCACCAGGGCGCCCGTGACGTGCAGCCGGTCGTCCGGGTCGCGCTCGGTCACGCGGCCCTCGACGGACCACGCGAGCTGCGCGCCAGCCTTCAGCAGCGCGTAGGCGTCCTCGGCCCGCTTCACGTTCTCGTACAGGCGCGCGTGCAGGTAGAACTGCTTGGGCGTGCATGTCCAGTCCACGGGCTCGCCGATGATGGAGCTGGGCTCCTTGCCGTGGTCCCAGTTGATGCGCCCGTGGCGCTCGAAGTAGGTGAGGTCGAGCCCGGACGGCTCGACGCGCTCGCCGTGGAGATCCTGCGCCGGGGTGCTTGCGACGCCCTCGACCAGGCGCCCGCCGACGGGCGCGGCCTTGCCGCCCCCCTTCACCAAGGTGGCGGGGAGGGTCAAGCGGAAATCACGACCATCGAACTCTGCGCGAACCACATGCCGAGTATCCGGCGGGGTGTGGCAACCGGATCGGGGAATTGCCACGCGCGTGCTTAAAATTGTGCCGACCCGAGAGGCCCGCCCGATGGAAGCGATTCACCTGCGCCCCGGCGCAAACCCCGACCTCATCCCGCTGCCGCGCAAGTACGGCGACCTTCAGCAGCTCGTGGGCGGGGACCTCGACGTGTTCGGCCCGTGGCTGCCGGAGTACCCGCAGGTGTTCGCCTGGGGCAACCCGGCCGCCAAGGTGCTCGGGCTGCGCGCCAACATGATGTGGCACGCCGCGGGCGACTGGCTCGCCGGCCCGCTCGTGTTCGTGGCCGAGGACGACCGGGGCGCCTCGCGCCCGCTGAGCGACGCCGAGCGCGCCGCCGTGCTCGCGCTCATCCGGTCCGATCGCGCAGCGCGCCGCGCATAATCGCGCCGGGGCACGGATGAAGGCGGGCAGACACCCCACCCGACACGAAAGGCCCACACGATGAAACAGGGAACCACCGGCGCCAGCCTGCGCGCCGACGCCGCCAAGGGCGCCGCGGCGATCCGGGCCCTGGGAACCGCCTGGCCCGAGGCGGCCGAGGCGATCGCGGACTACTTGGTTGCCGGGCTCTACCCGGACGACGACGTGGCGGCAATCCTGGCGGGCGACCTGTACGCCGCCGCGTCTTGCGAGCACCTTCGCGACATCGCCCAGGCCGTGGCGGCCTGCTGCCCGAAGGCGCTCTATGGCAGCTACGACAAGCTGCACCGCTGGGTCATGGTTTGCTGCGGCTAAGAAGGAGACACCCCATGCACCTCACCACCATGTCATTCCTGGTGCCCCACGGCCACGACGAGGACGGCGGGCTGCTGGCCGGCGAGGCCCTCCGCGTCGTGGCGGAGGCCGACGACGGGCGCCGCTGGGCGCACGTCGAACTGGGCGGCGTCGTGACTGCCGTCGAGTACGGCGACAGCGCCCCCCGCGTGGTCCCCATCCCCGGGGCGCGGGCCCGCGTCGAGGCCGCGGTGGCGGCGGGGCCTGCGGGGCCGGAGCTGGCGCCCGAGGCCTGGGAGGCGATCGAGCCGCGGTACGGCTCCAAGGCCTACGCGGCGCGGTGGGTGTAGCCATGACCATCAACCGCAAGGCGGCGCTGGCCGCCGACAGGATTCTCGAAGTGGGCAGCGCCGCCTGGCCCGACTACGCGCAGGAGATCGCGGACTACCTGGCCGACGGCATCGCGCCCGGCGAGGTGGTGGAGGCCATCCTGGCGGGCGACCTGTACGGTGCCGCATGCCAGGTGGACGCCGTGGGGCAGGCCCACCTGGTGGACATCGCCCGGGCGGTGGTGGCGCACTGCCCGCCGCAGCTTTTCGGCGACCCGGACAAGGTGCGCCTCTGGGTGGATCACCGCGCCGCGGCCGACGGCGACTGACGCGCGCAGGAACGCAGCGCCCCGGCTCCGGCCGGGGCGTTTTGGCGTGTGGCAAAACGGGCGGCGCGGCGCGGGCGGGCTGGCACCATGGCGCGCGGCCGTGGGCCGGAAGGAGGCAGCATGTTCGAGTTGATGCGCTACATGGAGCGGGGCCGCATGGCGGCCGTGGTGGACGGGAGGCCAGTGGTGTATGCTGCCATCGGGCCGGACGGCCTGGTACAGGCGCTGTGCCCGGCGTGCGCGAGTCGCACGGCGCGCAGCCGCCTGATCGACACGCTGAGCCTCGCGGGCGAGCCCCTGGCCGGGCTGCCTCGCTGCCACGGCTGCGCGGACGCGCTGCTGTTCGCCTGACTGTTGCCTTCCGAGCATCACCCCAAACCAGCACGCCGACGGCCGCAAAAACGACCCCCGGGGCCGCGCTTCGGTCGGAAGTCCGCACCGCCATCTTGCGCAACCCCCTTGAATCGGCCTCGCTTGTTTGCCATAGTAGACAAAACCGCAGGAGGGCAACGATGCCTTACAACGCGCTGCTGCACAGCTTGCTGAGCCCGGAGGGGGAACTGGGGTGGCCCCGGGTGCCGCTCGGGGTGCTTGCGCGCGTGCTGTGGGCGGTGGCGGAGTCGGAGCGCGGCGCGTCCCTGCCTGTGATTCCCGAAATGGACCTCGCGGCGAACCAGTTGGCGCAGATGCTGGCGCCCGAGACGTATGAGAGCCTCGTGCTGGCGATGGACCATGCGCTGGCGCACCTGGCGTCGCACGGGCTGTCCGGCGAGGTGGCGGGCCCGCTGGCACAGGAACTGCTGGCGCTGGAGCACCGGGCCCGCTGACAAGCGGCGGGGGGCCCGTGCTATACTTTCGACACCCGAACGCAGCGACCTAACCAGTCGCGACCGCTGGCCCGACTGATGTTTCAGCCGGCCCTTGGCGCTTGCCGGGGGTCGGCTTTTTTGTCGGGCCCGCCTCACTCACCCGAGGTGTCCCATGCACATCATCCTCAAGGGCCTCGCCTTGCGCGAGGCCGTCCGCGACCTGAAGCCGGTGGCCGGGCGGACGCGCATCATGTCCATCCTGGAGCACGTGGTGCTCGAAGCAGACATGTCCGGCCGCATCGTGTTCCGCGCGAGCGACCTCGGCCTGACGCTGCGCGCCGAGCTGAGCGGCCAGGTGCTCGCGGCCGGCGCGGCCACGCTGCCGTGGAGCACCTTCAGCGCGCTGGTGGACAAGCTCACGGCCTCGCCGGAGGCCGAGCTGACGCTCCAGAGCGACGGCACGGGCACGCGGCTGACGTGCGCGCGCAGCCGGTACACGCTGCGCGGGCTGTCGCCCGAGGACTACCCCGCGGTGCCCGACGCGCCGGCGGAGGGGGGCGTGACGCTGCCGGCGGACGTGCTGGCAGAGGCGCTGGCCTCAACGCTCTACTGCGCAGACGAGACGGCCGTGGACTTCAAGTCGGCGGCGAGCCTGACGCTGGCGAACGACGAGCTGACCATCTACACGTGCGACGGCTCGCGGCTCGCGCGCTACCGCGCGACGGGCATGGGGCCGGGTGCGTTCGAGATCGTGGTGGCACGCCGCGTGATGGTGGAGGTGGGCCGGCTCATCAAGGACTGCGCGCCCGCGGAGGTGCGCATCGTGGCGCTGGACGACAACCGGGTCGGCTTTGCGGTGGGCAACCGCTACCTGACGAGCCGGTTGGCGGCAGGCGGCTACCCCAACGTGGCCGCCATCATCCCGCCCTCGTCGCCCATCGAGGTGGACGTGTTGCGGGCGGAGCTGCTGGCGTGCGTGGAGCGCGCGCTCGTGGTGACCACGGGGCTCGACGCGCGCATCCTGACGCTGACGCTGGCTGCGGACGCGCTCACCGTGCAGGTGGGCAGCGAGGCCTCGGGCGACGGCCAGGAGCAGGTGGACTGCGACTGGGGCGGTGCGCCCTTCAGCATCCGGCTCAACGGCCAGTACCTGCGCGACAGCCTGCGCGCGCTGCCCGGGACGGCGGCGCGGCTGGGGTTTTCCGAGCCGCTGCGGCCGGTGTTCGTGACGAACCCGGACAACCCGGGCCCCCTCGCGCTGATCATGCCGCTCAACCTCGCATAAGCGCCCCGCCACACGGATGGGGACGGGGGGCCGGCGCTTGGTTGCCGGTCCCGATGCGAAGGAGGACGATATGCAGCAGCAAGAGGCGCCGCGGGCGAAGGCGCTGGTGTGCCCGTTGACGGGCCAGCAGAGCGTGGTGATCCGGGCGGGCGCGCGCGAGGTGGTGGTGACGGGCCCGGTGGACGCCGCGGCCCTCGCCGCTGGAATCAACCAGGCGGTGGCCAGGATGAAACTCCGGGCGGCCGTTCGGGCGGGGCTCGCGTAGGCGGCCCTGGTTATCTGGCGCGAAACTGTCCTCCGGGGACGCCCCGGGGGTGCGACGGGCCGGAAAATGGCGCCGTTGCGACGTTTTGCGGATCCGATCGTGATAAGACCGATTATCCCGACCCTTTTGGAGGTGCCACATGCTCAACCTGGATGCCATCGAGGCCCGTCTGAAAGAAATCATGCCGGGGACATGGTACGTCGCCGGGTCCCGGTGGGAGGACACCTACGAGGTCGCCACGGTCGGTCGCTGGCATGTCTGCTCGCGACAGGGTAACGACCGCGTAAGCGACGCCAAAGACGCCACCTTCATCGCGGACTCGCCCCGCCTCGTCGCGGACCTCGTGGAGGAGGTGAAGCGGCTGCGGGCGGTCCTGGACGCGAGGGGCGCGACCACCATCAGCTACACCCCGGAGCTGGCGGACGTGATCGTCAACGGCGTGGTCTACGCCCCCAAGGGTCGCGCCCGCTGATCGACACCCGTCGGACGGGGGTCCGACCCCCGTCGAAACAAGCCCCATCTGGGCAGCCTCAAACCCACTCCCCAAGAGCGTCCGACGGGGGTCGGACGCCCCACCGAAAGGATACCAAATGCTTAACCTTCATTTCATCAAGTCCAAGCTGGCGGAATCGAGGAAGTCACTCTCCGTCTCCGACGCACTTGAAGATGACTACCCTTGGGTGGGCATCCGCGATGACCTCGGCGACCTGGTGGATGAGGTGGAGCGGCTGCGGACCCGCCTGGACGAGCAGCAAGCCGAGCACATCGCAGAACTACACCTAGAGCGCGACGGCAACACGGAGATGATGGGGCACGTCGTTGAGGTCATCCGCCATGCGCTGGGCTTCATGATCGACGAGAAGCCGCAGACGGCAAAGTCGATCCTGTCCTTCGCCTTGGGTTGCTACTGCGGCGAGGAGTCCTGGGATCGGTTGGTTGAGTGGCTGCGGGAGCCCAATCACGAGGAGGTGCCAGGTGTTTGACCTGGAACCCATCCAGGCTCGACTCGCAGCGGCGACGCCGGGAGACTGGAGCGTGAAGCAGCAGGCACCCGCAGACCAAGGATACGCGCCACTGGTGGTAACGGATGGCGACGACGTTTTGTACGTCGCAAAGTGCCAGACCCAGGGCGACGCCGACCTCATCGCCAGCGCCCCCACCGACCTCAGCGACCTGGTGGCAGAGGTCAAACGGCTGACGGGCGCGATTCTGCTGCACGCCGCGACTCAACCGATCGAGGCATTTACGCCACAGGACCGCGAGCTGTGGGCGTCGATCGGCATCGAGGATGTGGAGGTGGAGGTGGAAAATGACACGCAAGAAGTCTGACAAGGGCCGCACGGAAGGGGGTCCGACCCCCGTCGAACCGGGCCCCTTCAAGGCGATCGCAGCGGACGGCTACGAGTGGACCTACACGATCGACCCCGTGACGGGCTACCAGGTGGGCCCCGACTGCAAGCGCTGCGGGGCCAAGGACTGCCACCCCATCTTCCACGGCTACTGCTCGAACCACTGCGAGGACATGGCGAGCGATGAGGCCCACATCGCAGAGCTGGAGGCGGAAAACGAGCGCCTGCGAACGAATATCCGCGAACTGATGGAACCAGAGATGGCGAGTCTGGTGGCGTTCAGCAAGGGCAGCTTCACCTTCAAGTCCGAGGTCTTTCGGGCTCTCCTGGCAGGTCTGGTGCAGATGCTGGAACTCTCCGATGTCGAGGACTACCTGAGCATAGACATGGGTGGCCTCGGGAAGGAGGCCGTGACGCTGACGATCCAGCGAAAGACTGGAAAGTCGCCACACCAGAAGCTCGTGGAAGCCGAGGCCAGGCTGGCCGATGTCGAGCAGGCCAAAGTCGCCTTGAGGTGGGAAGTGGAGCGGTTGCGATCTGCCATCCACGAGCATGCCGAAACACACCTGGGATCCTGCTGCACAGACGACGACCGCAAGCTGTGGGGAGCACTGGGGGAACTCTAGGCGGACGGCCAAAAGCGTCTACCTACGAGGCTTTGCGGATTTCCGGCTTGATAATGCCAATTATCACGATGTTTGGGAGGGTTCATCATGTCAGAACCGACGACGCCGGTGGAGCCGGCAGGGATGTGCACGGCCTGTCAGAGCAGGCCCATCTACGCGCGCGGGATGTGCTCGACGTGCTACTCGGCCAAGCGTCGCGAGGCCGTGCAGGATGGCACGTGGACGCCGCGGCTGGCGCGCAAGGCCAAGCGCCCCAAGGCCAAGCGCGCGCGCTGGTGCGTCCTCGGGTGCCGGCGCAAGGCCACGGCGCACGGCGTCTGCGCAACGTGCTACAGCCGGGCCCACCGGCGGGCCGTCGCGTCCGGCGTGTGGACCGGGAAGTGGACCGCGGAGGTGGCGGCGCTGCTCGCGCCCGCGGTCCCCGAGCCCCAACCGACGCGGCCCGTTGAGGCGGCCACGCCCTGCGAGGCATGCGGAGCCGCTGGGCCCGCAATGGTCATCCACGAGGGGCTGTGCGGCTGGTGCCGCTCGCGGCGCCGGCGCAACACGCACGCAGCGCCAGAGCAGCTCGCGAGCAGCGCGCACGCTGCGCCAACGTCGCCCGCGTGCAGCGTGCGCGGGGCATCCCCGGCGGCCGGCGCGTTCGACCACGAGCGCCTGGCGATGCTGGAGGCCTGCCTCGGGGTGCTCGGGCCGGCGATTGCGGCGACGCCGCCCATGCTGCGCTCGCTGCTGAACGACGAGCTGCCTGCGTTGATCGCGGCCCACCATGCCGTGCTGGAAGGAGTGCCCCATGCCTGACGGCCACGACAAGGCCAAGAACCCCCGGTGCGTGCGCGCCGGCCACCTCGGTGGCCTTGCGTCGGGGGCCGCACGCCGCGCCCGGCGGCGCGCCCTGGAGGTGCTGGTGCAGCCCCACGCCGCCGACGAGTCGAGCCAGCTCAAGGTCGAGGTGCCGGCGGGCGCCGACGGGCCGGCACCGCAAGCGCCGCGCTCACACCCCTCATGCTCCGCCGGGTGCGAGCGCACGGCCGACTGCCAGGGCCTGTGTGCGCTGTGCTATGACCGCGCCCGGCAACGGGCGCACATGGTGGGGTTGTGGCAGGGGCGCTGGAGCCCGCTGTTTGCTGCGCTGGCGTATCAAAAGCCCCGGATCGGGCGAACGGGCGACGCCTGCGCGGCGTGTCAGCGCAAGCCGCCCGGGCTGGTCCTGATCGGGGCGGTGTGTGTCGCCTGCTACGCGGGCAGCACGGACGCCGCCCGCGCGCAGCACGCGCGCAGCGCGCCCGCTGCGCCCGTGCTGCCGAAGCCCCGCCCGGACGACGCGCCGCCCCTCGACTGGGACACGGTGCCCCCGGAGCCTCCGTCCGATCGCGGGGCGCAGGGGGACGACGCCACCTTCGACCTCGGGCGCCTGACGATGCTGGAGGCCTGCCTCGGCGCCCTCGGGCCCGCCCTCGCCACCTCGCCGATGCTGCGCACCCTGCTGCACGACGAGCTGCCCGCCCTCATCCGCGCGCACCGCGCGACCCTTCAAGGAGGTTCCCATGCCTGACACGACTCCCGCCGAGCGCCTGCGCGCCGAGGCGGACGCCGCCGACCTGTTGACGTTCATCACCCGCTGCGCCAGCATCCGCCGGACGGCCAAGGAGGAGGTCATCACGAGCACCTACGGGCTCAAGGAGAGCCGGCACGAGCCCGGGCTGCGTGCACGCTGCACGCTGGCCCAGGAGGGCGGGCTGCCGCTCGCGGCCCCGCGGGACCACCAGGTGGTGCGGCTGCGGGAGGCCCCGCTCGACGCCGACGGGATGCCCCAGCCCCTGCTGCTCGACGGCGAGCGCCTCGCGGTGCTCATGGTGCTTGCGGAGATGGGCCGCGCCGTGCCCGGCAAGGCGGACGGGGACGAGCTGGCCGTGATGGCGTTCAAGCCCTACGCGGGGGACGACGACGCCCCGCCCATCAAGGGCGCGCTGACGCTGCGCTACGAGGGGGCCTGGTTGCTGGAGCGCTTCACGCTCGGGCAGGTGTACCGGCTCGCGGTGCTGCCGCCGCCCGCCTGGCTGGAGGAGCACGAGGCCGCCGCGGCGGCCGGCGTGGACGCCGACCAGGTGGTGCTGCCGGGCCTCGGGGCCCGCGAGGCGGAGGTGCGGCTCGCGGACGGCGACCTCGAAGGCTCGCTGCTGGGCACGGTGGCGGCGGAGGCCGCGCAGAGCCACGCCGACCTCGCCGCGCTGGCCGTGCGCCGGGAGGAGGCCGCCGACGGCGGGCTGACGTACTGGGTGTCGGAGCGGGACCGCCGGGCGGCCCGGGACGCCATCAGCGGGGCGGCCATCCGGGCCGGCGAGCTGCTGAAGGGGGTGGTCCGTGGAGCTTGAGGCCATCCGGGCGGCGATCGCCAGCAAGACCTACACGCCGGCGCACCTGGAGGCGCTGCTCGGGATGGTGGACGGATTGCGGGCGGACCTCGCCCGCGCCGAGCAGGTGTCCAGCCGGGCGATCGGGGCGCTGGAGGTGCTGCGGGAGGCGGCCGGAGAGGGTGGCAAAAGTGCGTGACGGGGTGTGTTTTTCCCTGTACGACTGTGAGGGCGGGCCTCGCCTGCCGTGTGGAGGGTTCCGATGATTCCCAAGGCGTTCAGCTTCGGTGGTGGCGTTCAGTCCATGGCCGCCCTGGTGCTCGCCGCCGAGGGGCGGATCGACTACCGGACCTTCCTGTTTGCCAACGTGGGGGATGACAGCGAGTATCCCGAGACGATGGTCTACCTGCGGGAGGTGGCGGTGCCCTTCGCCGCCAAGCACGGGCTTGACCTCATCGAGCTGCACAAGACCCGGCGGGACGGCACCCGCGAGACGCTGTGGGGGAAGCTGCACCGCACCGAGCGCAGCATCGACATCCCCATGCGGCTCCAGTCGGGGGCACCCGGCAATCGAAGCTGCACGGCCGACTTTAAGATCCGGGTTGTCTCGAAGTGGATGCGGGCGCATGGGGCGACAAAGACCAACCCCGGGACGGTCGGCATCGGCATCAGCGTGGACGAGATCCAGAGAATGAAGCCGAGCCAGCTTTCGCACCTGCGCAACGCGCACCCGCTGATCGACCTGGAGCTGAATCGGGAGGACTGCAAGGCTGTCATTCGTGATGCCGGGCTGCCCGTCCCGCCCAAGTCGTCGTGCTTTTTCTGCCCTTTCCACACCGTCAAGGAGTGGCGCCGCATCTATGATGCGCACCCGGACCTGTTTGCGAAGTCCGTGGCGCTTGAGCGGATGATCAACGAGCGGCGCGCCAAGCTCGGGCGCGATCCCATGTACATGACAGGCGCGCTGCGGCCCCTCGACGAGGTGGTGAACGGCAGCCACCGCTGGCAGTTGTCGCTGCTCGACGATGCCGCCGACGGGCAGTATTCGTGCGGCCCGTTCACGTGCGACGGCGGCGCTGGCGGAGACGACAGCGCCGACGGCCTCGTCATCAAGGGGGGCGCCGTCGATGGCTGACGCCCACACGGAGGTGACGCGCGCGATCGTCTACTGGTCGGAGCGCGCCCACCTGCACCTGCGCGAGCTGTGCGACGTGGTGCGGATGGCGGCGGCGGCCGAGGTGCGCGCCATCGAGGCGCAGGGGCGCCTCGCCGCGCTGACCGAGGCCCCGGACGGCGCCGGCGTGCTGCGGGCCCGGCTGGGCCTGAAGGAGCGCGAGGTCGAGCTGCTGGAGCAGCGCCTGCGCGACATGGACGCAGCATGCGAGCAGCACAAGCGCCGCGCGGACGCAGCAGAGGCCGAGCTGGCGCCCCTGAAGGCGCAGGCCGGCCCCCCGATGCGGGACGTGGCGCTGCGCGCGAGCAGCCTGGAAGCGACGTGCGCGCAGCTTGAACGCCGCGCGCAGGCTGCGGAGGCGGAGCGGGCGCAGTTGCTCGCGGCCCTCAAGGCCACCAGCCTGGCCGAAGGGCTCGCGCGCGCCCGTGGCAAGGCACCCGAGAAGCAGCCCGAGCCCCGCGGGGCCATCCCCAAGGTGCTGCGCAAGCCGTCCGCCCCGCCCTCGCAGCATGTGGCGCAGTGCACGGTCTGCGGGGTGTCCTTCGCGGCCCCCCACACGGGCAAGGCCACGGGGGCTTGTCCGGTCTGCAAGGTGGCCGGGCGCAAGAAGGGCGACCTGGCATGCCGCACGTGCGCCGCGGGCCTGCCGAACCCCGGGAGCGACGTGGGTTACGAGTGCCTGGCGTTCAAGGCGCGCGAGTGCGTGCCGGTGGCGTTCGCCTACTGGCACACCCCTGACGAGGCATCGACATGACAAACGACCATTACGACATCGAGAAGATTGCCGCCTGGTGGCAGGAAGTGAACCACGGCCCATGGCCCAGCAAAAGGACGGAGCTGTTCCGGCTGTCGCTGGAGGCGGTGGAAAACGTCCAATATTTGCTCGAAGAGGTGGCGCGATTGCGCACCCTCGTGCCATCGGACGAGCCAAACACCGTACAGGTGCACATGAACTTTGCGCCGGATGGCCGGCCCAAGCTGTCGCTGTCGGCGCCGCCGGCGTGGTCCGAGGCGACCATGGCCGAGCTGCTCGCCGAGCGCGTGGGACGTGTTGTGCGCAACCAAGCCCACGCAGCCACGGAAAAGTGGCAGGAGGCTCAGGAGGCCCTGGCCCGGGCGGCGCTCCGGGACTGGGAGGCCGAGGGCGCCATCCTCCGCGCGCATGAAGCAACCTTGCAACAGGTCCATGCGCTGATAGGCCGGCTCGATGAGGCGGCAGGGCTGCTGGAGGAACACAGCAAGGGTGCGTCGGCGCCGGTGGCGAAGGCGACCCGCGCCTTCTTGCGCGAGCACAAGGCCCAGGGCGCGCGCTGCGACGGGGACTGGAGTGTCCAGCCCCTGGCGGATGCACTGGAGACGGTGGAGCGTCGGGAGCGAGAGCTGCTGGAGGCGAAGGAGGCCCTGCTCCACTACGCCAAGGAAGAAAACTGGAAATGCCCGCGCGACGAGCAGGGAGGCTACAGCCAGGCGCCGGCCCAGGATTGCGGGCGCCTGGCGCGCCAGACGCTGGACCGACTGCGGGCGCGGTGGCGCTGAAAGCGGCACGGCCGCCGTGCGCACGTCGCGTGCACGCTGCGCGCGGGCGGCACGGACGCAGCAAACGAGGGATGGGGCATCGTGCATGACGGGATGCGCCGGGTTTACCACCTGGCGGCGGCATACAGGGGAGGGCAAGACACTGTGAGCGAGGCGACGATTCGGGTGCTCGACCACGGGCTGGTGCGGCTCGTGGACGTGATGGGGAGCGACGCCGCGATCGTGCAGGCGGCGCGGGTGAGCTACGGCGAGGGCACCAAGACGGTGCGCGAGGACGCGCGCCTGATCGACTACCTGGTGCGGAACCAGCACACGACGCCGCTGGAGATGGTGGTGTTCAAGTTCCACGTGCGGGCGCCGCTGTTCGTGGCGCGGCAGTGGCTGCGGCACCGGATGGCGAGCGTGAACGAGGTGTCGGGGCGCTACAGCGTGCTCAAGGACGTGTTCTACCAGCCCGAACCCGGGCGCATCCAGGGGCAGGACCCGGTGAACCGGCAAGGCAGCGGCGAGGCCCTGCCGCCCGAGGTGGCACAGGAGGCGATCGCGGCCCTCGCCATGCAGAACGCGGAGGCCTATGCGGCCTACGACGGGCTGCTGGAGGCGGGGGTCGCGCGCGAGCTGGCGCGGCTGGTGCTGCCGCTGTCGCTCTACACGGAGTGGTACTGGCGGATCGACCTGCACAACCTGCTGCGGTTCATCAGCCTGCGGATCGACGCGCACGCGCAGCAGGAGATCCAGGTGTACGCGCAGGCGCTGCTGGACCTCATCACGCCGCACGTGCCGGCCGCGGTGGCGGCCTGGGAGGAGCACGTGCGCGGCGGGGTCCGGCTGTCGCGCACGGAGGCCCTCGCGCTGCGCGAGGCGAAGCCCCAGGGGCTGCCGGCCAGCCTGGAGACGAAGCTGAAGGCGGTCCGATAGGCGCGCAGCGTGCGCGCACCCCTGGCGCTGCGCGCACGCTGCCACCATGCAGCGCGAGTGCCGCGTGCGTGCTGCGCGGTGGCAACGCGGGCGCCCGGCGAGGCTGGCGGGGCCTATGCTGGGGGCGTCTCGTTGAGGAGGGCGTCATGGAGAAGAAGAAGGCCGGCGCGGCCGGCGCGGTGGTCCTGGGCGTACTGACGTGGGCCAGCCAGCACGTCGGGTGCGACAAGCCCACCCCGGTGGCGCCGGTGGGTAAGCCCACGCCGGTGGCGACGCCCTGGGTGGAGACGCAGACGACGACGGAGGTGGTGGTCGTGCGGCCGGCCGGCGGCCACGTGGCGACAGCGACCCCCGCGGTGCCGGGGCGCCCGCCCGGGATGCCAGCACAGCCGGGCGAGCCCTCCGCGGTGCCCACGCTGCCCCCGGGCCCCGCGGGCGAGGTGATCAAGATCGTCACCAAGACCCGGACCACCGTGCACCCGGCCCCGCTGATGCAGGCCATGCCCATGCAGGCTGGGCCCCAGGCGCCCGAGGCCCACGCCCGGCTCGGGGTGCTCGCGGGCACGTTCCCGGGCGTGGTGGCGCTCGACGTGCAGCTCGTGCGCGGCACGCCGCTGCGGCCCCTCGCGGACTGGCACGTGCTGCCCCAGGCGGCCGGCGCGCTGGAGGTGAGCCTGGACGTGGAGGCCAACCTCAACCAGGCCGGCCTCGCGATCGCCGCGGGGGACAAGGTGTTCGCCGCCCTGGGCTACCAGGGGAGCTGGGCGCCCGCCGGGCACGGCCCCTTTGTCGGGGTGGGGATGCGCTTCTAGCACGCGGCGCGCGTGCAGCTTGCATGCTGCGCGCGCGCCGCGGCCGTGCTGCTCAGGACTTGTAGGTCATATCCGGCAGCGCGTTGGCGGCCTGAAGCGCGGCCTTCACGGCAGCCACGGGGTCCTTCGTGGCCGCCGGGTCGGACCAGACCTTCTTGCCATCGTCGTTCTTGAGCGAGACGCCCCGATCGGGGTGCCACTGAAGATCGTAGCCGTCATGCTCGACCAGACGGCCCTGGTTCTCGCCCGTGTTCGGGTTGATGTACGTCATCTGGTGCGGCACGGCCCGCTTGAGCTGGACGCGCGCGGTGAGCTGCTTGCCCGTCACGTCGGGGTCGATGTTGTTCCACCGCGCCCGCGGCGCCAGGGTGTGCACGTCGAGCTTCTTAAGGTCGTCCACCACGGCCTTGCGCGTGGCCGGGTGCTTGAGGTCCGCGCGATCGCCGGTCGCCACGGCTGCCTGCCTGGCTAACTCCTCGGCCAAGTTGACGGGACGGGACTGCTGGCTTTGATTGCGACCCGACTCACCTGCTCGGTAGGCGTCTGCTTCGGCCCTGCGCCGCTTTTCCTTGATCGCGACGGCCCTGGCGTGCTCCTCGCTGAAGTCGCGTACCTCAAGCTCGCTTTCGTAGTGGGCGTCGCGCCAGTTCGGATGAACGTAGCCCTTCCCCCCGAACTTGCGATCCAGGTCGCGCTTGAACGCCGTGATGGTGTCCCACTTCCTGGGTCCGCTGAAGCTGGACGTGAACCCCTCCAGGTTGAAGCTGTTGTGGGGCTGAGTGCGCGCCTTTTGTCCTTCGACCCAGTGCACGGTGGCGGTGATGTGCCCGTCGGGGTGCTTGACGGCGTAGATGTCCGCCACGTCGTCGTGCAGGCGGATGCGTGCCTTCGCGACCGCGCCGTTCTTGTCCGCCACGGCGGCCCGGAGGTCACTGCCTGCCTTCCTCTCCGCTGCGTTGTCGTCGGTCATATCTTTACCCTCCGGCCCCTCATATCCGGGCTTTTCGGGCTTTATGCTGGCCGGGCGGTAGCCGGCGGCCACCTGGTCGGCCAGCTCCTTGAGGCCGTCCTTGCCGGCCTCTGCTTTCAGCGGCATCAGCATGGCGACGTTCGCGCCGTGGCGGTCCTTCAGCACGAACGGGAAGCTGCCGTCGCCCACGCCGTTGATCGGGACGCCGGCAACCGAGGTCGCGGTGGTGCCGTAGTGCCAGGAGGCCCCGGGGTGCAGCTTCATCAGCCGCTGGACGTATTCGGCGCTTGCAACGGCGCCGTTGTCGAACACGACGGCGCCTGTTCGGCCGTTGGTCGGCGAGGTCTTGAAGGCGACCGGGTGGACCGGGGTGGTGGCGGCTGGGATGAACTCATCCACCACACCGGCACTGCGCACCATCGGTTGCTCTTGGGCGCCTGGCAGGAGGTAGTCATCCTGATTGGCCGTTGAGAGGTAGTACCCCTGCGTGTACCAGGTGCGCCCCTCTCCATCCTGCCCAGTAAGCAGTGCGGAGAAATCCCGCATCTGCTTGAGTTGCGGCATCTCCGACACCGGCACGCCGCGATCGTACTGGTGCACGCGGGCCAGCTCGCCCGCATCGTTCCCGGCGAGGGCGGCGGCGTACTGCTGGGCTTCCTTTCGGGTCATCCCCTCCCGCACCAGCGTCATCTTGACCGGCCCCTGGTGGTCGCGCTCGTCCACGCGCTGCAACGCCCAGACTCCCGTCTGGCGGTCCTTCGTCAAGGCGTGCGTCATCTGCCCGTCCACCGTCACGGGGACGTGCGTCTCCCCCTTGACCGTTTTCTCCGCGCCGAAGTCCACCTTGCCCGGGGCGGGGGCCACGGGCGTCGGGGCCGGCTTCTTTTCCGCCTTGGGGCGGGCCGGCTTGACCTTGGGCACAAACGGCTTCTCGACGTGCTCGGCAATCGGACCCTTGAGGTGCGCCAGGCTGCGCGAGGCCTCGCCCGCCCGGTGCAGCCGCGCCTTGCCCTTGTGGGCCACGATCTTCTCGTCGTGGCCCTCGGTGTGCGTCTCGTCGTGCGTCGCCACCCAGCCGCCGTCGGCGTGCTCGTAGACGTGCACGGCCTTGCCGTTGGCGCGCGAGGCGAAGCGCGCCGCGCCGACCGCGGACGCCAGGGTGGCGTGGCGCGTGTGCTCGCCGCTCCCCATCTTCTTGGCGAGGGCCTCGACCAGCTCGCGGCGTTCGGCCCTCGACTGGATGTTGCGCGTGTGCGCCTGGACCCGCGTCCCATCCTTGCGGGTGTGGGCCTTGACCTGGATCAGGGCCTTGAGCAGCGTCAGGTAGGCCGAGAGCGAGAGGGATGAGCGAACCGGGACCAGCAGCATGGGGCGTTCCTCCGCTCCCATTCTAGAGCCCCGCACGCCCGCCGGCGCCTGAATTGCCGCCTGCACGCAGCAGGCGCGCAGCGTGCGATCACGACGCGTGCGACGCGGGCGCTGCAAGCCCCCGCTCGATGCGCCCGGCGTGAAGGGCCGCCTCGGCGGCGGCCTCGGCGAGGTCCGCAAGGGCGGCGGCGGCCTCGTGGAACACCCCCAGCACCGCGATGGACATGAGCCACGGGGCGACGACGACCAGCAGGGCCCACGCCGTGCCCAGCGCCGCGAACAGCGGGGGCAGTTGCAGGGTGCCGTAGGTGGCGGCGACCACGAACACCACCAGGCCGCCCAGCGACAGCCCGTTGAAGCACCGCAGCACAGCCACGTAGAACCGCAGCCAGGGATACAGGTCTACCCCGCGCACGACGCCTCCCCCGGGCCGCGGCCCGCATAATTCTCTGGCGCCCGGGATGGGGACCCCTGCCCTTGCCCGGCGGGGTAAAGTTTATCACATGAGACAACACGACGGCCGGACCACCCGAGAGGAGCACCCGATGCGCATCCCCCTGTTGATTACCGCGGCGCTGGCGCTGTGTGCCTGTGTCATTCAGGTGCCGGCCGGCACGCCCGTGCCCGCCCTGATCAGCCTCGGCGGCGCCTCCGCCGCCCCCAGCACCCGCACCACCGCCAGCGGCACCCCGGCTCCGCTGGGGCGGCCGATGCTCATCACCCGGAGCCCGGCCCCGAGCCCCACTCCCACCCCCAGGGCGCCGGTGCCCTACGATTTCTACCCCAAGGGCTTCCCGTATCCGCTGCCGTCGCCGATGTGCGACGAGGCCTTCGCCCGGCTCGACGCCAACCGGAACGGCTACATCAGCGAGGCGGAGTACATGGCGTTCGGCTTCACGGCGGAGGGCTACAACCACACCAATATGGAGATGGACGAGCGTGGAATCCGGCGCCGCGTCTACGGAAAAAAGTGGTGCGGGGGAACCCGGTAGCGTGCACGGTGCAAACGTGCAGCGTGCGTGCAGCGCGCCGTGTTACGCTGAGGGGGCATCGGGCAACCTGGGGGCTGGAACTGGTTTGAATAGGAGAGCAGGCCGGAGCTTGCCCCCGGCGCGTTCATGCAGGTGCTGGTGCACCGGCTCCTTGAGCCCTTCCGCCCCTCGGGGCGGGAGGGCTTTCAACTGGCGTTGACAAGTCTGACAACTGGCGGGCTACCATGGGGCTCCCCCTTTCCGAACGCGAGGTGTCCCCGTGAAGCCCATCGTCCTGGCGATCGCCCTGACCGCCGTGCTGGCCGCGTGCCAGGCCACGCCCACCACCCCGGCCGCGGCCCCGACGCCCGACACCCTGGCCGCAGCGCCCGCCGCCTCCGGCCAGGCAGCCTACGCGCTGTATGACGGCCGCGCGGACGGCTTCACGCTGGAGCACCCGACAGGCTGGACGGTGAAGCCCAAGGCCGGCAATCTCGACCTGAACCTCGTCAGCGTTGGCGCCGAGTACGCGCGCGGCATCCACCTGATTGTCAGCGTGATGCGGGTGCAGGCTGAGAGCACCATCGATCCCGCCAAGCTGTGCGACGGGGCGGTTGCGGTGCTCAAAGACATGCACACACCGATGAACCAGGAAACGCTCACGATCGGCGAGCGGCAGGCGTGCGAGGCGTGGGGCACGCACCGGCTGCTGAAGAAGAACCACCACGTCTACGTGACCGACAACCTGTTCGTCATCCTGGCGACCTACGACACGGCCAACGCCGAGCTGGTCCCCCGCATCCAGGCCGACCTGAAACGGGTCGTGCAGTCGTTCAAGCTCGTGCCCTGAGCCCCGCGGGCGGGTAACTGGTCTGCTGAGGGAACCGTGCAGCATTTACTGGAGCAACCCATTCACGCGCTCGTCGCAGCGCTGGAGGCCCGCGGGCTGCCGCTGGAGGTCGTGAGCGTCTCGCAGGCACCCGGCGAGGCCATCACGGTGGTGGTCGCCCGGGGCGAGGCGGGTATCGCGTTGCAGCGCTTTGCGGGGGGGCTTGGCCTGCCGGCGTTGCAGGGCCAACTCGCGCTGCCGCTGGCGGTCGGCAAGGGGGCGTGATGTCGGAGGCGATCGCGCCCGGGCAGCGCGTGGGGCGGCCCGTGCCCAACGAGCGCGGGCTGCGGCAGGGCGTGGTCCTGGCCGTGGACGAGCGCGGCGTCGAGGTGCGCTTCGACGATGGGGTCCGGCGCTGGGTCGCGCCGCTGGACCTCATCAAGATGGGTGCCGCCGCGGACCGGCTGCGCATAAACCCGGGCACGGGTGGATAGGGAAGGCCACCGAAAGGAGGCTCCCCATGAGCACCATCACCGAGTACGAGATCGAGGCCAGTGCTGCCGCGGATGCGACCAAGCAGGGTTTCCTGGCGGCCGGCGAAGCGCTCCGTGCGCGGCTGCCGTTCCCGACGGTCGTGAAGCACGCCTATATGGGCTGGTCGCAAACTGCCACCAATGACGGCGGCGACCACATCGTCGTGGCCGAGGCGATCGCCAGCGGCCGGCTCAAACGCAAGGCGGGCGACGCCCTGTGCAAGCCAAGTCACAAGTTCTGGGGCCTGCAACCCGGGCATGCCGACAAGGCCAACTGCCTGCGGTGCCTGGAGATTGCCGAGCGGCTCGCCCTTCCCGCGCCCGAAGCAAGTGGCGCACAGTGTTAGGAGGAACTACCATGGACCTGATTGCCTTCATCGAGAGCCAGGGGGACTGGCTGACCGGCGGCGAGCCCGCCCCAACCATCGCGGCCGAGTGGGTCGCGACGGGGCTCGGTGAGGACTTGATCCGCGGCTACATCGCGGCCAAGACCTACCAGCCGCGGGCGGCGAAGGAGCTGCACGACCAGGGCGTCACCCCGGAGCAGGCGGCCGAGGTCATCGAGGCCCCGCTCGGGGGCTACCGCGAGACGCTCGGCTACATCCTTAGCAACGGCGACATGTAGGAGGCACCCATGTACACCATCGAAGGGCAGACCACGGCCAAGGCCCGCACCCCGGACGGGATCGACCGGGCCGCGCTGCGCGCGTGCGGTTTTAAGGACGGCGACGCCTGGACCGTCCAGTGGGAGAACCGGCGCGGGCCGGTCGATGCCTCGGACCGCGTGGTCCCCGGGGCCTACATCGGGATGGCGATCCGCACCGACCGCTACGGCAACCATGTCGAGGGTCGCGTGCACGTGACGGTGAAGTGAGGACGGAGCTGTGCCCTACTACCACGTTTTCGAGAAGAAGAACGGACGCACGATCGGGGTGGTCCACGACGACGACTCGGGCGACGACATCATGGAGCTGGTGCACACCTACAACATCTTTTTCTTGGACGTTGGGGTGGAGGCCATCCCTGGCGACCTGCCCTGCCGAGAAACGTGGGACGAAGAGTTCAACTTTTTCCTTCAGGACGGTGACACCGAGGTGATGTACCAGGGAGGAGGCCTCTCCGTGCCGCCAGCCCTGACAGCCACCTGGATGGAGTTTTGCAAATCGGATAGCGCCAGCCTGCTTGTGGCTTACGGCGGGCGCGTGTGGCTGGTGCGAGGCGTAGAAGAGGGCTCGGGAAAAGAGGGCTGGGTGGATGCCGTCGAGGCACGATCCTACGTGCCCGGTGGCTATGTGGTCCTGGCCCAGTACGGCGATGGAGATTTCACCTGGCACTACCAACGGGCGGATGGTAAGGGGCGGCTGAGCGGCGCCTTCGAGCTGCCCGAAGAAGCGCTGGAGGCCTGTATTGCGCGTGAAAAGTCCGCAGGAAAACTTGCCATGTGGCTTTTCGACCATCAGACCGACGAGCCGCTGCGCGCTATGGAGAAAGGCCCCTTGCTCGGCCTCTACTACGACCTGGCCGGCAAAACCAGCAGTTCGTGGCTCGACGGCGTGGACTTCGGCTACCCCGAGCGGCAGGTGTTCATGCGACCCCGATTCATACCGCCCTCATCTAGCTCGCGTCACCCGGGCGCAGACCCGGAGGCCCCATGACCCCCACCACCCCCTTGCAGCGCGCCCTGGTGGCGGAGCGCCTGGCCCGCGTGTGCGGCGCCCGGGCGGACGCCGCGGCCGTCGAGGCCGCGATCGCGGCCCTCGGGCCGGACATGTGGGCGCACAGCGATCGTGACGTGTGGCGCGCTGCCACGGGCGACCAGCCATGGCCCTACGGCGAGGCCGTGCAAGACCTCCCCTGCCACCTGCACCCGGGCGATCGCCCCGGCACGGGGGCCGTGACCCTGACGCCCGACACGGCGATCGGGGACGCGCGGCTCGATGGGTGCCGCGAGGTGCACGACGCCGACGGCCGCTTCCGCGGCTGGGTGACGACCGCCGAGGCCGGCGGGTGGGTGCCCGTGGCGCCCGACGGCGACCCGTGCCTCTGGGCGGGCGAGCCCGCACCGACCCGCAAGGCGGCGATCGCGCGGCTGCTGGCGGCGGGTCCGCATAGCCCCGGGGCGGGTGCGGATGGGGGTCTGCCAAGAAGGAGACAAACCATGACCTACTACCGCGTGACCGACAACACCCGGGACCTGGCCGTCGTGAAGGCCGAGTCCGAGCTGGCCGCCTGCGAGGCGGTCCACGCCGCGCGAGGCGGCGACTGGGACGCGCTGTTCGCCGAGGAAATCCGGGCCGACCTCCGGCACCGGGTCGCGACCCCGGCCGAGGCCCTGTGGGCCCGCGCGCAGCGCCTGGAGGGCGAGGGCGAGCCGCCCCCGCCGGACGTGGAGGCCACCTACCTGGAGGCCCTGCGCCAGCGCGAGGACACCCTGGTGGTGTTCATCGAGCGCACGACGGTCCGCCGGGCCCGGGCCTGGATGGTGGCCGACGTGAACGGCGCCTGGGCCGTCCCGTGCCGCGTCACTGGTCCGGCCGGCTTCGACGTGACGCTCCAGCCGGATGGCTGGCACTTCGAGGGCGCGGGCGACGAGGGCGACGCCTGGGGCGAGGGGGCGTTCAGCCCCGCCTACGCCGACCCCTACGAGGCCGAGGGCGCCCTGAGCGCCTACCTGGCGCGCCAGGCGGCCGAGCTGCACGACGAGGAGGTGTGACATGGCACTGGTGAGGGCCCAAATGATCCTGCGCCGATTCGGGCGTCGTAGTCTTATAGAGCTTAAGCTGATGGATCGCGTCCATTGGATGACGGACGAGGACCTGACCGTCGGGCGCATCAAGCGCCCAGCGATGACACTGCTGTGCCGGCCGGAAGCCGTGCTGGCTAACCACTTCAGCACCGAGGTGAAAACCAGGAACACCGCGGCGGATTGCCCACGCTGCCTCGCGATCGCCGCCCGGCTGGGGCAGCCGTGAGCGGTTCAGGTGGCGCTGCGAGAACGCATGACAGGTCTGCCAACCCCGATAAAAGAAAGGACAGCCCAATGTTGGACTTGGAACCCATCAAGAAAAAGCTCGCCTTCAGGGCGTCAGAACCCCGCATAGTGACCGTCTTCCGCAAGACGCAGCCGGAAGACATCGACCATGCCGACATCGCCGCGATGGTGAAGGAGCTGGAAGCCTTGCGACTGCGTGCCGAGGGCGAGATGCGCCGCATGTGGGCGCTGGTCGATGCGGCCGTGGCCCACCGCGAGGCGTTAAAAGACAACCCGCGGCCGGAGGACTTGGCGCTGTGGGACAAACTCGATGCCTGACCGCAAAGCACTGAAAGCCCGACCTGCTGGGCCATCTACGTCCTGGTTCTGGACGCTCGACGGTGGCCTTGCCGCCGCCCGGCTGGGGCAGCCGTGAGCGGCGCGCGCGTTGCGCCGGTGCAGCGTGCCTGCAACAGGCTTGCAGCACCCACGCTGCTTGGTGACGGGCATCACCTCCCCGCGGGGCGCGCGGGCGCTACGCTGGCGGCATGTATCCCCTTCGCTGCCACCGTCGCCCGGTCCACCTCTCGCCCGAGACGCTCGCGGCGCTCGCGCGCCTGGGCTACCGGCTGCCGCGGGCGGCGCGGGCGCAGCGTGCCTGCCGCAAGCGTGCTGCAAGCGTGTCGCGTGCACGCGTCGAGGCGGCCGTGCGCGACCATAGGAGCCACCATGGAGAAGAAGATGACCGGCGCCGAGGTGCGGGAGCGCCTGGGCCTGACGCCGGGGCAGTTCCGCACGTGGGTGTCGAGCTTGCAGCTCGACCCGGAGCTGACCTCCGGCAACACGCACCTGTTCACGCCGGACGACATGGCGCTGCTGGCCTACGCCAAGCCGCTGCGGCTGACGGTGAAGCCCGAGCTGCCGTGGGAGGAGATTCGGCGGCGGTTCGAGGCGGAGCACCCGACGGCGCACCCGAGCCGCAAGGGCGCGGGCGTGGGGCCCGACCTCGCGGAGGTGCTGCAACGCCTGGACCGGCTGACGGCGGCGCTGCCCGAGCAGCGGGACCTGCACCAGGCGGTGGCCGAGGCGGTGCGGGCGGCGATGCAGGAGACGCAGGCGCAGGCCCTGGCGATCGCGGAGTCCTCCGAGGCACGGCTGGAGAAGTTCGCCGAGGCCTCGCGCGCGATGGTCGAGAAGTTGCAGGCGGACCGGGACGCGCAGGCGGAGATTGTGCGGTTGCAGGGCGAGTTGCTTGCGGCGCAGCAGCAGCTCGCGGCGTTGCAGGCGCCCCCCGAGAAGCCCAAGGGGTTCCTCGCGCGGTTGTTCGGGGGCTGAAGGGATGCCGCGGCGCGTCACGATCTTCACGTTGCTCGACGCGCTCGCGACCCTTGGGCCGGCGACGCCGCTGGAGCTGGCCTTCTACTTCGGCCAGGGGGCGGCCGGCGTGGCGCGCATCGAGGGGCTGCTGCGCGGCCCCTACCTGAAGCGGTCGGTGTTCTGGGTGGCGGGCCGCGCGCACCTGCGCGCAGGCGACGCGGGCCCGGGCGGGCGCGACGCGTTGCACGAGCCTGTGGAAGATGAGGACTTTGAGCCGTTCTGACCGTGTTACGGTGGGGCCATGAGCACCACGGCCATCCGGGTCAAGAACGAGTCGCAGCCGGCGCGTGTCGCCGGCGCCATCGCGCATGCGGTGCGGGAGCGTGAGTTCCGGCGCGAGCTGAACCTGGAGGTCACGGCGATCGGCCAGCAGGCGGTCTACGTGGCGATCAAGGCGCTGGCGCGCGCGCAGGGCTACCTGGCGGCGGAGCGCCCTGACCTCTACCTGGGCTTCTGTGCCGGCACGCGCCAGGTCACGGCCGGCGAGGCCCTCGCGGAGGCGCACCAGGTGCGCTACGTGTTCCGGCTCGGCTGGCTGGAAGGGCTCTGACCCACCCCCACATCGAAAGGACACGGCCATGGAAGAGTTGGCGCTCAAGCGCTGGATGGGTTTGTTCGCGAACCTGGTGGAGAACCCGGACGACCCGGTGCTGTCCCGCCCGGTGTCCGCGAAGGAGGCGATCGCCCGCGGGCTCGCGCTGCTGCCGGGCTACCAGCAGGCCGTGGAGGGCCCGGGGCTCGACTCGGACGTGGCGCTCGCGCACAGCCTCCAGCTCGGGGCCCTGATGCTCGCCGCCCTTCAGACGGGGGCGGGCGTGGACACGCAAGACGCCGACAAGCGCGTGCGCTTCCGCGGGCAGCTCGCGGAGGAGCTGGTGACGCGCCAGCCCTCTCCCACCTACCAGGTGCACAACGACTGGCTCCAGATTCAGCCGCAGGCCGGCCCCCTCATGGCGCTCGTGACGGATCTGCTGCGCGCCAAGGCAATCGCCAACCGGAACGCCGATCCGATGCACATGCGCCCGCACCTGCTCGTCATCCTGGAGCACGCGCTGCTGTGGCCCTACCGCGTCGAGGTGCGCAAGGGCACGGTGGCCGACGCCGCCATGCCCATCGCCCCGATCGGCGCGGCATAAATCACAGACAGCGCGGATAGGCCCCCCTGAGCCCGGCAGGCAGCCGGCCAAGGAGGAACCATGACGGCAGAGCACGTGAACAACACCACCGGCGAGGTGGTCAGCATCGAGCGCCCCTTCCTTTCCGAGGAAGAGATCGCGCTGCTCAAGCGCACCATGCTGGCGGGCGCCCCGGCCGACCAGGTGGACATGGCGATCGCCATGACCAATCGCCTGCGGCTCGACCCGTTCGCCCGGCAGGTGTTCTACGTCAAGCGCCGCGATGACGCGGGCCGCGACGTGGTGGCGGTCCAGGTGTCGATCGACGGCTTCCGCCTCATCGCGGAGCGGTCGGGGCGGTACGCCGGGCAGGTGGGCCCGCACTGGCTCGACAAGGACGGCAACTGGCACGAGGCGTGGCCCTACGACACGCCGCCGGTCGCCGCCCGCGTGGGCGTGCTCAAGCACGGGTTCACCCAGCCCCTCTACGGGGTGGCGCGCTTCAACGCCTACGCCGCCCGCCGGCGCGACGGGGGCCTGATGAAGTTCTGGGCCGCCATGCCCGAGGTCATGATCGGCAAGGTGGCCGAGGCCCTCGCGCTGCGGCGGGCCTTCCCGTCCGAGCTGAGCGGCGTGTACGTCTCCGAGGAGATGGACCAGGCCCAGAACCCGGTGGCGGCGGCCGAGCCGCCGATGCGCAACACGCCCGTTGCGCCCATGCCGCCCGTGCGCAGCGTGCCCGCAGCGCCCGCGCAGCCCGAGGGGCCCGACGGCGACGCGCTGGCGGCCGTCAAGGCCGCGGCCGAGGCCGCCGGGCTCGACAAGGCGGCGCTCTCGCAGTTCTGCCGGGACACCATCCCCGGGTACGCCGGCTTCACCAAGCTGACGCCCGCCCAGCTCCGGGCGCTGGCGCTCGCCCTGCGGGCCAAGGCCGCCAAGGCGGCGCAGGACGCCCCGGCGGCCGAGGCGCCCGACGCGGACGCGGCCGACGACGCCGAGCTGCCCTTCTGAACCGCCCCGCCCCGGGCCGCGCGGCACCCGCTGCGCGGCCCTTCCTCATGGAGGCCCCATGCACATCGAACTCCACATGCACTACCCCGGCCGCTTCCTGGCCGTGGACCTCGTGGGCGACGGGGAGCGGCTCAACCTCACGAACGCGTGGGCCGAGCCGGACGCCCAGCGCTACGCCGACGCGCTCGCCGCCATGATCAAGGTGCCGGTGCGGCGCGCCGCGGCCTGCCCGACGTGCGACCCCGTCACCCCGCCGCCTCCCGGCCGCCCCGAGGGCACCCGCGTGCACCCGCCGGCCGCACCCCCCACCGCCCCGGCCGCCCCCGCGCCCCCATCGAGCGCCGCGAGCGCGGACGAGGCCCCCGTCTAGGGCGCGCCGCGCGCACGCAGCCCCCGCACAGCGCCCGTGCTGCACGCCCGCAGCACGGGCGCTGCACGTCACAGGGGGCCCGTGACGAGCAGATCCTGGAACACGAAGTCCTCCGCCCGCATCACCCACTCGATCTGGTCCGCGGCGGCTTCCATGTCCTCTGCCAGGATGGTGTAGCTGATGTTCGTCGGTTGCTTGTGTTTGGGGTCCACCAGACCCCCGCGGCTGGCGCTCTTGAACCTAACGCCCCGCGCCGTCACCGTGAACCGTTTCATCCCCACCCCCCTGGGCCGCCGCCGCCAGAATGGCAGCCTCCGCGGCGCGATCCTCCCGCACCAGCGCCCAGCCGTGCCGATCATCTTCGAGGAGCGAGGGCGCGAGGGCTGCCAAGGGCGCCGGCAGGCTCGCAAGGAGGGCCGCAGGGGCGATCGCCGCGAGCAGCGACCCCCACGGCGTGCCAATGGGCGCGAACAAGCTTTTGTGCAGCGCGTCCCGGAAGCCGACCAGCGCCGGGTGCCGGGCCAGCGCCTGCTCAGCAGACCGCAGCACGCTGCCGCTGTTGGCCGGCTTCAGCCCGACGCGCCGGTAGACCTCGGAGACGGAAATGTCGTGCTTGTCCCCATCCTCCCGCTGCTCGGGCGCCTGCAAGGCCTGCACCGGGTCCGCGCCGTGGTCCAGCAGGTGCAGCGCCGCCCGCACCCGCAGCGCCGCGTCCCCCGGGGCGCGCCACTGGACCGCCCCCACCGCGGCCGTCGCGCGGGCGTCGGGCTCGGCGAGGTGGGCGTGGTCCTGCAAGGCCGCCGCGAGGTCGTCGAGCTGCGTGTGCGCGGCGAGGTGCGCGGCCGTGTCCGCGTCGAGCCCCATGCCGTGCGCCACCCGGACCGTGGCGCGCTTCAGCGGATCCAGCTCCGCAAGCGCGGTATGCACGGCGTCGGACAGTTCGTCGGCCTCCGCCCGCCGGGCCGGGTCCTGGCGGCTGCTGCCCACCCGCTCTCCCAGCTCGCTGCCGTCCTCGCTGGTCTGGTTCAGGCTGTCCCCGAGCGCGGCGATCGCCTGCCGCTTGATGTCGGCGACCCGCTTGGGCGTCATCCCGAGGGCCTCCGCCACCTGCTCGTCCGTGGGCTGCTCGCCGTAGGCCGACGCGTGCGCGCTGGTGTAGCGTGCGACCTTGCTCGCGTCCTCGGCCTCGTTCTGGCCCATGTTGAACGCGCCCTTGCCGACGGCCCGCTTCCAGTGCCGGAACAGGCGCTGCTCCACCTGGCCCTTCACGAGCTTCAGCAGGCCGGTGCGGTTGTGGGTGCGGTAGCGGTGCACCGCCTGGTAGGCGGCGTCGAGCGCCTCGGCATGCAGCAGGCCGAAGTTCCCCGACGGCCGGCCGTGCGCGTCCCGCTCGACGGGCACGCCCACCTTGTGGGCCCAGTCGGCCACCACGCCGCCAATCTCCGGGGCGTAGTTCGCCACGAGCTTGCCCTCGACGGCGCGCTCGTAGTCCGGGCCGGCCGCGTCGGCGAGCCGCGCGCGCAGCGTGGTGGCGCGCGCGAGCAGCGCCTCGCGGCGGCCGGGCTCCAGCTTGGCGTCCTCTTCGAGCTGGCGGGCCGTCACCAGGTCCCGGTGCGCCCCCTCCAGCACCTTGCGGGCCTCGGCCTTCTCCGCCGGCAGGTGCAGCCCCTGGGGCACGCGCGGACGGTGCGTCTGCGTGGCCGGGGGCGCGGGCTCGGGCTTGAAGGTGGCCTGCGCGATGCTGCCGACGGCCGGCTCCTGGTCCTGCACCCGGTACATGCTGTCGCGCTGCACCGTGCCACCGTTGCCGGCGCCGTGGGGCTGGACGGCCGGGGGCGCCCCGCCGCCGCCACCGCCGAACAGGTCGAAGCTGAGCTGGTGGTGGTGCCGCTTGGCAAGCATCCCGATGATGGCGGCGGGGTCCGCGCGCATGTGCTCGGGCACCACCTGGGCGACGCCGTGCATGTGGCGCGTGTAGGTGTGGACGAGGCCCTTTTCGAGGGGGCCGGCCAGCGCGCCGGCGACCCGTTGGAGCGGGGTGGACCCGGCGAGGTGATCGGCAACGGATCGCAGCAGGTGGGGCATGGGGGGACCTCCGTGGATCCACCGTAACACGGCCCCGTGCGCGCTTCGCGGCGGATTGCCCCGGTCCCGTCTGCGATCGCCGACCTTGCGATCCAACCGAGCGAGCCCCTATAAAACATAACCACCCCCGTGCGTGAACACGGAGGTGGTTACGAGGATCGAGATAGCCCAGTCAGACACCGAAGCATCTAACCCGTCGGAGTTGGTTTCCTAAGCCGCCGCCCTAGAGCCGCCGCCCCTGACACCCAAAACCGCGCAAAAAGCCATACAAGATCAAGAGCAGATCCAGCGTATGGCAGCGCGATCCAGGTGTCAAGGGCTCCCCCCGGCGTGTTTTCGCCGGACCCCTTGAAAGGATTGCCCATGTCGCTGCACAACCGCATCACCGCTTTGTTTGCCGCCGGCCTGAACCCCATGCAGGTGCTGGTCGCGCTGTCGCTCGAAACCGACGGCCCCTGCCCGAAGGGCCGGTGGGCGGAGGCATGGGGCTGCTCGGTGCGCACCATCGAGGGGGGGCTGAAGGCTGTCCGGGAGGTCGGCGTCGTCCCTGCGCAGGATTCTTCGCATGACGATCGTAAGATCGAGCATGGGACAGAGAGAGGATCGGCGCAGGATGCTGCGCAGGGGGCTGCGCTGACGGACGACGACCCGCTGGTGCAGGCCCTGCGGGCCGAGGGCATCTACCCGGGGGCGGCGGTCAACCTGATTCGGGAGCACGGCCGGGAGCGGGTGGAGCGCCAGCTCGGCTACCACGCGGAGCGCAAGGCCGCGGGCTGGACCTTCCGGCTCAAGGGGCAGCCCGTGGCGCCCGGGCACTACCTGCGGCTCGCCATCCTGGGCGACTGGCGCCCGATGTGGACGAAGCCCGCCGGACTGGTGGAGGGCGAGGCGCACCGGGCCCGCGAGCGGGCCGAGGCCGCGACGATGGCGACGGCCCTGGTGGCTGCCGCCGGCCCCGACGCCGACCACCAGGCGATCGCCCGGGCGGCGGTGGCGGTGGCCGCCCCGCCCGAGCGGGTGGTGACGCCCGCGGAGCCGGCGCGCCTGGCGAGCCGCGAAACCGTGCAGGGCACGCTGTCTCGCCGCGCCCGGAGCCGGCTGGCCCCGGTGCGCCTCGCCGCCATCCAGGAAGCGCTGCGCGTGGGCCTCGACCCCTTGCAGCACGGCTTCGACCCGGCCGAGGTGGCCGCCGTCAGCCGAGGAAGCGTGCAAACAGCCGCGAGCTGACGGGCCGGGCCCGGGGCGGCAGGCCCAGCGCCTTGGCCATGGGCAGGCCCGTCGGGGGGTCCTTGGGCATGACCCGGTACATCGGCTGCGTGATGTCGAGGATCGGGGCCTCGACGCTCGCACCGCGCCACGTCACCAGCCCGACGCGGCGCTTCTCCAGGTCGATCGACTGCAAGGTGGCCTCCTCGACACGCCCCCACGGCGTCCGGTAGAGCACGCGCTGGCCGGGCCGGAAGGTGTGGGACACCGGCCCCGTGGGCGTGCGCAGCGTGGCCGTGAAGCTGCCCGTCCCGGACTGCGCGGCCTCCGCCGCCTTGACGCGCCGCAGGGCCTCCGCCGTCTCGTCGGGCTTCTCCGCCAGCAGCACTTGCAGGCTCTCGCGCGGCAGCGTGAGGCCCGCCCGGTGCGCGCGCTGAATCAGCTCGCCCGGGGAAACGGGCTCGTGCCGCACGTTGCGATCGTCGGCAGGCTCCCAGGCGGGGGCCACGCCCGCGGACCGTTCGGCCGCTTCGACCTGGCCGGCGAGGTTCGCGAGGGCGGCATGGTCCAGCTTCACGGCCGCATCGGCGAGGTCTTGCGCCACCGGCAAGGCGAGGCGGTGCGCCCGCAGCAGCAGGCCGTGCGGGGTGTCGTCGGGCTCCTGCTGCCCGGGGTCGATCGCCGCCTCGGCGATCGCCACCCGGCGCTCCAGGTGCCGCTGCCACGCGGGCGACTCCTGGGCCTTGCGCCAGAACTGCGGGTCGATGCCGTAGGCCGCGCCCGCGGCCCGCGCCCGCTCCGTGAGGTCGTTAGGCACCAGGTAGTCTTTGGGCCGCTCCCGGATGCGCGGCAGGGGGGCGGCAGCCAGCAGCTCCCGCTCGTGCGGGTGCAGCTCGGGCCAGCGCTCCCAGGCGGCCTGCTCCTCGGGCGACAGCCCGTTGTAGCGCCGGCGCGTGTAGTTCGCGAGCTGGACCGCCCGCCGCGAAAGCGGGGCGAGCCACACCTGGTCGCCCGGCTGCGGCTCGAACCCGCGCGCCCGCAACACCTCCGCCGTCTTGAGGCTCGGGAGCGCCCCCTTGAACTTGATGACGACCTTGCGCGCCGTCATGTCGCGCGCGGCAAGCACCGTGGGGCGCTCCTCCAGCGCGATGCGCTGCGGCGGCAGCACCCGGTCGCGCTGCTTGGCCCCATGCGCGTCCAGCGGCGCCACCACGGGGGCCGGTGGCTGCTTCTTCGGCCGGGCCGGCTTCACCTTGGGCACGAACGGCTTGGGCGTGTGCTCCGCGATGGGGCCCTTGAGGTGCGCCAGGCTGCGCGAGGGTCCCTTCGCCCGGTGCAGGCGCGCCTTGCCCTTCACCGCCACGATGCGCTCTTTGTGGCCCTCGGTGTGGCTGGCGTCGTGCGTCACCACCCAGCCGCCGTCGGCGTGCTCGTACACGTGGGCCGCCTTGCCGTTCGCCTTCGAGGCGTGCCGGGCGCCCCCCAGGGCGGAGGCCAGCGTGGCGTGCCGCACGTGCTCCCCGCCCGCCATCCGGCGCGACAGGGCCGCCACCATGTCGTGCCGCTCGGAGCGGGACTGGACGTTGCGGGTGTGGGCCCGCACGACCGTACCATCCTTCCGGGTGTGCTGGCGCACCTGGATGAGGGCCTTCTCCAGGGCTTGCAGCCCCGGGCCGACGAAGTACGAGCGCATGGCGGTGCCTCCTGCCCCATCGTAGGGCCGGAAGCGGCTGCCCGGGCCCCGAGTTGCCACCCTACAAGCGCGCGACCAGCAGCCGGCTCGACGGGCCCTCCAGGGCCTTGCGCAGCTCGTCCGCCTGCGCCGGCGGCCGGCTGTAGGTCACGCGCCGCACCATGTTGTCGGCCACCACGGCATGCACCTCGCCGGTGTGATCGTTCACCACGCGGAACGTCGGCTGGCGCTTGCCGGCCTCCTGGTAGATGAACAGCAGCACGCCGGTGGAGAAGCCGCGGCCGTCCGCAAAGCGGACGCGCTGGCCGGGCCGGAAGGTGTGCGGCCTGCGCACCCCTGCCGCCCCGTCGCCCCGCTTCTCCCAGACCTCGATGTTGGCGGTGTAGGCGTCCACGAACCTGGGCCCGTCGGCCGGGCCCTGCGCCGGCGGGGCGTCGTAGGTCGGGGCCCCGGCGATGGCGGCCACCGGCACGTTGAACGGCTGCCCGTCATCGCTGAACACCTGGAAGGTAGGCGCCTGGCCGGGCTTCTGCATGATGCCGGCGAGCGTCACGGGGACCGCTTGCCCCTTGCGCGACCAGAGCACCCGCTGGCCGGTCTCGAAGGTGTGGGACACCGCCGCGACGCCCCCGCCGGGCCGCCGCACCTGGATGGGGGCGGTGAAGGACGCGCGCGGCTGCGCGCCGCCCGTCAGGCCCGCGTTGTCCAGCGCCCGGCGGCGCTTGGCCTGTACCTGCGCCTCGGCCACCCGCGTCTGCGCCGCCAGCAGGGCGGGCCGCTGCCGCGCCACGAGGGCTTGCACCTCGTCGGGGGCAAACGTCAGCCCGGCCTCGGACGCCGCTTTCAGCAGCGCCATCGGGTGGGGGTCCACGCCGTCGTGCAGCTCCTCCTCCCGGCCCCGCCGCCCCTCGGCGGCATGCACCGCGCCGTGCAGTTGCACCATGGCCAGGTGGTCGTGCGCCTGCACCGCCTGCGCCATCTCCGGCGACACGGGAAGGTCGAGGCCCCGGGCGCGCGCCAGCAACCCGTGCGGGCGGTTGTCGTGCTGCGGGCCGGCGCCCCCGAGCTGCGTCAGCGGCTCGTAGGCGATCGCGTGGCGCTTCGCGGGCGTCAGGGTGTCCCAGGCCTCCCGCTGGGCGTGCTCTTCGGGCGTCAGGCCGTTGTAGCGCCGGCGCGTGTAGTTCGCCAGGCGCACGGCCTCGGGCGTGTGGGGCGCGTACCAGTCGTTGCCGACCTCGTTGTAGCGGAACCCCCGGGCTTTGAGGGCCTCGCGGGTCGCCGCCGTGGACACCCCGCCGCGGAAGCTGATCACGACCGAGTGGTTGTTGGCGTCGTGGTACACCACCGCCTCCGGCGCCCCCGGGTAGGTCAGCCGCTCCGCGGGCAGGACCGCCTCGCGCTGCCGCGCCGCCGCCGCGTCCGCGGCCGGGGCGGCGGGCACCGGCTCGGCCGCGGGCGGCGGGGCCTTGGGGCGGGCCGGCTTCACCTTGGGCGCGGGCGCGGGCGCGGGCTTCTCGACGTGCTCCGCGATGGGCCCCTTGAGGTGCGCCAGGCTGCGCGATGCCTCGCCCGCACGGTGCAGGCGCGCCCGGCCCTTCACCGCCACGATCTTCTCGTCGTGGCCCTCCGTGTGGCTGCCGTCGTGCGTCGATACCCAGCCCCCCTCCGGGTGCTCGTACACGTGCGCGGCCCTGCCGTTGACCTTGGACGCGTGCCGGGCCGCCCCGAGGGCGGACCCGAGGCTCGCGTGCCGCACGGGCGCACCGCCGGCCATGCGCTCCGCCATCGTCGCCACCAGCGCGCGCCGCTCGCCCCGGGTCTGCACGTTGCGCGTGTGGGCCCGCACGGTCGTGCCGTCCTTCCGGGTGTGCTGGCGCACCTGGATGAGGGCCTTGAGCAACGCCAGGCCAGGCCTGTGCGACATCGAACGCATGGGGTGTCCTCCGCCCCCATCGTAAGGGCGGGGGCGCCCCGTGAGGCTCCCCCTTGCCGCTACCACCAGCGCCGGAACAGCATCCCGCTCGACGGGCCCGCGAGCGCCAGGGCCTTCTTCAGGGTGTCCGTCTCCCGCAGGGCGGCCATCAGGTCGTCCATCGCGGCGTTGATGCGCTTGCGCTCCTCGCCCACCGGGTACACCGCGAAGGGGCGCTCTCCTGCCGTGGGGTGCCGGTATGTGAGGTCCGAGGGCACCCTGGTTCCGTCCACCAGGTAGTTGTTGGTGATGCCCTTCTCTGCGCCCTTGTCCTGCACGTAGGCCTCGAACGCCCGCGCAAACATTTCGTGGGGCGTTGCCCAGTATTTTGGTGAGCCCATGTCCTGCGTGATGGCCGTCGTGTAAAAATCGCTGTTCTGCGTCCCCACGTCATAGTGGATGATGGTCCCCGTTTTCGCCGCGACGTACTTGGCATAGTCGCGCACGGTGCTCGTGCGCATCTGCCACCGCGCGGTCTGACGCTTGCCCTCGATGTACTTGTTGAAGCCTTCTTGCGGGCCGTGCTCGGCGACAAACTGGTCCAGGTCGGCGTATCTGTAGTAGAGCGGGGCCGGGTTTTTTGGCGGCTTGACTGATTCAAGCTGGGGAACGCCGCCCTCGTGCATGGCCTTGAGGACGCCCGCGATCGCCTGTGCGACGCGTGGGTGCGCCTGGCCGGGCACCCCCTTCTCGTCCCAGTGAGACATGTAACGCGTCGCGTCCTGCACCTCACCCGTTGTCGGCTGCGAGACGTTTGCCACGATGTTGTCGAGGAAGTGGGCCCACTCGTGGGCCAGCGTGCCGCCACCAGCGTGCTTGGTCAGGTTGATGACCTTACGTTCGGACTCGTAGTGCGCCAAAGCTTTCCCCGAACCCCGCGCCCCAAACGCCAGGGCCAGCCGTCCGCCATAGCTGACATGCTCTGGCGTGACCCCCAGAATTGTCGCGAGGTCTTGCAGGGCCTCGCCGGCGCGCTGCGTGTGGTGGGCCGCCTCGGCCTGCGTGACCCAGTTGCCGTACTCGACACCTCGCAGCTTGAACGCCTGCATAATGCCCTCCGGCTTGATCTTGCCGTCTTTCGAGAGGGCGCCGAAGTCCACCGTCTTGCCGCCCGTGCGCTCGTACTGCTCGGGGGTCTTGCGCTTCCAGTCCGGCAGGCGAATCTCGCCCGTCGGCTTTGCTCCCTTGGCTGCCTTTTCCTTCGGGGCCGTAGAGCCCTCTGACGCCTTTTCGGACCAGCTCCAGTCGTCGGCCTTCATGCCGCGCGCCTTGCTCAGGGCGTCACTCCACGAGGTCTTGTAGGTGCCGCGGGGCAGGTTCATGATCGTCTTGGTGTCTGACGGGATCCCAAAATCGCTGACCTGGTAGCCGAGCTTGTCCAGGCCTTTGGCGAAGTTCGCACCGAGTGCGCCGTAGCATGCACCCCAGGGGTGTGGCGTGCTGCGTGACTTGGCGCGCACCTTGTCGAGCTGCGTGCTCATCTCGTCCCACAGGTTGTTGCGTTCCGCCAACAGGTTGTTGAGTTCTGCGTTGTCTCCAGACGGGTGGATGCCAGCGGCATATAGGTCCTGGATTCGCTTGCTGACCACGGCCTTTTTGGCCTGTAGCAGTTGCAGGGGGGCAAGATCCTCGGCGTCGCCGTAAACGCCAGCGGCTTCGTCGTGCATATCTCGCAGCATGCCGTGCAGGTCGTCCAGCGTTTTGACGTTACGCACCGCCCTGGCGATGCGGTCCAGCGCCCGCGCATAGCGATAACGCTCCAAGTTGCTGTCTTTGGGAGCCCGCACGATGGTCCCGAGGATGTGATCCAGCATGTACGCGGCGCGGGCGTCCATCCCCAAGCTCTTGAGGTGCTCTGGTGTCAGGTGCCCAATCAGGTTGGCCTTGATGATGACCTTGGCCGCCGTCTCGGGGAGTTCCTGCATCTCGGACCAGTCGATGTTCTCGAAGCTCTTTTCGCCCCGGGCGAACGCTGCCGCGAGGTCCTTGCGCGCCCCCCCGATCTTCTCGCCCACGTCCTCGTACTCGCGTTCACCGCGCGGCCCCTTGGGTTCCGCGTCGGCCGCCTTCTCCGGCGCGGGGGCCTTGGGCTTCTCCGCCCGGGGCTTCCGTTCGGCGGGCTTCTCTTCCGGCTTGGGCGCGTCAGGCTCGGGCGCCACCTGCTCCACCTCGGGCGCCACGGGCGCCGGCTTGGGCGCCGCGGGCTTGCCCTGCCGCTTCTCGATCTGCTTGCGCAGCCAGCCCATCACGACCCGGTTGCCGTTCGCCAGCGCCCGCTTCTCCACCGCCGACAGCCGGATCCCCAGCGCCTCCGCCTGCGCGCGCAGCCCCTCCGCGTCGTTCGCGGCCGGCTCGGGCGTCGCCACCGGCTCCGGCTGCTTCTCCCGCTTGGGCCGGGCCGGCTTCACCTTGGGTGCGGGCGCCGGCTTCTCGACGTGCTCCAGGATGGGCCCCTTGAGGTGCGCCAGGCTGCGCGAGGCCTCGCCCGCCCGGTGCAGCCGCGCCCGGCCCTTCAGGGCGACGATCTTCTCGGGGTGCCCCTCCGTGTGCGTCTCGTCATGGGTCGCGACCCAGCCGCCTTCCGGGTGCTCGTACACGTGCACGGCCTTGCCGTTGACCTTCGACGCGTACCGGGCGGCCCCGACGGCCGACGCCAGGGTGGCGTGGCGCGTGCGCGCGCCGTCCGCCATCTTGCGCGCGAGGGCCGCCACCAGCTCCTTGCGCTCGGCCCGGGACTGGATGTTGCGGGTGTGCGCCCGCACCTGGGTGCCGTCCTTCCGGGTGTGGGCCTTGACCTGAATCAGGGCCTTCAACAGGTCCAGGTAGATGGCAGCAAACAACCGCATGGCGACACCCTCCGGCCCCAGCGTAGCGCAGCGCGCGCCACGGGGGCCGGGTGTTTGCCAGCTACTCCCCGTCGGCGCCCCCGTCGTCCTCGTCACGCTCCAGCGCCGCGAGACGCGCGGCACGCTGCGCCGCGTACCCGGCGTCGGCCGGCTCGTCGATCCACGGCGGGGCCTCGGCAGCCAGCCCCAGCGCCGCGAGGCTCTCCTTCAGGTCGGCATAGGCCTCGGGCTCGAAGTAGGCCAGCCGGTGGGCCGTGCTCTGGCCCCAGTAGAGCATGTGCAGGATCACGTCTTTTGAAAGCAGCGCCACGGCTACACCTCCCGGGCCATCGTCATGAGGTCGGCCACCGTCACGGCGGCGGCCGCGGCCTCCTCGTCTTGCTTGCCGAACAGTTGCGCGTTCATGCGCTCCTTGCGCATCGACAGGGTGTCCTTATGCTGGTCGATCGGGCCCTGCGCGATGGTCTGGATGCGCACCGGCTCCTGCTGGCCCTGCCGGTACACCCGGCCGTCGCGCTGCTCTTGCATGTACGGGCTCCACGGGGTGTCGAGGTGCACCATGTGATTCGAGCCCCGCTGGAAGTTCAGGCCCTCCATCGCCGCATCCGAGCACAGCACCAGCTTCAGCCGGCCCGCGTTCAGGGCGTCCTGGATGCGCTGCACGTCCGGCTTGGACGTGGCCCCGTCGATGATGGCGATCTCATCCGGCCTGAACATCCCGTCCGCGAGGGCCTCGCGCTTCGCAATCTGGAGGGCCTGCGCGAACCGGCAGAACACCACGTGGCCCTTGCCCGGGAACTCGCCCTCCCGGTTCTCGATCTCGTCGAGCATCTCCTGTATCTTCGGCGTCCGCTTGCTGTAGGTCGGATCCACCAGCTCCGGCGTGATGGCAATCTGCTCCAGCTTGCCCATGCGCACCAGCGCCTCCGCCCGCTGCGCCGCCGTCGGGTTGCCCCCGATGCTCTTGATGTAGGCCAGGACGTTCGCGGCAGCGCTGTTGTACGCCCTGCGCTGATCCGGCTCGAACTGCGTCTGCTCCAGCACCGTGCGCCCCTTGCGCAGCGGCGGCAGATTGAGGTTCACGTCCGCGTCGTCGCCCCGCTTCATGAACACGAACGGCGCGATCGCCTGCTTAAGGCCCTCGGGATCCTTGATGCCCACCACCTTCGAGCCGAACCGGCTCTTTTCGACCTTGTAGTAGCGGTTCCACAGGTCCTTGGACGGGATGGCCTTCTTGCCGTGGTTGCGCTGAATGAGGGCCATCAGCTCGTCCGGCCGGTTGGGCATCGGCGTGGCCGTCAGGTCCCACACATAGGGCGCCGCCGCCGACAGCTCCGCCGCTGCCTGCGACTGCTGGGCCTTCTTGTTCTTGAGCTTGTGCGCCTCGTCGTAGATGACCACGCTGGGCTTCAGGCCCACCAGGTGGTCCTTCTCGATCGTCTGCATCCGGTAGGTCACGACGATGAAGTCGTACTGGCTCAGGTCGCCCGCCTTCTTGATCTGCTCGCGCTCTGAGGTGCCCTGGTCGAACACGAACACCTTTTTGCCCGGCATCGCCGCCTCGATGTCCGCCTTCCAGCCATACAGGCGCTTGCCGGGCACCACGCAGATAGCAGGCCGGCCCGGGTGCTCTTCCTGCGCCTTGCAGGCCGCCGCGATGCTGATGTTGGTGTTGTGCGTGACCGTGAAGTCCCCGAGCAAAAACCGGCCATCACCGTCCAGCGTGAAGCCGTAGTAGTCGCCCTCCCCGAGCGGCACCGCCGTGAACCCCGTGTTGGTCACGAGCTTCTTGCTGCGCCGCGGCGGGGCCTGCTTGCGCGCCACCCGGCACGGCACCTGATCCAGCTCGCCGCTGATGACGACGCGCCAGTACACCCCCTCGAAGCCGGTCGCCTTGATGGTCGCCACCTTCCGTGAGGCATACGCCGCGAAGCCGAGGCTGCGCGCCAGGTAGAGCACGTCGTCCCGCAACCCGGGGAACTTGGTGATGACCTCGTAACACCCGCCCGTCAGGTGGCCGTCCGTGTCGATAAGCCCGGCGAGCAGCAACAGCCGTGCCTCGCGCCCGTTGCGCAGATAGTCCGCCGGGATGCGCTTCTCCTCGCCCACCCAGCAGCGCCGGACCTCCTCCAGCACCACGTTGCGCTGCCGACTGCCCCGTGCCGTCGTCATGTACACGTCCGTGCACGTCCGCTGCGGGCTTACCTTCGCCTCCACGCCGTACTTCGGCGCCTCGCGCACCAGGTACTCGATCACCGGCTCGTCCACCGTGTGGATGTTCGGCCGGTGCGAGTTTCCATCCCCGAGCCACACCCCGAGGATGTAGGGGTCGAGCGCCGTCGCCCGGGCCGGGAACTCCACCGGCACCCGGAACAGCTTGGCGTCGCGTAGCGCCCGCGTGTCCTTGTGCGCGAGGTACTGGTCCAGCGGAATGTCGAACACCGCCCCGCCCACGCTCTGGCGCAGCGTCAGCACGTGCACGTCGTTGCAGACCCAGGCGTCGCCCTTCACGGGCTCGATGCGGTAGAGCGGCCCGCGGCCCCGGTTGACCCCCATGACGGTCCGCGGCGCCGAGTCCGGCCCCATCACGCGATCGCCATTCACGATGTCCTGCACCGGCTTGATGCTCCCGTCGGCCATCATGACCGGCGTCCCGTGCCCCAGGCACTTGCCGAGCCCCACCCCGAACCCCAGGATCCCCTTCTTCGTCTCCAGCAGCCAGTTGGCACCCTTGCGCTGGTAGTCGTGCATCGTGTGCGTGGACCAGCCCGCCGGCTCCTGGAAGTCGGTGTTCTCCTTGCTCACGACCGGGAACATGCCCAGCGCCCGCCGGAGGTCGTCGTCGGACTCCGAAAGCAGGGCTCCGTGGGCCTCGTACACCGCGGCGTCCATGCCGGCCCCCGGGAACAGCGCGAGCACCTCCCGCACCTCGCGGGCGTCCACCAGCCACGACTTGTAAGCAGGCTCCCAGCGCGCCCGCACCGCCCCCTTGAGCCGATCCTTGAACTCGGGGTCGAACTGGTTGAACTTCACTGCCACCTGGTAGTTGGTCGCGTAGCCCGGCACCGCCTCCAGCGTGACGTAAGGCGCCGCCTTGATGACCTTGAGCCCCCGCAGCACGTACTCTCCGTCCTGCGGCACCTCGTCGCCCATCAGCACCCGCGCCTCCGCCAGCTCGGCCGCGCGCTTCTCGGCCTCGGCGGCTTCCTTCTTGGCGGCTTCACCCGCCTCGGACTCCATCGCCGCCGCGAGGGCCTGGTGCCCCTCGAAGTCGATCCCGACCCGGTGCCCAAACTCCCCAAGCAGCTTGTTCGCCCCCAGGGCGCTGACGGTCCACTCCTTGCGGGCGGAGTCCCACGTGCGCTGACCTGGCGGCACCAGCCGCTTGATGCCGTCCACGAAGTCGGCGTTGTACTTGAACTGCACCCCGTACTGGCCCTCGCCCTTGGCGTAGACGCACATGGGCGGGCGCTCACCCTGCACGTCCCCGTTGCCGAGCACCCAGCCCGCCGCCTTGATGTTCCACTTGAAGCGCGGCCCGGAACCACCGTCCTCGGGGGCCGCCGCCCGCACCAGCGCCTTGAACACCTCCGCGCGATCGTCGAGGTACTGCCCCTTGTACTTGATGAGCGACTGCGCCATCAGCACGTAGTCGAGGTCCGTCTTGTAGTGCTGCCCCAGCCAGCGCAGCGCCGCGTGGTGGTCCGTCGCGTTGAACCCGGCGCCGTCCTGGACCATCACCACGCCGTCGTAGACGGTGTTGCCATCCAGCATGGACGCGGTGTCCTCGACGAGCGCCTTGACCTCCTCCAGCGACATGCCGGCGATGTCCCGGGTCGCCAGAGGCGCGCGCTCCTTCTTCTTGCCGCGGGTGCCCTTGGCGTTGTCGTTCCCGGGCTGCGCGCCGGGCTTGCGGCCCGTGTCGTCGCCCAGCGGCGGCAGCTCCTGGTCCCCCCGCTCGCCGGCGTGCACCAGGGCTGCCTCGGCACCCGCCGCAAGGGCGGCCTGCACCTCCGCGAGCGAGGCCCCCGCCGGCTGGCGCCACAGCGGCACGTAGCCGCTGGCGTCCGGGTTGTCGTAGTCGGTGCGCCACATCCCCAGCTCGACCTCGCCACCCGGCGTGGCCTTCAGGCTGTAGCTCTCCTCGACCCCTGCGACCCCCCGCATGCTCCAGCTCAGCTCGACCGGCCCGCCCTGCTCGCCGCTTACGATCTCCAGGGCACTGCCGGGGCCCACCACCCCGTCGATAGCCGCCTTCCGGTCCGCGCCCGAAAGTCCCATGATCGACCGCACGCCCCCCTGTCCGCGCGGGGCGAAGTCCTGCACCCGCAGCCGCGCCCCGGCCGGCCCCAGCGCAGCCTTGACCAGCTCCGCGAGGTCGTGCCGGTGCGCGTGCAGGTTCGCCACCTCGGCGGCCGGCTCCACGTCGTGCGGCCCCTTGGCGTTGTCGTTCCCGGGCTGCGCGCCGGCCTTCTTGCCGCTGCGGACGCGCGGCTTCTTCTCGGCCGCCGGCTTCACCTCGGGCGTGGGCGCCACCTCGGGCGGCTTCGGCGCCCACCAGCGCTCGGGCAGGGGCGGCAGGGTGCCGGCCTTCAGGCCCGCATGCACCAGCGCCACCCCGGCGCCCTCCTTCAGGGCGGCCTCGGTGTCGTCACGCGTGCCGTCCACCGCCCGCTCCCACACCGTCGCCTGCTGGCCCTTGCCGTCCTGCGCCACCAGCGAGGCCACCATGACGTTGCCGGCGGTGGGGCGTACCTCCAGGTTGTAGCTGTAGCCGCCCATCGGCCACGAAACATAGGCCATGGCGCCCGGTGCCGATGCAGTGGTCTGCGGGAACGCGTGCTCGCCCAGCGCGTCCTTGACGAGCCCCGCGACGTGCCGCGCCCCGCCGTCCCCGAAGGACCAGGTGGGCAGCGTACGCTCGCCCTGCGCCCAGGCGGGCACTTCGTGCGCACCCTGGGCGTTGTCGTTCCCCGGCTGCGCGCCGGGCTTGCGGCCTGTGCCCGTGCGCCGCTTCTCGGCGCGCGCCCGGTTCTGCTCGGCCCTGCGCACCGTGCGCTGCTGCTCGCGCGCCAGGTTGCGCTGCGCGCGCGCCTCGCGCTCCGCCTGGCGCGCCAGCCGGACCGCCTGACGCTGCTCCGCCTTGCGGGCCCGCTCCGCCTTCACCCCGGCGAGCTGCGCGTGCAACGCAGAATCGTGGGGCGCCACCACCCGGGCCGCCACCGTCTTGCCGGCCGCCAGCCGGGCGGCGATCGCCTCGCGCTGCTGGCCGTGCAGCTTGGCAAGCGCCGTGGCGTGGTCCGTCCCGTCGATCGTCGCCACGACGTGCGCGTGCTTCTCCAGCGTCTTGCGCCCGACCTGGTGCAGCCCCCGGCCCGCGAGCACCGCGTTCATCTCGACGCGGCCGGCCACCGGGTGCTCCACGTAGGCCTTGCCGGCCGACGCCACCACCGGCATGGCGAGCGTCGCCTTCGGCTTCGCCGTCACCCCGTAGCGCCCGTCCGCGTCCTGCGTCACGTGCACGTCGATGGGCGCCTGCCGGCTGATGCGCTTCGCCACCAGCGTGGCCTGCGCGAGCGTGCCGATGGCCTCGTGGTGGTCGCCCCGGGCGAGCTTCCTGGCGAGCTTGCCCACCAGGGCCGCCCGCTCCTCCTTGCTCTGCCGGAAGTAGTCGTGCACCCACTGCGCGCCGTACTTCGTCTGGCGCGTGTGCGCGCGGGTGTGGCTGAGCGACTTGAGCAGCGAGAGCAGCTCGTCGCGGTTCAGCAGGCGGGTCGGGACACGCAACGTCAGGGCCATGGCTACCTCCGGGCAGCCTCTAGCGTGCCACCGTTGGCGCCCGGGCGATCGCCTGATTGCCACGACGCGGGCGCATCGCTCCGGGGCCGGCGTGGTCCGCCCGGCGGCGGGGTATGGCTGTGGTCAGGAGGGCCCCACCATGACGACCACCCCGCCACCCAGCCCCGAGACGCCGCCCCGTGCGACCACGGTGTGCCCCGAGTGCTACCGGCGCGCCCGCGAGGCCCCGCTGTCACGGCTCCAGGTCGCGCTGCTCACGGCCGCGGGGCTGTACCTCGCGATCGTGGCGTTCGACATGCCCTTCCCGGGCCGCTACGCCAGCTTCAACCACCGCAACGTGCGGCTCGACACGTGGACGGGCGAGTGCGTCTACCGGGTCGAGAACCGCCTCTACACGGTGATGCCGGCCGGCGGCGGCATCGAGACGACCTCGGTCGAGCCGGACTGGTAGGCCTGCGGCAGCGGGCCAAGCGCGTCACTTGCGCCGGCAGTAGCCCTTCACGGATCGGCCATCCTTGCGCGTGTAGCCGTCCACCCAGACCATCCCCGGGCCGCAGGGGTTGTACGGCTCCGGGCTTGCCACGGCGGGGAGGCTCACCGCGATCGAAGGCGCGACGTACTCCGGCGCGTCGGGGAGGCTGTCCACATCGACCAGGGCCGGCCCGTCCAGCGGCTCGGTGCGGGTCCTGAACTCGAACGTCTGCGGGCAGGCCCCACCCCAGAGGCCCAGCCCGGCCGCGCGGGCGCTGGCCTCGACGGCCCGGAACTCCCGCTGGTAGCGGTAGGGCTTCGCGTAGGTGTACTCGCGCCCGAGCCCCCGCTGCACGATCTCCTGGTTCACCAGCCGCCCCTCGTACCAGACGTAGCCCAGGCCGCGCCCGTACTTGTCCGTCTCGCCCTGCGTCGGGTCCGTCCCGTAGGCCACCACCTTGCCCGTCAGCAGGCCCTTCACGAACGCCGACGCCTCCGGCCCGTAGCACTCCACGCCCTTGCTCGGGTGCACCGTCTCCGGCGTGTCGATCCCGATGAGGCGCACCGAAAAGCGCTTGCCGCCCTCCACGAGCTGGATCGTGTCGCCGTCCACCACGCGCGCCACCTGGAGCTGCCGCGCGCCCGGGTCCGGCGTGGGGTAGCCCCCCTCGGGGGCCGGCACCGGCGCGGCCTCGCCCGGGGCGGTTGGCGCCGCGCTCGGCACCGCCACCGGGGACGCGCCAGGCGACGCCGCCGCCAGCGGCGCGAGCACCTCCGCGGGCACCGCGACGGCACATGACAGGGACAGCACCGCCGCCACCAGCAAGGCGGCGCGGCCGAACAGCGCGGGGGGTCGGGCTTCCATGGCGTTCTCCTCGGGCCTCGATTGTACCCCTTATGCGCCAGCGGGGAAACAACGGCCGAGGCGAGCCGGCGCGTGCGGCTCCCGGGGGGCCTACAGCACCGTGCCGGGCGGGGGCGGCTCGGCCCCTGCGCGGCGCTTGCGCGCCCCTTCGACCTTCACGATGGTCAGCGCAAAGTCGGCCGCGGCCATCTTCGCGATCTGCATCGTGCCGTCGTCGGGGTGGGGTTGGACCCGGCTGCGCCAGCGGGGCACGCAGGCATCAAGCGCAGCCCGCAGCCTCGGGCGGTCGGACTCCCAGCGCAGCTCGGGTCCGCTGTCGTCCAGCACGGCCGTGTCCAGGCCGTCGCTCAGGTGGATGCGCATCGGTTACTCCTGTGACCGCAGCATGCCCCAAAGCACGCGGAAGTGCTCGGGGTGATCGGAGATGAAGGCGATGGGGTCCTCATAGAGTCTATCCATCCCCATGCTGACCAGCTCTGTGGCGCGCACGTCGTCGATGGTGCCCGGGGCGACCTTTGTTGCGCCGTAAGCCTTGCCCAGGTAGGGATCCCAGAGCGCCTTGCCGTCGGCCTTGGCGGGCCTTGCGACCTCATAGTCCTGGAACCTGTCCGAGTTCGTGAGCGTGTTGAGCTTCTCGTAACGATCCTCGGTGTGCTCGAACACGAACGCCGCTGACGCCTTGGCGTTGTCCGGGTGCTCGTACTCCAGGCCGTGCGCCATTTCGTGCACCACAACCTGCCCAACATGCCACCTGGGAAGGCTCTTGCCCATGGCGATCGTCATCTCAGGGTTCCGGTAAAAGGCGCGATCCTCCAGGCCGTGCTCGCCGTCGGCGACGTAGCGCACCACCACGTGACGGTGCCCGGCGCGAGCACCCGCCAGCTCGGCGTAGTAGTCCAGGGCCTTCTGGTAGGCCGCCCTGTGCTCGTCGCTGACTTCGGGGTCGAAGTGCGCCGTGTACCGGGCCTTGCCGGCTCCCCGCAGCAGCTTGTCCACGTCGGCCCGGGCCTGCTCCGCGCTGTAAGACTGCTGAATGGCCTCGACGGCTTCCCAGTCCGCGTCCCGCTGCGCCTCGTACTGCTTCAATTCTTCGGGCGGCACGGCGCTGTCGTCAATCATTCCTGTCGGCTTGCCATCTGCCCCCAGAAGCGGATACCTGGCCGCAAACGCCTCGTGTCGCTCGATGCGCTGATTGGCCATGAGCTGCATCTGGTCCGCGACCTCTTTCCGGCGGCGCTTCACCTCGGCAACGGCGGCGATCACGGCGTCGGTGTGGGGCCCCTTGGGGAGCTTGGGTCCGTCGGCAAACTCGAAGTATTCGCTGCGCACCGCCGCCGGCACCTCCTTGCCGTCGGCCAGGGCCTTGCGCATCGCCTCCCGGTGCCGGTGAAACGCCTTGCCGAGGTCGGTGCTGGTTTCATGCTTCCCGATGGCGCCCTCGATAGCCTTCACGTAGGCGTCACTGGTAAGGGCGTGCGGAGCCTGCATCGCCTTGACGGCCGCATCAAGGTGCGGATAATACTCCGCGTTCACGGCCGCGTTTTCACTCACCGGATGCCCGACCGAGTACATGTCTCGGATGTGCTTGCGCAAGTCATTCGGGCTGCCGATCGATGAAACACGCTGCTCGCCGTCGTGCATGGCGTTGTACATCAGGGTTTTCTTGCCGACCCTGACGAACAGCGCGTCCCCCAGGCTGCGGGGCGACGTGCCAAGGATCGCCATCAGCTCTTTCTCCAGCGGCTTGCCGCCTGCCAGGATCTTCCTGGCTCGCTCTGCGGCGTAGGCCTTCATGTCCTCCCATTCGTCTGTGTACCGCGTGCCATCCGGTTTTTTCTTGCCCTTGATGGTCTTGCGTTCCCATCCGTAATGGTCCTCCAGCGCCTCCGCCACGCGCTGCTCCACGCCCTCATCCCACGCATGCAGGGGGCGCTCGACGTTTTGTTCGTACAGCGCGATGAAGTCATCGCCGGCCTGGGGCGCCTTGAGCATCACAGGGGCGGCCGTTCCCGCGTACTCGCGATCCGCGCGATAGAAGCGATACAGGCCCGCCTCGCCCTTGTCGATCTGCTGCTGACTGCTTGCGGACCAGCCCGCACGCTCTTGTTTTTTGTTGTGCGCCAAGTACCGGAGATGATCCTCGACCCCTAAGTGCTTGAACCCCGCCTGCGCAAGGTGCGGCGCCAGCGCCTCCAGCGCTTCACGCGGCACGTTGAGCTGGCGCATGTCGGCGTGGCCGAAGTGCGCTGAACCCACATCGACAAAGCCGTTGGCCTCGATCGCCTGCCGGCTGCGTCCGTCATAGTCCTTGCTCGCCACCGCCGCCGCCAGCAGCCCATCCAGCAGCGCCTTGTGCCGCTCGTCCAGCGGGGGCAGGCCGGGCTCCTCCGGCTTGGGCGGCTCGGCCTGCTCGGGCTCTGCCGGTTTCTCCGGCGCAGGATTCTCGGCCTTCTCCGCCTTGGGCCGGGCCGGCTTGACCTTGGGCACCACCGCCGCCGGCGCCCCCTCCTCGATCGCCCCCTTGATGTGCTTCAGGCTCTGCGGCTTGCCGCCCGCGCGCACCAGGTGCGCCCGCCCCTGCTTGACCTCGATGCGCTCCGGGTGGTCGGCGTGGTGCTCCGTGGCGTGCGTCGCCACCCAGCCCCCGTCGGGGTGCTCGTACACCGCGGCGGCCTTGCCGTTGACCTTCGACGCGTGCCGGGCCGCGCCGAGCGCCGAGGCGAGGGTCTTGTGCCGCGTGTGCTCGCCCTCGGCCATCTTGCGCGCGAGGGCGTTCACCAGCTCCTGACGCTCCGCCCGGGTCTGGATGTTCCGCGTGTGGGCCCGCACCTGCGTGCCGTCCTTGCGGGTGTGGGCCCGCACCTGGATGAGGGCCTTCCACAGCGTCAGCAGGGCCCGCAGCGACAGCCCGCGCCGGGCGGGCAGCAGCAGCAGCGGCGCCGGGCCGCCCTTCTCCAGCCGGTCGAGCTTGCGCACCATCCGGTTGGCGAACGATCGCCCGCTCGCGCCACCCCACAGCAGGAAGGCGACGTAGCCCGGGGTTTCGTGCCCGCGCTTGCTCCAGCCCGGCCGGCGATCGACGGCGTGGCGGGCGTGCCAGGCGGCCATCTTGCGCAGCTTGCGCTCGCTGACGGGCGCACCCGCCGCGAGGCGCCGGGCCCAGCCGACGGTGGCCGGCACCAGGCCGTCGCCGCTGCGCCCGTCGGCGTGCAACGCGAGCCCGCGCCGGAAGGCGGCGCGGACGGCCTCGGGGACGGGGAAACGGCGTTCAGACATGGGGGTGCTCCCCCCACATCCTAGCCCCGGGCTGCTGACACGAGGTCAGGAATTGCCAGGGCCGCCCGCGTCAGTAAACGACGCCGGGGCGCTCCGGGGCGTGGGGCGGAAGGGGGGACTCGTGCACCAGGGCGCCGCCGTAGTGGCGCACCACCCACTTCGCCCACGCCCTGTCGCGATCCCGCTGGGTTGGCAGCACGCCCGGCCCGGTCCCTTCCGGCATGTCGAGCTGCCACAGGTCGCGGGTGGATTCCAGCAGCTTGAGGGTGCGCCCCGGCAGCCCCAGCCACTTGCCGTCCCTGAGCCGGTATTCGGTCCCGTCGAGCGCCACAACGATCATTTCGTCCTCCGCAGCAGGCCCCAGATAAAGTCGAAGTAATCGGGATCGGTTTCGGCGAAGTAAGACGGGCTGCGCCACATCAGCTCGATGCCCATCGAGACGATCTCGGTGGCCGTAATCTTTCCATCGTCTTTCAGGTAGTCGCCATACAGCTTACCCACGTAGGGGCGGAAAAAATTGTCCACCTTGGTGTGCTCGGTTTCATGGTAGTTGGCGCCGGGTTCGGCCTCGTTCATCGTCACCCACTTTTCGCCTTCCGTCCGCCGGCGATGGAACGCGATGGCCTTTTCAAGGACTTCGGGGGCGTTGACCTCAAACCAGTGCCCAAGCTCATGCACGATGGTTCCATCTATGTCGCCATCAGCGCCCTTGAGGTTCACGCACAGGCCGTGATCGCTATAGCTTGCGCGGTCGCCCCAGAAAGAGCTTTCGTCATACCGCATCTGCACGCAGTGAACCCCGGGACGGGGGCCAACCATGCGCGCAAACTGGTTTACTGCTTGCCTCCACGTCTCGTGGTGCGGCCGAGCCTCCGGGTGATCGTCATAGCTGACGACCATTTCCAGCTTCTCGGGACACATCACCGCCTCCCGTTGCTCCTCTTTATGCTTGCGGTACATGCGGGAACTTTCCCGACACATCTCGGTTTCCCGCTCAACCAAGTTGCGATACGTGTCGTCCCACTTGGTTCCTGGATCGCTGTGCATGGCGCCGCCCTTGTGGGCCAGAATCTGATTGCCCAGTTCTTTGCGGCGCCGCTCTAGTTCGGACCGCTCTGCCTGTTGCTGCTTCTGCAATTCAGTCAGGCGGGTGCGCACTTCGCCCGCAGGGAGCCCCACCGGGCGATCGTCGCCAGCGTAACGGAAAACCGACCGCTTGACCCGGCGCGGCACCTCCGCGCCCGACTTGACCGCCTCCACAACGGCATCACGATGCACGCGCATCACGGTGCCCCATCGGGGACTGCCGAGCTTGACCCCCAGGTGCTTGCCCCACTCCGTGGCGGTCATCGTAATAGGTGACGCAAGCCCGGCCAGCTCTGCCTCCTGGGGCGTAATCCGAAGCCCGAGCCCCGTAAACAGTTTAACGGCAGCCGGGGGCTTGAAGTCATCCACGCGGTCGAAGGCCGTGCTCGGCTTGTCCGGGAACACCGCCATCTCGGCGCCATCCTTTTTGCCCATTACGAACGCGTCGAAGCCATCACGCTTCAAGACCGCCAGCAGCCACGCCGGCAGCGCCACGACGCCCTCCTTCTGGAGTTTTTCGATCTCCGAATTGGTCGCGAGGTACTTCGCTCGCAGCGATTCAAGGCCGGCAGCGTCCCCCACGAAGGGGCGCCGCAGCTCCACGTCCATCTTTGAGACGCGCCCCCCCACCGTAAACAGCCGTTCTTCGGCGACCGGTTTGCCGGCGTGCTGTCCGCTTGCCGTGTACGACGTGGTGAGAATGTTAAGGTGCCGGTGGTTGGCCTCGTCAGCCCCAAGGGGCGCCCCCTCGCGCTTGTCCGCCTGGCCGCGCCACAGGCTGTACCGGCCCGGCCTGCCGGACATCACCTCGTCCAGCGTGGAAGCTGTCCATGCGGCCTTGCGTTCCTCGCGCTTGGCTTGGCTGAGTGCGGCCTTCTCCTCCCATGAAATTGGACGCCAGCCCCTGCGCAGCAGCTCGTCGCCCATGCGCTTGCTGTCCTCATCTGCCACATACATGGCGCGCCCGGTTTCGGCGTGCATGAACTCCAGCTTGGCCCCTTTCATCTGCGCGCCCTGTTCAGCGCGACGCGCCTCTTGGGCACTGTAGTTCTCCCGGGCCTCGGCGTCGGTTGCACCTGCGTGGGCCTCGTACTCGTCTGCTAGGCTTTGCGGCGTGTACCGGGCCATCTCCGACTCCCACGCCCGCTCTTGCTGCGACTGGTCGTAGGCCTGGGCCAATCGGCTCGCCTCGTCGCGATCCAGCAGGCGGAACCCCGCTGCCTCAACATGGCGCGACACCTCACCGCCATGCGCCTCCATGTCCGCCTCAAGCGCCTCCAGGAACTGCCCCGTGGCGTCGTTGTAGTAGGTGGGCAGGCCACCCGTGGTAGGCACCTTCTCGCCACTCGCCTCGCGCTTCTCAAGCAGCTCGTAGAAGCGGCTTTCCGCCTCGCGCCGGCTCTCGTGGGCGGTCGCCAAGTACGCGCCAGCGAGCCGGCCCGCTGGCGTATCCGGCAGGGCGGGCTTCTTCTCCACCTTCGGCCGGGGCTTCTTGACCCTCGGCTCGGGCGCGGGCTTCTCGACGTGCTCGGCGATGGGCCCCTTGAGGTGCGCCAGGCTTCGCGATGCCTCGCCCGCCCGGTGCAGCCGCGCCCGGCCCTTCACCGCCACGATCCGCTCGTCGTGGCCCTCGGTGTGGCTGGCGTCGTGCGTCGCGACCCAGCCGCCCTCGGCGTGTTCGTACACGTGCACGGCCTTCCCGTTGACCTTCGACGCGTGCCGGGCCGCCCCGACGGCTGACGCCAGCGTGGCGTGCCGCGTGTGATCCCCTTCGGCCATCCGGCGCGCCAGCGCGTCCACCAGCTCCTGACGCTCCGCCCGCGACTGGATGTTGCGCGTGTGGGCCCGCACCTGCGTCCCGTCCCGGCGGGTGTGGGCCTTCACCTGAATCAAGGCCTTGAGCATGTCCAGCAGCGCGTCCACGCTCAGGCCGCGCGCGTCGGCTCCGAGCCCGCCCTTCTCCAGCGCGTCGGCCACCGGCGCCGCCTGCCCCTGCTCGGCCTGGTGCAGGGCCTCCAGGCGCGCGAGGGCCATGGCGTCGGCCGCGCCCCCCTCGGGCGTCACGGCCGGATGTTCCACCGGCAGCAACCCATGCCGCGCGATCGCCTCCGCGTCCAGCGGGTGCGCGGCCAGCACGACGTGGTGCCCGCCCGGGGCCTCGACGTGCGTGGTCCCGATGGGCAGCTTGCCCGGGTGCGCCGTGCCCACGTAACTGTAACGCGGCTCGCCCGCCAACTCGCGCCGCATCCGGTCGTGGTGGGCGTGGATGTGCGCCCCGTGCATCTGCGCCGTGAGGTCCCGCTCCGCCGCCAGCTCGTCCTCGGAGAGTCCCACGTCCGCCAGCTCCCGCTCCGCCCCGGCGATCGCCCCCATGGCGCGCCGGGCGTGGTGGGCGGCGCCCACCTGCGCCGCGAGGTCGTCGAGCCCGAAGGCCCGGTAGTAGGCCTGGAGGTAGCCGTTGTTGTCGGCGTGCGTCAGGTCCGCGGGGCCGCGCCGGTGCGCGTTGCTGAAGTCGAGCAGGTGCAGCGTGCCGTCGGCGTCGAGCCCGGCCTGCAACGGGTCCGCGTAGTTGTAGCCGGCCTCGGAGAGGGCATGAACCGCCGCGTTGAGGCGCGGGGCGTTCGCCCGTAGGGCCGCGGCGTGCCGCGCGCGCGCCTCGGCCGGCACGGCGTCCGTGCTCAGGATCGTGGGGTAGTGGGGCAGCCGGATGGCGTCGCCGTCCCGGTAGCCCGGGGCGATGCCCGGGGTGCCCCGCAGGGCGTCGTACACGTCGCCCTCGGCCGTCCGGGCGCCGTCCGTGGTCACGGTGCGCTTTACGACCTCGGCGCCGTCCCGGTAGACCGTGCCGGTGTTGCCGGCGCCGACGGGCTGCCAGCCGGCTTGGGTGTCAGGGCCGCCTGCACCTGCTGGTAGATTGCCAGCCCCTGCTGGACCTTGGGGTGGGGTTGTTTGGGCATCGTCGTCGCTCCTCTGGGCCGCCAGCGCGTTGATGGCGCGCATGTGCGCGGGGGTGTAACCGTCCTTCTCGCTCAGGATGACGGCGTTCATGGGCGGCAGGGCGTGCCCGGCCTTGAGCAGCCGGTGGGCCTGCGCGAGGCGGTGGTGGCCGTCCACCATGTAGAGCTTGCCGTTCCGGCGCCGGTGCAGCAGCACGGGCTTGTAGCTGTGCGCCGGATCCCATGCCTCGGGGCCGTCCCAGGCGCGCACCTCCCCGCGGGCGTTGGCGCCCGCGCGGTGCTGGTAGGCGCCCGGGTCCACCTCGATGCGCCCGGGCTCCACCGCCGCGAGGGTGTGCGAGCCGGGGACGTGGTGGTACACGTGCGCCAGCCGGGTCGTCTCCGCCCCCGGCACCGGGGCCGGCGGTGGCTGGTGCGCGGCCTTGAGGGCCTCGCGCGCCTGGCGGTGCGTCAGCTTGCGCGGGGCCTCGCCGGCCGCGTGGGCCACCGTGTGGTGGCGGTGCACCTCGTGGCAGGCCCGCCCGGGCGGCTTGCGGTGGCTGAAGCGCCACGCGTCCCGGGCGTGGTGCAGGTGCACCGGCTTGCGGTTCTTGCGGGCGATCGCGACGGCGGTGCGGTGGGCGTCCGCGGGCCCGAGCACCTGCACGGCCTCCCGGCCGCCGGCCTTGAGGGTCCGCGCGAGGTGGTCCACCAGCTCGGCGCGCTCCGGGGCGGTCTGCTGCTCGCGGGTGTAGCCCTGCACCGTGGCGCCGTCCGCCCGCGTGTGCGTGCGGACTTGCACCATGGCCTTGAGCAGGGCCAGGCGGCGATCGGGGTTGGCGATGAGGGGCAGGTGGATGCGGGTCATGGCGTCAGCGTGCGACGGGCGCGGGGCGGCTGGTGGTCGCTCCCTTGAGGGCGGCGCTCAACTGTCGCAGGTGCGGCTCCTCCGCGCCCACCGACCCCATAAACCCGACCAGTTCGCCCATCCTCCCGATGGCATACACCATCGTGGTGTAGGCGTTGCCGGCCAGCGGGTCGCCTGGCGGCAGCACGTGCAGCGTGGCGTCGGGGAACGCGCTGCGCAGCGCTTGCAAGTGGCCGGTGTTGACCATGGTGCCGTCTGACAGCGCCGTGATCCCCTGAAGCTTGTGCGCCTTGTCGGATGCTGTCGCAGGGAAGAACGCGACCTCGCTGACCATCCGCATCGCCTTGGGGTCGGCCTTGACGTAGGGGACATCGGCACTGCCGAAGGCCTCGGCCTTCTTGGACAGCAGGTTGGGCCTTTCCCGCCCCACGAGCGCGAGCCGCTGGTCGTAGATGTGGAAGCGGCCGGACTTGTCGGTCGCAAGCTTGTCGTACTTGGGGGTGCGCACCTTGGGCGAGGGGCCGGACAGCAGCGTGCCGCCGCTCCGCTCGACGATGGCGCGCACCTGGGAGTCCTGCCCCGCGGCCTGCGGCGTGGCCTCGGGGTAGGCCTGGCCGGCGTGCGTCCAGGATATGCCAGGCCGCTTGAAAAACCCGCCGTCCACCCTGAGCTGACGGCCGTCCTCATTCTCGATCACGAACTGGCCTTCGGGCTTCACGGTGGGGTCTGCCAGCACCACCAGGGTCTGGAATTGACCACCCGGGTGCTGTCCCATCAGCATGTCGCCCGCCGCCAAGGTGCTCGGGTGCACCGGCTTCCCGGCCTTGCCGTTGTCCTGCGCAGCCGCGCCGGGCCAGCCCCGGGCCATAGCCGTCTCGGCAGGCGCGTCGCCTTGCGCGGGCTCCGGCGCCCCGCCCGCTTTCTTCTCCCACGCCGCGATCGCCCCGGCGAGGTCCGGCCGGCGTTCCTTGAGGTGCTCCAGGGCCTCGTCGAACGCGCCCGGATTGTCCTCCTTCGCCATGTCGAGGGTGGCGTCCAGGTGCTCGGCCGTGATCTTCATCGGCTCCGTGCCGAGGAACACGTTCGAGGCCTTCATGTCCTCGCGCGCCTGCGAGCGCCCCTTGCTCGTGAGGTGGTCCAGTTCGTAGCTCTTGACCTCCTCGGGCGTCAGCTCGCGATCGTAGTGAATGAGGCCGTGCCGGAAGTGCTCGTTGGGCGGCTCCAGCCCCACGTAGTCCTTCGGCACCGCCCCGATCGACGGGGGCCGCATCTGGAGGCCGTAGGTGTAGCGCTTGGGCGTGGCCTCCGGGGCGGGTTTCTTCTCCGCCTTGGGCCGGGCCGGCTTCACCTTGGGCGCGGGCGCCGGCTTTGCGACGTGCTCCGCGATCGGTCCCTTGAGGTGCGCCAGGCTGCGCGAGGCCTCGCCGGCCCGATGCAGGCGCGCCTTGCCCTTGTGGGCCACAATCTTCTCGTCGTGGCCCTCGGTGTGGCTGGCGTCATGGGTCGCGACCCACCCGCCCTCGGCATGCTCGTACACGTGCACGGCCTTGCCGTTCGCCTTCGAGGCGTACCGGGCTGCCCCGACGGCCGACGCCAGCGTGGCGTGGCGCGTGTGCGCGCCGTCCGCCATCTTGCGCGCGAGGGCCGCCACCAGCTCCTTGCGCTCGGCGCGCGACTGGATGTTGCGCGTATGCGCCTTGACCTGGGTCCCGTCCTTGCGCGTGTGCGCCTTGACCTGGATCATGGCCTTCCAGAGGTCGAAGAAGGCCAGCAAAGACAGCGACGGGCGCGCGGGGACGAGCAGCATGGGGCAATCCTCCGGCCCCATCGTAGCCCCGGCGTGGCGCCCCGCGGTCGCGTTTTGCCACGCCCGGAAGCGGCTGGCGCTCAGCCGAACATGGACGCCTGGCCGGGGTCTATGACGACCGGCCGCGGGCCTTCTTCGCGACCTTCTTCATCGCCTCGCCCACCGCCTGGTAAATCTGAAGGCCCTGCACCACCCGGTTTGAGCTGCTCGAACTCTCGTTCGAGGGCGCTGATGACGGCATCGGTTGCTTGTCGCTCATTGAACGCTCCCTCCTTCAGGCCGCGCGCGGACGCCTTGAGCGCCTCGCGGAACGCGCCCGACTTGTCGTGTACCACATTCAGCACGCCCACCAACGCGTCCGCCTGCTGCTTGCCTTCGGCGGCCTGGCCGGCGTCAATCTGGCTGCCGCGCGCCTCCAGCCGGGCCCGGTTGCGGATGGCGTTGCCCAGCGCGTTTTTCTCGTCGGCCAGGCGCCGGCGCACGTTGCCCAGGATCTTGGCGATGGGCTTGTGCAGGGTTTCCTGGTACTGTTCGACGCCGAACAGCGTGGCCTGGTTTGCCGACGCGAACCCCGCCGCCTTGATCTCCCGCACCATGTCTTCGGCTTCCTGCCGTCCGGCCGGCCTGTCCTTCGCCAGCTCTTGCAGCGCCGCGAGCTGCTGCCCGGGCTCACTGAAGGCCCGCGCGACGATGGCGCCGAACGCGGCGTTCTTCTTGGGGTCGTGGTGCAGCTTCTGGTTCGCCACGTAGGTGAAGGCCTCGTCCGACAGCCGCGCGAGATCCTCGCCGTCCTTGAACGCCTCGTTCGACCCCGCCGGGATGGTGGCGCGCTCCGCCTCGGACAGCGGGCGCTCCCGCAGCACCTTGGCAACGTCCACCGCCGTGCCCGTGCCCTGCTGGATGTTGGCGAGCGCCCCCATGCGCTTCATCTCGCCCACGGTGTAGCCGTCGGCCTCGTGGAACACCACGGCGTTCAGCGCCGGCACGTCGTGCCCCTCGGCCAGCAGGCGCCGGGCAAGTCCGGTGCGCTGGTGGCCGTCCACCACGTACATGCTGCCGTCGTTGCGCTTGTGCACCATGACCGGGTTCATGGCGCCTGCCATGTAGTCCCACTTCTGGACGCTCCGCAGCCGGTCCGTCACGCCGTGGGAGTCTCCGCCGCCCTTGAACTGGTAGGCGTTGGCGTCCACCTGGATCTTTGACGGGTGGATGGCGGCCACGGTGTGGCTGCCCTCGACGTGGTGCAGCACGTTGTCGAGGCCCGCGAGCTTGGGGTTGACCGCAGGCGTCTGCTTCGCGGCGGCCTCCGGGCGCTGCCTGGGGGCGGCCTTGGGCCGTGGCTTCTTCACCTTGGGCGCCGGCGCGGGCTTCTCGACGTGCTCCGCGATGGGCCCCTTGAGGTGCGCAAGCCCGAGCGAGGCCTCGCCGCGCCGGTGCAGGCGCGCCTTGCCCTTGTGCGCGACGATGCGCTCGTCGTGGCCCTCCGTGTGCGTCTCGTCGTGCGTCGCCACCCAGCCACCTTCCGGGTGTTCGTACACGTGCACGGCCTTCCCGTTGACCTTGGACGCGTGCCGCGCGGCCCCCACCGCGGACGCCAGGGTGGCGTGCCGCGTGTGCTCGCCCGCGGCCATCTTGCGCGCGAGGGCCGTCACCAGCTCTTTGCGCTCCGCATGGGACTGGATGTTACGGGTGTGCGCCCGCACCTGGGTGCCGTCCCGGCGGGTGTGGGCCTTGACCTGGATCATGGCCTTCCACAGGTCGAAGAACGCCGGCAGGGGCAGCGACGCGCGCACGGGGACGAGCAGCATGGGGAATCCTCCGGCCCCATCGTAGCCCCGGGCCGGCGCCCCGCGGCCACGGTTTGCCAGGGCGCCCTACGCCTTGGTCGGGTGCACCAGCGGCGTCAGCCCGCCCCGCGCGATCGCCTCGGGTGGCAGCGGTTTGCCCGACAGCACCACGTGCACGCCGTCCACCTCGACGTGCGCGGCGCCCGCTGGCAGCCCCTCGGGCGCGGCGTCGCCGTAGTAGACGCAGCGCGGCGGCTCGCCTTGCAGCTCGTCGAGCAGGCGCTCGTGCTGGCCCTTGATGGGCCCTCCGTGCACCTGCACCATCAGGTCGTGGAGGTCGCGTCCCTTGTTCCACACGAAGTACATGACCGCCTTCCGGGCCCGCCCTGCCACGCCGACCTTCTTGGCCTCGTCGGGCAGCCCGAACTCCTTGTAGAACATCCCCAGCAGGGTTAGGTTCAGGCTCCGGGGATCGTCCGTGGGGCTGTCCACCGGCTTCTCGTGCACGTTGCTGAAGTCGAGCAGATCCATGTGGCCGTCGCGCATGCCGAACTGGAGGGGGTCGGCGTAGTAGTACCCGCGCTCGGACAGGGCGCTGACGGCCTGGTTGATGCGCGCCACGTTGGGCCGGACGACCGCCGCGAACTGCGCGCGATCGCCCGGCTTCACGGCGTCCACGCTGACAATGGCGGGATACCACGGCAGGCGAATCTGGTTCCCCTCCTGCCGCCCGGCGGCGATGCCGGGCGTGCCCGCCAGGGCCGCATAGACCTGGCCCTCGACGCTCACGCCGTCCTTGGCGCCCCACGCCATCTGCGCCTGCTTCACGACCTCCTGGCCCTCGCGGTACACCTCGCCCGTGCTGCCGCTGCCCACCAGCTCGCGGTGCACGTGCGCCGGCGGGGCGTGGTCGAGCGGCGCCACCTCGGGGGGCGTCTCCGGCAGGGGCTTGGGCGGCTGGCCCGGGCGGGTCAGCGTGGCCTTGCCCCCCGACGCCACGATCCGGTGGTGGGCGTGGGGCAGGTGCCGGTGGTCGTGGGTGGCGACCCAGTGCCCGGCGGGGTGCCGGTAGGCGAACGCCGGCCTCTCGTTGGCCGTGGACGCGTGCCGCGCCAGCGTGAGGGCCGAGCCCGCCGTCGCGTGCGCGATCGCCTCGCCGTGTTTCAGGCGCTGCGCGAGGCCCTCGACGATGGCGGCCGTGTCCGCGATGGTGCGGGTGTGGGCCCGCACCTGCGAGCCGTCCTTGCGGGTGTGCGCCCGCACCTGGACGATCGCCTTGAACAGGGCCTCCAGGTCCGCCACCCCCGGGGAGGGGGCGGCGGGGGTGGGGTGACGCCTCATGGCCGTGCGCAGGGGTTCAGGCGTCGCCGCCGCCGGCACCGCCCCCGGCGAACCGCCACGACTTGGCGAGGCTGGACGCCGGGTCCGCCTTGGGCGCCGGCTCCGGCGCGCGCTTGGCCCGTGGCGCAGGCGTGCCGCCCAACTCGGCGAGGCGCGCCTGGCCCTTAGTGGTAAGACCGAGGCCTGGGTAAAGGCCCGCCTTGGGAGCCACGAGGCCCTCGCTCAGCGCGCGGCTCACGAGGTCAGCCGCCTCGCCCGCGCCTCCGTCTTTGAGGTGCCCGAACGCCGGATGCTCCCCGACGCCCTTCACCTGGGAACGCCCGATGTGCTCGCCCCGCATGGCGTATTCGACCATGAGCGGGCTGAGCCCCGACTTTTGTGCCGTTTGCGGGTGGTCGGCGATGAGCTGCAACATGGCGTGGGTCGGGCTACTGAACGAGGCGGGGCCGGCCTTTTTGGTTGCCGGCTCAGGCTTGGCTTCACTGCCGCCCGTTCGCTGTTCCCACGCGGCGATCGAGTCGGCAAGGTCGGGCCGGCGCTCCTTCAGGTGTTCGAGGGCCTCGGCAAACTCCGCCGGGTGGTCCTCCTTCGACATGTCCAGGGTGGCGTGCAGGTACTCCGCGTTGATGTCCTTCGGCTCGTTGCCCAGCACCTCCGCAGCCTTCCGATCCTCGCGGATTTCCGACCGCCCCTTGCTGGTCAGGCGGTCCAGCCCATAATGGCTGACCTCCTCGGGCGTCAGCTCGCGATCGTACTCGACAGCGCCATGGGCAAACACCGGGTGTGGGCTCACGCCGACACGCCCCGGCGGCAGGTGGTCCCGGACCAGGCTATCGGGTTGCAGGCCGTAGGTGTGGATCTTCTTGGGCGCAGGCTTCGGCCCCGCTTTGCTTGCGGCATCCGACATTTCCGCCAGGCGCGCCTTGCCCTTTTCGGTCAGGCTGAGGCCCCGGACAGCAACCCCCCCCGAAACCCGTTGCAGCAGGCCCTGACCCATCGCGTCCTTCACGGTGTCGAGGGCTTTCGATGGTCTATCCACCCCAAACGCAGGGTGGTTTTTGAGCGCTCTGGCCCGCTCCTTTCCCATCTTGGGGTGGAAGCTCGCGGGGCTCCCGCCAAGAACGGCTGCCGCACCGTCCAAGTCGAGCCCCGGCTTCTTCACCGTGCGCGGGTGGTCCGCGATGAGCTGCAAAAGAGCGTGCGTGGGGTTGCCGAACGCGGCCGGACTAGGCTTGCGGCTCTTTTTTTCCGGCCCATAATGACGCAAAGGGCTTTCATCTTCTTCGTCATGATTGCCGAAGAAATGGTCGCTGGGGTGATTCAGTTCCTGGTTGTACGTGGTGATGCGACCACCGCGCGAACCCTCCCATTCGGGTTCAACCTCCACCACCTGCCGCGGTGTTCCATTCCCATCCACAACCCAGTCGCCCGGCTTGGTATTTCCCAGCGTGGCTGCACCCGTTTTGCCCGATGAGGCCGGCTTGGGCTTGTAGTTCGCCAGGACGCCGAGGTGGTCTTTTCTGACTTCTCCGGTATGGCTCATCTTATTGAAAGAACGAGGCGTCAGGCGCTTGGCCTGGTGGTCATACACCAGTGCCGACTGATCGCCAGTGCCCGGGTTCACCACGGTGTACTTATGGCCACTGCTCGCGTGCTGGATAACGTCGCCAGGGCGCACACTCTCGGGGGTAGCAGGCCCAATAGGGCTTTCGGGCGCCGCGGGCTTCTGGCCCTTCGCCGCCGCCTTCTCCCGCTTCGCCTCGTCCCGGGCCATCTTCTTCTCGCCCGCGTAGTCCGAGTCGGTGGTCCAGCCGCGCTCCTTGGCGATGCGCTCCGAGTTCTTCACCCGTTCGCGGCTCTCCGCGATCTCCTTCTTCGCCTGGTGGCCGTACCCCTCGTGCTCGTTCATCACGTGCGCGGGCACTTCCTTGCCGGCCTTCAGCGCCTCGCGAATGGCGTTCTTGTGCGACGACACCGTGGTCGGGCCCGTGAGGTCGCCCCACGCGCTCTGCCGGTACTGCGCGTAGGTCATCAGGTGCTTGTCAGCCAGCATGCCGGGGTGCTCGGGCTCGGCGGGCTTCGTCGCCTCCACGGCCTTCTTCTCTGCCGGCTTGCCCTCAGCCGCTATCTGCTTGCCCTTCTTGGCCCGCAGGGCGCGCTGGGCATCTTCGTGGTAAACCTCCTGCGAGCCGCCCTTGCCGTCCCGCACAGCCGTCATGAGGTCGGGGTACACCATCATGTGCGGCGTGTTGCCTGGGTGATTGTGCTGCACGTACAGCTTGCCGTCCGCGTCGCGGTGTATCATCACGTGCCGCTTAAGTTTCCGCGCGACCTCGACCGCAGCCTTGTGCACGTGGTGCGCGCTGTGCTCGGACACGTCCAGCTTGCCGTGTGCCCGCAGCGCCGCCGCCATCTTGCCAACGAGGTCTTTCTTTTCCCCGTGCGTCAGGATGTTCCGCTGGTGGGCCCGCACCATCGTGCCATCCTTGCGGGTGTGCTGGCGCACCTGAATCAATGCCTTGATCAGGTCGATCATCCAGGGCTCGATGGGCATGTCACGGTACGGCATCAGGGACTCTCCCGGGTACTAGCTGGCGCTCCGCCAGGCCCATCGTAGCCCCGCCGTGTGCACGCGGGGCGCCCGTTTGCCGCTCCACGCGCTCAGGTTTCGAGGTGCTCCTGGTTGCGCTCCGCCATCACCGTGCTCAGCACGTCCGACACCCGGCGCAGCACCTCGCGACCCCCATGGCCGCGCCGTGCCCGCTCGGACTGGGCGGCCCCGGACCGCGACGCCCCGGACCGGGAAGCCTCGCCTCCCGCCGGACCACCCGCCGCGGCCTGGCCGAGCCGTGTGCGCCCCTTGCGGCCCTCCGCCGGTGGGGCCATCCCCGCCGCCTTGAGGGCCTCCTCCGTGCGGGCCTGCACCTCCGCGGCCTGCGCCGCAGCCGCGTCCGGCGTCACGGGCTGCGGCGTCGCCGGCTGTGGCGTCACGGGCTGCTCGGGCGCCGGGTCCGGCAACGGCTCCTTCAGGCCGCCGGCCGTCTCGCGGCCCTCTGTCGGGCCGAAGTCGCGCTCCAGCACCGCCCGCCGGAGGTCTGCCTCCAGCGCCTCCACGTCGTGGCCCGTCGCCCGGGACACCTCCTCCAGCCGCGCCTTCAGCTCCCGGCCCACCTGCACCTGCGCGTCAAGCGGCAGCGAGGTGTTGCCGGATAACCTGTAGAGGTCAGCAAGGCCGTCGAGCTGGTCCGCCGGGATGCGGGAAGCCTGCGGCGCGGGCCGCGTGCTGCCCCGGCTGCGCGCGCCGGCGATCACCTCGGCGTCGCTCACGGGCGCCGGGTCGGGGTCGGCGTCACCCTCCCCCTCGATGGAGACGCGATGCTTGGCGTAGGCCGCCCGCAGCCGCTCCTCCCTGCCTTCCTCACCCCGCTCCCGGCCATGCTCGTCGAGGTCGGCCAGCTCGCGCGCCGCCGCGGCATGGGCCTCGCTCGGCGCGCCCCCCTCGAAGTCGTGCCCGACATGCGTGAGGGCCTCGTCCTCGGTCAACGGCAGCAGCTTGCCCCAGTAGTTCACCCGCGCCTTCACGGGCGTGAGATCGTCCGGGTTGGTCTTGAGCTTACGCCCGGGCCCCGGCTCGTCGTCGGCCTCGGTTGGCTCGTCTTTCGCGGGGGCCTCGGCGGGTTCGTCTTTCTCCGGGGCTGCCTCAGTGGGCTCGGCCTTCTCCGGGTCCTCGGCTGGCTCGTCCTTCGCGGGGGCCTCTGCGGGCTCGGCCTTCTCCGGGGCTGCCTCGGGTGCGTCTTTCGCGGGCGCCTTCCGCTTGCCGCCCCGGCGCTCCCCGGGGGCTTGCTGGTCGGCGCCCCCCTCCCCGGGCTGTGCCTCCTCGGACGCCGCCGCGTCTTGCGGGGCCTCGGGCGCGCGCCCGTCCGCCCGGCGCTTCTTGCCGCCGCGCTTCTGCTCGCGCGGACCCGTCTCGGCCCCTTCGGCCTTCGCCTGGCCCTTGAGCGCCCCCTTGATCTCCTTCCACGCCGCATCCCACGCCGGCCCCGTGTTGCCGGGCTCCTGCGTCGCCGCCTCGAACCGCTCCGCGAGCTGCTCCATCTCCCCGCGCGAGCCCGCCTTGAGCGCCGCGAGTTCAAACTGCCGCGGCGTGCGCGGCCCGGCCTCCCGGCGCGATCGCCCCGCGGCCGGCGCCGGCGCGTTGAACCCCTTGATGGCCGTCCGCAGCACCTCGTACTGCCGCAGAAGGTGCGCGTGCTCCTCGCTGCCGGGCTTCAGCTTCCGCAGCTTCGCGAGCGCCCCCTGCGCCGCCTCGTGCAGGTGCTCGGGGGGCCGGCCTTGGGCCTGGCTCGCCTCCGCGGCGCCCTGCGGTGCCCCCGGGGCCTTCGCCGCCGCCCGCCGGCGCCCCTTGGCCGGCTCATCCCCCGTCACCTTGCCCGAAGCGAACTTGCCGTTCACCCGGTTGCGACGCTTCGCGATCTCCCGCAGCAGCGCCTCGCGCGCGGCATCCGGCGTGCCGCCGCCCGCCACCGCCTTGCGCAGCATGTCGATCCCCGCCCTCATGCCAAGTCCCCCCCTTGCCCCTGCCGCGCCAGCAGCGCGATCACCTCGGGATGCCCCGGCATCATCGGCGCCGGCAACGCACCGGGCGCCACCCAGCAGGCCTCCGCCACCTCGCGCCGCGACAGCCGCAGCGACCCCACCGGGTCGCGCGCCAGCATCCCCACGCTGTGCCCGCCCTCGTGAAAGAACGGCGCCACCTGCCCGGGCACGAGGGTCGCCGTGAGGCCCACCTCCTCGCGCAGCTCGCGCTCGGCTGTCTGCTCGGGCGTCTCCCATGGGTCGATCGCCCCACCCGGCAGGCACCAGCAGCCCGGGTGCAGCGCCGCCGTGTCGGGCCGCCGCACCAGCAGCACCCGCCCGTCGCCGTCGAGCAGCACCACCCGGGCGGCGATCGCCGCCGGCACGTCAGGCCTCGGGGGCCGCGGGCTCCGCCTCGGGCGCGCCCTCCGGCTCCTGCTCCGAGGCCTTGCCCTTGATCATGTCGAGCGCCAGCCCGGGCACCTCGGCGTCATCCGACAGGCCCTTTACCAGGTCCCACTTGTGCATGTCTCCCCCTTCTCGGCAACCAGCTCGTCGCCGAACCACTGCGCCCTCACGACCCACCACCGGCTTCGTCGTCGGGCTCCTCGGAGCCGTCCGGGTTCACCTTGGGCAGCGCCGCCGGCGGGCCGCCCTTTGCGTCGGCACCCGGCTGGCCGTCACCACCCGGCGCCTGGCCGTCGGCCGGCGCGTCGCCGTCCCCGCCATCGCCCGCGTCGTCGCCGCCGCCCTGGCCCTCAGCCTGCATCTTCGCCTGCATGCCCATCGCCCAGGCCTGGTACAGCGTCGTGTTGGCCGGCGCGTCGCCCCACAGCAGCGCCGACTCGATCCCCTTCAGGTCCCGCCCCGCCCGGATCTCGTTCACGGTCATCACCCCCGCCTGCAACAGCTTCGTCTCCCGCTCGATCCGCTTGTCCTCCTGGTCGGGGTCCAGCCCCGCCCAGGTGAACAGGAAGTCCTCGGTGTGCTCCAGCCGCGGGAACAGGTCGTCGTTGATGCCGCTCTCGATGCGCGTCAGCAGCGGGTGCAGGCCCTTGCTCATGCTGTGCGCCAGCGTCGCGCCGTTGCCGCCCTCGGAAAGCGACGCCCCGCCGTCCCCCGCCCCGCGGCCCGACAGCCCCAGCTCCTCCCGGTCGATCTGAAACACCGCACAGGCGATCGTCGTCAGGAAGTCGAGCCACTCGTGGAACTGCATCTCCTTGTTGTTGCCCTTGAGCGCCGTCCACGTGACGCCCTTGCCGTCCTTGCTCGCCAGGATGGGCACCCGCCAGGCGTTGTTCACGCCCGACACCATCGCGTTCCAGTAGCGCCGGAAGTCGTCGAGGTTCTCCGCCGTGTACTGCCCCGTCACGCTCAGCACGCCCTCGGGGATGCTGCTGTGCGTGAAGTAGCGCTGGTTGTAGAGCATCGCGTTCAGGTAGCCGACCACCACCTCGATCAGGCTCTCCAGCTCCGCCTGACCGTACCCGTTGGACTCCAGCGCCGTGCGCGGGTTGCGCACCCAGTAGGCCATCTCGTCCGCCGTGTACTCCGCCACCGGCGCGCCCTGCCAGAGCTGCACGTACTGGATCACGGCGTCGCGCGCCTGCCCCACCCCGCCGTACCCCTCGCCCACCAGCCCGTAGATGCCCGGGCCCGTCTGCGACGTGTGCCCGCCCGTGTAGCTCGGCACCGTCAGCCGCACCGTCGCCCCGTCCACGGCCCACCAATCAAACAGCCGGTCCTTGCGGTCGTACCGCAGCTCCAGCGCCATCGCGTCCAGCGTGAGGCTGTCCTCGACCATCATGCGCAGCAACGGGTCGAGCCCCGGCCGCCGCAGCCGCCCCGGGTCGGGCGCCACGCCGCACCGCAGCACGATGTCCTCCAGCTCGCGCATGCGCTTTTTGTCCGCCTTCGTCGGCTTGGCCTCGGGGTCGCGCATGCGCACCTGCACCCCGATGTCGCCCTGGTAGCGCGGCAGCTTGGCGAACCGCGCCACCTGGTTCTGGCGCGTGCGGATGATGGCCGTGACGGGCTGCGTCACCCGCGCCATCTCGCGCAGCGTGTAGAACCCCACATGCCGCACGTCCTGCGGGCGGGTGCCGAGGTGCGACAGGTTGAGGACGTTGGGGTCAACCAGGTAGGACCGCAGGGGCTTCGAGTTGCCCGGCTTGGCCTCTGGCGCCTTGGCGTAAGAGCGGTTCTGCTTGGCCATGGTTCCTCAGCGGATGCGCGCCTTTTGAGCGTAGCACCGGCGCGCACATCCGCCCCGCGTTTTGCCGCCCGCCCCCGCTATCCGCTGCCGTGGGGGTCCACCTCGTGCTTGAACTTGGCAGGATCGCGCCGGAAGTCGATCTCGACGCCACGGGTCTTGGTGTACCAGGTGCCGTTCGCCCGCATGGTCGCCTCGGCCTTGCGCGCTCGCGCCTGGCCTGCGCAGCGCCGGCACGGCCCGAACGCCGCCCGGCACACCATGCAACGCCCCGAAGGAACAGCCTCGCCGCCAGCCATCACAGCAGGTTCTCGCGGTTGATCACGAACGGCACCGCCTCCCGGATGTCGCCGACCCCCAGGATGTACTGCGCCACCCGCGCCATCCCCACGCCGGCGCCCGAGTGCAGCGGGATCTCCCGGCCCTTGTGGGCGTCCAGATACCAGGCGAAGTCCTCGTCCTTGCCACCAAGGGCGATCAGGCGCTCGTACATGGCGCTCGACTTCAAGCGCCGCTCGATGGTGGCGTGGTCGTGCTCGCGCTCCGCGGCCCCGGCAGACTCGCCGGAGAACGGCAGCAGCATGTCCGTCGAGTTCACCACGCGCGGATCCTCCGCGTTCTGCTTCATGTTGAAGAACTTGATGGGCAGCGGGTAGTGCGTCAGGAAGCACGGCCCGAACAGCTCCGTCAGGCGCCGCTCGTGGTTCGCCTTGAGGTCGTCGCCCCACGCGAGGTCCGGGAAGTCGGCTTGCAAGCGCTCGACAGCCTCCGTGTAGGTGATGCGCTTGAAGCTGAGGTCGCGAAGCTGCCGAAGGTCACGACCGAAGTGGGTCGCGAGGTCGTCAGCGCAGGTGTTCAAGACCTCCGTCACGGCGTGCTGCACGATCCCGGACAGGTGCTTGATCAGCTCGTCGAGCCCGCCCTGGTGCTCGATCTCGAAAAGCGCGAACTGGCACAGGTGCCGTTCATCCGCCTCCGGCTCCATCCGAAACGACTGGATCTCCGCGTAGACCTTGCCGAGCACCGGCGTCAGCAGCTCCAAGTAGAGCTGGTCGCTTTGCGCCAGGTAGGCCGGGCGCCCGAAAAAATCCACCCTGAACAGCGTGTCCACGTTCTCGCACGCACCCGTCACGCCCACCAACTCGGGCAGGTTGTGCACGCCCACGAAGCCCTGTGCCTCGACGTACCGGCGCGCCCCGCGGAACATCGCGGCCCACACCCGGATGAGCGCCGCGCGACGCGGCGAGCACGCGACAGCCCCGATCCCCTCGATCACCTGACCTTGCACGATGGCCTCCCCTCAATCCGGGCCCACACAACACAACGGCCCGGGTGATTCTAGTGAACCGCACCCGGGCCAGATGAGCCGAAAAATTGCCACCACCACACTTCAGACGTAGAAGGCGTCCCCGGGCGCGAGGTGATCCACCACCAGCGCGTACACGCTCTCCCACGTGGCGAACGACGCCCCGCCGGCGCGCTCGAACACCAGGCGACCCGGCTCGTCGGGCCCCAGGGCCACGAGCAGGAAACCCACCGATGCCCCGTCCTGCACGATGCGCCGGTAGGGCGTCGTGACCGGGAACAGATCGGAGCCCCAGGCAGCCCGCCCGGAGGCGCTCGCCGCCTCCAGCACGTAGCCGGACGCCTCCAGCGCCGCGGTGGCGGCGAGGGCGCGATCAGTAACGCCCAGCATGCGCGCCGCCCTCCACCACGTCGCCCGCAGCCAGCACCGGCGCCAACCCTGCCTTGATGTGCTCCCACATCCCGCAGTGGCAGACGCCCCCGCGCTCCAGGCGCAGCCGGCCGCCCTCCCGGGACAGAGTGGCGAACACCGCGCTGTCCTCCCCGGCCGCCAGGCCGATGACGGCTTGCTCGTCGGCTCCGCAGCCGAACACCTCGCGCTGGATGGCCAGCCACCCGGCATCGAAGCGGTGCACCTGAAGGGCCAGCCCCTCGGCCAGGGCGAGGGCGGCGTCGAAGCGGTTGTCTGTGGTCGTCACGGTCGGCTCCTCTCTCACAGGTGGGTGTCAAGGCCCGTCAGGCCCGTGAACACGCGGCGGATCGCCTCGGCGGGCACGTTGCACACCTCGGCGACGGTGCGGATTTCCATCCCGCGCTTCGTCACGCGGGTCAGCTCCAGGTCGTACAGGTCCAGCCCGTTGAGGCGGACCGTGAGCCGGTTCGCCCGGTCCTTCACCAGCGACGCGGGGAGGTCCATCTGGAGGAAGTCGTAGCCCTTGAGCAGGTTCTTCGCGCCGGTCATGGCGAGGAACTTGTTGCCGCCGAGCTGGGCCAGCAGGGTGCCGGCGTCGAGGTGGGTCGTGGGCATCGGGGGGTCCTTTCGGAGTCGGGGGTAGGGTGTCTGCCCGCCCCTATCCGCGGCCCGCCGGATTTATGCGAGGGCCCCCACGGCCTCCCGGATGCGCGCGAAGGTCGTGTCGTCCACCTGGTCGTCGAGCCAGGCGTCCTCCACCGCGTGCAGCCACGCCCGGGCGACCACCCAGGGGGCCCGGCCACACCCAGCGCACCGCGCCACCGGCCCGCGCTCGTGCCAGTGCACGTCGCCGCAGTCCGGGCACGCCACCACCAGTCGCCGCATGCCTCGCCCTCCCGGGCCCGTTGTAGCAGCTCGCGCGCGCCCCGGCGGCGAATCTGCCACCCGGTCAGGCGGCAGGCACCCGCAAGCCGAACAGCGCGAGCACCGCCACCACCACGTCGCGCGACACCCCGCTGCACCACACCCGGCCGTGGCTCCCGATGCCCCCGACGTTGCGCGCCGCGCCCGAGACGGCCATGTGCACGTCGTGGTGCTCCGTCGTGAACCCACGCTCGGTCTGCACCCGGAACCACCGGCGCTCCCCGCGATCGTCCAGCATCGTGGCGACCCGGCCCCGCGCGGCGTCCACCAGCGCGAGGCCCGGCCCGGCGGCACGGGCGGCCCGCCACGCCTGCACGGCGGGGTCCGCCAGCTCGACATGCGGCGGCAGCAGCGGCCCGCCGTAGCAGGCCCGGCGCTCCCGGGGCCACACCAGGCCGGCCGCGTCGCGGAAGTGGTCCGCCGCGGACGTAACCAGCCCGGGCACCAGGTGCTCGACGGGCACGAACGGCCCGCGCGCCGGGACCAGGAAGTACCCGGCCCGGCGGGGGCCGTCGCAGGCCTCGTGCACCGCGCCGACCTGGTGCTCGTGCGTGCCGGTGGAAAAGTGGAAGCTCTCGCGTGTCGTCATGCGGGCGGGTTTCCACCACCCGCGGCCCGGGGCAACCGTCAGGCCACCCGCTCCCAGCGCCACTTGGCACAGGTGGGGGCGGCGTCCACCCGGCCGCGCGAGGGCCGGCTCCAGCTCCCGCCGCGCGAGGGCGCCACCCGCCCCCAGCCGGCCGCCTTGAGGCTCACGCCCGACTCGCTGTCGAGCACGTAGGTGATGAGCCGCTTGCAGCCGAGCCGCCGCGCGGCGCGCCAGGCGGCGCCGTAGAGCATCGAGGCGCCGTTGGGGGTGTCCGGCAGCACGCAGCAGCGTGTCACCTCCAGCGCCCCGGCGTCCCGCGTCGCGATCATCCGGGCGACGGGACGCCCGACCACCAGCACGCCCCGCAGCGCGCCGTCCGGGCCCTCCAGCCCTAGCCCGAACTTCCAGCCCTGCGGGCGCCGGTGGTGCCGGTGGTGCGCGTCGATGAACGCGCAGGCCTCGGCGAAGCGCACCGCCCGCAGCCGCAGCGCCATGTACGACTTGCCGGCCCGGCGGGCCGCCGCCTCCCGCGCCCGGGCCGCCCGGTTCTCCGCCGCGATCGCATCGGCGAAGGCGGCGCACACCCGCTCGTAGGTGAGGTCGTCCACCCGGCCCTCCAGCCAGGCGTCCTCCAGCACCGGCAGCTCGTCGAAGCCGACGCGGGCGAAGGCCTCGCCGCAGTGGGGGCAGGTGGCCTCCAGCGAGGCCTCCCACACGTCACCGCAGGGGATGCAGAGGGTCAGCGTGTCCATAAAGGCCTCCGGCCGGGTGGGAAGGGGAACGCAGCCCCCTATCCGCACCCGGCCGGTTTTGTGCGCCGCCCCTACTCGGCCGTGCCGGAGGCCTCGGGCGTCGCCGCGATCGCGCCGGAGGCTTCGGGCGGCTGCTCGGGCGCCAGCAGGAACGTCTCGAAGTTGTAGTCGGTCGGCGCGAGCCCGCCGGGCGTGATGGGCTTCCACGTCGTGCTGAGTCGGATGAACGCCTTGCCGTCGGCGTAGCCGTCGGCCATCGTGCCCACCCACTTGGCATGCTGGCTGCCCTCCGTCGGGGTCGCCACCCAGGCGTAGGTGGCCCCGGCTGTCACGGGCACCGGCGGGTCGAAGCGCACGATCGCGGGCGTGACAGCGGGCCACACGTCGTCCGGGTTGAAGGGCGGGGTGGGCCGCCACATCTGCGACCCGTCCAGCACCGTGGTGCCGAGGTCCGGCCCGACGGGCCGGCCCTGCGCGTCCACGCCCTGGATGGCGATGTTGAACTCGGGCCCGCCCGCCAAACAGTACACCGCGAGCGCCGCGAGCCGGCCGTCACGCGTGGCCTTGAAGGTCTGGGCGTAGCTGGTGCCGTTGCCGCTCGATATGCTGGTGTCGCCCGTCAGCAGGTGCGCGGCGTCGGCCGTGCCGGCGCCCGTGGGGCTGCTCGGCGCGTAGGCGACGGGCCGTGGCGTGGGCGTGGGCGTCGGCACGGGTGTCGGAGCGGGCACCGGGGCGGGCGCGCTGCGACCGCCTCCGCCTCCGCCGCTCCCACCGCCGCCGCTCTTGCGGACGGGTGTCGGCGTCGCCGTGGGCGTGGGCGCCGGCGAGGGGGTGGCCGTCGGCAAGGGCGTCGGGGCCGGCGTCGCCAGCGCCGCCGGGGCGATCGCCAGGGTGTTGCTGGCGACGCTCACCTGCGTCGCCGCGGTGACGCTCACGGGCGCCGCGATCGTGACCGGGGCGGCGACGTTGAGGGTGGTGTTGGCCGTGCACCCGGTCAGGGTAAGCGCGGCGAGCAACAGGGTGCGGGTGGTCATGGCGATGTCCTCTCGATGGGCCCGACCGGCAAGATCCGGCGGGGTATGGGGTTGTGTACCCGAAAGGCAACAAGTGGATGCGGCGCCCGCTCGGGGTGGGGCAGGGTATCTTCCCGACCCCATCCGCACGCCAGCGGGTTTATGCAAGCCGCCCCGGGCGTGGCCGGGTCAGGCGCTTGCGGCGGCCTTCTTCGCTGCCCGGGCAGCCTTGCGCTCGGCCCGCTTCAGGGCGCCGAGCACGGCGTCCAGCACGCCGCGGGCGCGCCTGGGGCCGTCGCCCTCGGCCTCGCCGGCGGCGGCGTCCTCGAACCAGGCGATCGTGTCGCGCTTGGCCGACAGGGCGGCCGTCAGGGCGGCGTCGAAGGTGCCCTCGGCTTCGAGGTAGCGGACGTTGACCGTGCCGGTCTGGCCGATGCGGTAGCAGCGATCCGCGGCCTGGTCGAGCAGGGCCGGGGTCCAGGGCATGTCCACGAACAGCACGTCCTGCGCGGCCGTCAGCGTGAGGCCCACGCCGGCGGCCTGGATGTTGCCGAGGAACACGCGGGTGCCGGGGTCCTGCTGGAACCGGGTGACGATCGCGGTGCGCTTCTCGGCCGCCACGCTGCCGTCGATGCGCACGGCGGAGGCCCCGAACCGGGCCTGGAGGCGGTCCAGCACCTCGGTGTAGTTGGTGAAGATGACGACCTTGCGGCCGGCCTCCACGAGCTGCTCCGCCAGCTCGATCGCCGCGGGGATCTTCGCGAGGGCCGTCTGGAGCTTGAGGGCGTTCAGCTCGGCGAGCACGTGCACCTCGTCGTCGAGGGCCTCGGGATCCTTGCCGCGCGTCAGCATGGCCTTGACGGCCGCCTCGTAGGCCTTGCGGTCGGCCGGCTCCAGCGCCACGGCCACGCTCTGCTGGATCTTGGGCGGGAGGTCGAGCACCTCGTCCTTGACGCGCCGCAGGTAGGCCGTGCGCATCTCCGCCCCCAGCTCGTCGAGGTTGGACGCCCCGCCCAGCTCCCAGCCCCACTCGGTCTGGTGGGCGTTGCAGTAGGCGATAGCAAAGCGCCAGAACGAGGCGCCGTGCTTGTGCCCGATAGCCTTGAGCAACGGCCACAGCTCCGCCGGGCGGTTGAGGATGGGCGTGCCCGTCAGGGCCCAGACCGTCGGGATGGCGTCGAGCAGGCCGGGCGCCCTGCGCCCCTTGCGCGCCACTCCGATGAGCGCCTGCGTGCGCTGCGCGTCCGGGTTCTTGCAGTAGTGCGCCTCGTCGAGCGCCGCCACCGCGAACCCGCCCTTGGCGATCGCGGCCTGGTGCGCGCCCACGATGTCGTAGTTGACGATCACCCAGCGGGCCTCCGGGTCGATCACGTCCCGCTTGCCCTTGAGCACCTGCACCCGCTCGCCCTCGCCCAGCCAGAACAGGATCTCGTTGCGCCAGTTGCCCTTGAGGCTGGCCGGGCACACCACGAGCACCCGGCCGGTGGGCGCCTTGAGGCGCGCCGCCAGGATGGTCTGGACCGTCTTGCCGAGGCCCATGTCGTCGGCCAGGATGGCCCCCTTGATGCCGGGGTCGTCCCAGCCCGCGGACAGCAGGAACCGGATCCCCTCGCGCTGGTGCGCGAACAGCGTCACCCCGTTGGGCGCGGCCTCGGGGGCCCTCACCTGAAGCCGGGCCTGCAAGGTCGCCGCCCGGGCCGCGAGCTGCGCGCGCCACACGGCCAGCAGCGCCGTCAGGTCCGCCTCGGCGGCCTGCACCTCGCAGGCCGCCATGTAGGCCTCCAGCCGATCGAGCGGCAGCACGATGCCCCGGATGCTGGGCTCCCAGCGCGCGCCCTGCGCCTTGGCGGCGTGCCACACGGCGTCGCAGCGCTGCGACATGGTGAAGGTCACGTGGCGGTCGGTGCGGGCCACCACCGTCGCCCGGGGGGTCAGGTCCGGCTCGGGCTGGTCCGCGTAGGGCTCCAGCGCCGCGGCGTCCACGTCGGGGGCGTCGGCGAGCGCCCGCGCGAGCCCGCCGAGGTGGTCCACCGGCAGCAGCCAGAGCAGGTGCTCGGGGTTCCACCGGCCGCCGAATCGCTTGACGGCCTCGCGCACCGCGGTGCCGCCCGGCCCGAAGGGCGCGGCCCAGGCGACCGCGGCCGTCCCGTCGCCCCGCTCGGCCACCGACACGTGCGCCACGGTGTCCCGGGGCTCCCGGCTGACGGGGGTCGGGGCGGCGCCGAAGCCGTCGTCGAGGTGGGCGCTGGCTGCCGCGAGGGCCGCCAGCTCGTCGCGGCGCTCCACGGACCCCAGCAGCGGCAGCAGGCGGTGCAGGCGGCCCACCGGCACGCGGTAGCCGCCGGCGCCGCGCTCGCCGAACACCCGCAGCACGCGCAGCGTGGCCGGGGGGGCGCCGAGGCCCACGAAGGCCACCACGCCGTCGGCTTCGAGCCAGGCGAGCTTGCCGCGGCAGGCCTCGCGCTTCTTGGCGAGGGCCTCGCGCGCCACCTGGCGCGTGAACGCCACCTCGCGCGCCTCGGGCTCCAGGTGCGCGAGCAGCTCCTCCCGGGGGATGCCGCACTGCCGGGGGTAGAGCAGCAGCAGCGCCGCGGCCCCCTGCACGTCGCCGGACGCGGCGAGGTGGAAGCCGAGCCCGAAGTCGGAGTTGCTGAACCCGGCTTCGTCCCGCTGGAGCGGATCCATGGCCTGCCGCAGCGCGAGGGTCAGGGTGGTCTGAAGGATGGGATTCATGGCGCCCTCCATCATGCCGCGAGCGCGGACTTGAGCCAGGCTTTTTGCCGCCCGATGCCCAGGCCCGCCATCGGCACCTCGATCGCGTGCCCCTCCGCGGCAGCCGCGGCGGACAGCGCCGCGCGGTAGTGCTCGCCCGCCAGGAACACCAGCGAGCCGGGCGCCACGAACGCCTGGCCCAGCACCGCCCACACCCGGGCGGCCCAGGCGCGCCGCTCGGCGGGCGACATCGCGTTCAGGGTCGTGTTGTAGGGCGCGAGCACCTGCCGGGGCGCCACCAGGCCGTGCTCGGCGCTCAGGATGAACCAGGCGTCCGCGCGGCCGGCGGCGACCTCGCGCTCGGCCCAGGCGCGCGACTTGGTGAACAGGTCGCTCGTGTACAGCTCGGCCGCGGGCGCGGCGTGCTCCACCTTGCTGGCCGCACAGGCCACGAGAACGATGCGCATCGGGGGGTCCTTTCGGGGTCGGGGGTGAGGGTGTCCGCCTGCCCCTATCCGCGGCCCGCCGGGTTTATGCGCCGGGCTCAGACCGCCAGGAAGTCCCAAGCGAGCTGGCCGCCCTCGGTCACGACGACCGCGGGGGCGAAGCGCGCGCGGAAGGCGCGGTTGGTGGCCGCGTCCGCCGCGGTCCACGCGAACGCGGGCGCCACCGCCGCCCCGCGGGCCACCTCGTCCGCCACGAACTCGGCCATCAGGCCGAGGTCGATTTCCTCGCCGTCGCCGTAGCCGTGGCGTGCCACCAGGTCCAGGATCGCCCCGTCGATCGCCTTGGCGGCCGTCGGCAGGAACGCCCCGGCGCCGCCGGCCGCCTTGCGGGTCATCCCGAAGGCGCCCACCGCGCGCAGGGTCGCGTCCGACAGGTCGGCGCCGCCGCCGCAGGCCACCTCGGCCGTCGGGCGGTGCCGCAGGTAGTCGGCCGTCGAGAGGCCCTTGGCGACGTAGGCGTTGGCCGCGAGGCCGCGCCCGCCCTCCGCGTGGCGGTTCTTCGCGAGCTGAAGCCAGCTCGTCGAGTCCGCCGACCGGGCAGGGTAGTGGTCCGCCCACGCCCGGGTGATGCCCAGCAGGTGGAAGTCCACGCCAGGGAAGGCGGCGAACACGGCGTCGAGCCAGGCCTGTGCCTCCGCCTTGCCGGCCTTGGCGCAGCCGCCCAGCGCGATGTACGTGAAGCCCATCGCCAGGTAGGCGCCGATGGTGCCCTGCCAGTCGGCGTCGTGCAGCGTCGCGACGGGCAGCAGGCGCGCCGTGGGGATGCCGGCCGCGCGCATCGCGTCGAGGTTGGCGAAGGTTTCGGCCTTGGCCGCCGCCACCTCGTCCGCCGAGGGCGCGCGGCCCGGGGCGCCGGGGATCACGTCGAGGGCGATCGCGTGGTCGAGCTGCCCGGCGGCGATCGCCTCGCGCACGAAGGCGATGTAGCCCGCGAGGTCCACCGGCTGGCCCTTCGACCAGGCGGTGAACGCGCCGCAATCCAGGATGAGGCCGGCCACCTTGCGGGCCGCGCGGGCCGCGAGCAGGGCGCGCTGGCTCATCGCCTCGCCGTGATACGAGATCAGCACGTGCTTGCCGGCGACGGCGGGCAAGGTGCTGCGGTTCGCTCCGGCGAGGTAAACGGTGCGCATCGGGGGCTCCTGACGGGATGGGGGTGGGCTGTCTGCCCACCCCTATCCGCACCCCGCCGGGTTTATGCGCGGCCCGGGAAGGGGCCCGCGCCGGCCTACAGGCCCTGCTGCGCCGCGCGCATGCGCGCCTTGACCGCGGCCCCGTAGGCGCGGATGGCGGCGATCACCGCTTGCTGCCGCCCGACGGGCACGATGTACCCGAAGTCCTCCAGGCGGGGCGAGCACGCCAGGTTGATCTCCCAGTCGTAGATCGCGGCTCCGTTGAAGTAGAACCGGGCGTACACCGGCCCCTGGTGCAGGGACAGCCCGGGGCACGTGGCGCTTTCGCGCCGCGCGTCGCCGTCGGCGTCCTCGAACCGCCAGGTGATGCCCTTGCCTGTCCCCTTGCAGCGCCGGCAGGGGTCCTGCGATCGCCCGAAGGTGCCGAGGCCCTTGCAGGCGTAGCAGTAGTCGCCGCTGGCCGTGAGCCGGTGTGGAAACGCCATGGTCTGCTCCTTGCCCTGGTAGTCCGGCCTATGGGTTCGGCTTGGGCAGGCTGCCGAGACGCTTGAGGCCAAGCGTGAACTGATACCACCGCAACATCCGCCGCTCCACCACGCAAGCCGCCACGGCCTGCTCGCGTTCCTCGGGGGTGGCGCAGGTGCCGCCCCCGCTCCAGCCCTTGCCCACGCGGCGTTGGCCCCGCTGCCCGATCCGCCATTCCTCCACCAGCCAGCGGTAGTACGTGCCGGGCGCCCGGTCGGGATGGCCCTCGGAGACGGTCACGATGCGGTAGTGCACCCGGAGGGCGACCTCGCACCCCTGGGGGTCCTTGAGCCCCACCTCACGCATTTCGGTGGGGCGCTCAACGTCGTAGCGTTCCTGCTCGTGCTCGTGCACGGTTTCCTCCTGCGCGCCGGGATTGCCCGCCCGGCTCGGGGTGTTTCTGCTCAGGAACTTGTGGGCCGCCCAGGTGCACGGGGCTCATACCCGCCTCAATAGGCCACCAACGGCAGGCCTCGCACGCGCTTGAGGCCCCGGGCGAACTGGTCCGCCCGCAGGCGCCGGCGGTGCACCACGCAGGCCGCCACGGCCTGCTCGCGCTCCTCGGGGGTGGCGCAGGTGCCGCCGCCGCTGAAACCCTTGCCCACGCGGCTGGTGCGCCGCCCGGTGATGCGCACCTCCTCCACCAGCCACCGGAAGTAGGTGCCGGGCGCCCGGCCGCGTTCGCCCTCGGTGACGGTCACGGTGCGGTAGTGCACCCGGAGGGCGACCGCGCGCCCCTGCGGGTCGGTGATCCCGACCTCGCGCACCTCGACACGGGGATCCTCTTGCTGATTGGTCATGGGGGTTCTCCTTCGCGCCGGGATTGCCCGCCCGGCTCGGGGTGTGGGGACTACAGGCCCAGGAAACGCGCCAGGCTGTTCTCGAAGCCATCAGTCTTGCGAGGCTTGCTCGGCGGCTTCGCGGGCGCCTTCTCGCCGTTCTCCTTGGCCTCACGGCAGGCCGGGTGGTACTTCCGGCCGCCACGGCCTACCTGCGAGTAGTCTGCGCCGATTGCCTTGGCGCACCAGGGACACTTGGGCATGGTTTCCTCCTACAGCTTGATGGCCAGCTCGGCCAGGTCGAACGTCGCCACCCACTCCGGGGTGATGGGCGTGGCGATGGGCGCCCAGCCCCACAGCCAGCCGGCGATTCGGCGGGCCAGCTCCGGCGTGCCCTCGGGGCCCAGCAGGGCCTCGATGTGGGCAGCGAGGTCGTGCAGCGTCACGATCGTCATGGTGGATTCCTTTCGGGGCGGGGGTGGGGGTGTCTGCCCTCCCCTATCCGCACCCCGGCGGATTTATGCGGGCCCCTCAGAGCCGCGCCTGAATCAGCCCCTTGCACGTCGGGCACGGCACGATGCGCTCGCGGGCGTCCACCGTCACCCAGCCGCGGTGGTGGGGGCACAGCACGTCGCGCCGGCTGTCTGCCACGGGGGCGCCGTCCAGCTCGCGCCGCTCGGAGGCCTGTAGCCCCTCGGGGCCTCGGGCCACGGTGAAGAACTCCCCGAGTCCGCCCACGAGCTTCATGGCTTGGTAGGCGGCGGCCATCAGGGCGTCGAGGCAGTCGTCCGTCTGCACCGGGCCCGCCGTCGGCGCCTCGGCCGCGAGGAAGGCGCCGCGCACGGTTTTCTTGGCGGCGGCCAGCTCGCGGTGCAAGATGCCCATCGACACCTGCGGCCACAGAGCCGGGTCGTCCTGCCAGGCGCCGGTGGCGAGCTGGCGCTCGATGTGCAGCCCCACCTCGGGGGCGAGCGGGTAGAGCGCGAGCAGGCCTTCCGTCACGATGGTCTTGAGGTTGCGGGCGATCGCGTCGTTGTACTGCGCGGTGAAGGCCGTTTTCATGGCCGTGATGCCGGCGTCGTTCAGGTCCTGGATGAGCTGCAAGCTGTCCGCCTGGTCGAACGTCACCTGGTCGAGCGGCACCCGGGCCGCCACCCGCTTGATGAAGGGCAGCAGCTCCCGGCTGAACGCCACCTCGCGATCCCAGGCGCGCACGAGGTCCACCACCACCCGGCGGTCCCGCACATGCGCGAGCACCAGCACCGTGCGGTCGCCCCCCGCGCTGGTGTCCACGTGCGCCACCCGCGGGTAGCGCCGCTGGGCCTGCTTCCACGCCACCTCCTCGTTCGCGTCCCGCAGCGGCTCCAGCGGCATCGGGCCGGGCAGCCCCGTGACGGTCTTGTACGTCTCCTCCATCCCGGGGATGCGCCCCGCGATGGCGGGCAGCAGGTTGCTGGCCCCGCTGTAGAACTGCGCGCCGTACTCCATATCCGCCACGTCGCCGTCGGCGGTGTACTCGGCGGCATAGTCCGCCTTCGACTGGCCGGGGATGGACTCCCATGTCGCCATCTGCACCACGATCGCCTGCGCGAGGGTGCCGGCCTCCGCCTGCGAGTACAGCTCGTAGAGCACGCCGTCGGCCTCGGCCGGGCTGCTGACCACCACCACGAGCCCCTGCCCGCGCGCGCGGGTCTTGACCGCCTTGCGAATGGCGTCATACAGCTTGCGGTCGCTCCGCGGCCCCTGCGTCTTGTCCGCGAACGCGATCTCGTCGTGCACGTACACCACCGTGTCACGGCCGCGGCTGGAGCGGCTGTTGGAGCTGGTTTTCTCGACGTACAGGTGCGGCTCGAACTTGATGAGCCCGGCGCCGGGCGGCTCGTGGCGCCCGGCGAACCAGGGCGTGCGCTCCAGGATGGTGCGGAACGAATCGAAGAACTCGCCCGCCTGCACCGCGCTGGTCGCGACGTTCTGCACGCGCAGCGGCTTCACGGGCGCCAGGCCGAACATCCCGTGCGGGCTCGCGCTCGACAGGATCCGGTAGGTCGCCCAGGCGGAGATGCCCGCGCTGAGGTAGGTGGTCTTGGAGCTGCCGCGGCCCATGATGAACACCAGCGTCAGGGGTTCAGAGCCGCGGTTGCCGGGCTGGTAGGTCGAGAGCACCCGCGCGTACTGGTTGTGGCCGGCGAGCAGGTAGGCCCAGTCCGCCACCTCGTCGTACACGTAGGCCCCGAGGGCCGCGTCGAAGGCCACCGCGTGGTCGTGTAGCCGGGCCAGCCGGGTGGACACCTCGGGGTCGTCCTCCGTATCGACGGCGTGCGCCCCGACGAGGGGCACCAGGGCGAGCCCCTCGTCCAGCTCGCGCCCGTGGATGGCGTTGTCGGCCACCTTGAGCAGCAGCCGCTGGCGCGGGCGCAGGGGCAAGTCCGCCCAGCCCGCATCCTCCATGAACGTGGGAAGCGGCACCACCTCGCCGCGGAGGTCCGACCCGGCGGAGAGGCGGGCGTAAAGCTCGGCATAGGCCTCGGACGAGCCCCAGCCGGCGGGGCCCTTGGGGTAACGGGACTTCATCGCGCCGCCTGCTGGCACATCGGCGTGAGGGCCACCAGGATGGCGTGGCAGTCGTCCGCGTGGATGACCGTCACCCCGTGCCGCTCGATCGCCCGCAGCACGGCCGTGAACACCGACGCCGGCACCCGGGTGGATTCGCCCGTCCGCTCATGGGCGGCCACCTGGCCGTCGTACCCGGGCGCGAACAGGGGCGACAGCACCGCAATCAGGCGGTTGAGGTCGTCACAGTCGCAGGTTTCCACCCCTGCGCGCTTGAACGCCTTGCCGATGCCCGCGAGGGCCTCCAGGGGCACGCCCATCACTCCCTCCTCTTTGCGTTGCGCACAGTCCGCGCCGCACGCCCCTGGGGCGGCGGGCCCACCGACTCGACAGGCTCGGCGCTGCCGCCCACCAGCACGTCGGGTGGCAGGGGCTTGCGCTTCTCGCGCGCCTCCTGGCTCAGGGGCTGCGGGGCGGCGTGCATCGTTGCGCGGAAGTCTGTCTCCCACCAGCTTTCTAGCGGGCCGTCATAGTTGACCGTCGGGAAGTCCC